AAAAGGGGTGCTTCTTTGGAATTAGATACATATTTCTCTAATGGATGGTTGACGGGTGTCTCAGAAAAACATCGTAAAAGTAGGTCTAATAGGAAGGGAAGTTGCAATGGAAAAAACAAAATCTTCAAAGAAGATGTCATTAAATATGTTTCACCCGAGGATCTACCCAAGTATTTAGAGGAAGGCTGGCGAAATGGTACCCCTACAAAAGTTAGTGCAAGTATTAGTACTACTCTCAAAGGGAACACTCCTTGGAACAAAGGTTTGACTGCTGATACAGATGAGAGGGTAAAAGACTATTCTCAGAAAAGCAGTTAGACAAAAATAAAAAGATATGGATCAGCTTTTCCGAATAACAACATGGATGAAAATCACAAAAAGAAAATAAGTGAGGCTAAAAAGGGAAAGCCTAATTTTCATCTCTTTGGAAAGAAAAGACCTAAAGAAGTTGGCGAGAAGATTTCAGCCAAAAAGAAAGGTCATGAAGTCTCACAGGAAACAAGACAAAAATTGCGAGAAAAGAATTTAGGTAAAAAACTTTCACCAGAAAAACTTCAGATAAAACTTACAAAAGAGTACATTACAAAAAAGAAAAATAACTCTTTCAATAGTTCTGAAACTGAGAAGTAGTTTTATGAAAATCTCTTGAAAGAAAACACAAATAAGACTATTTACAGACAATATAAAGATGAAAGGTACCCCTTCTATTGCGACTTTTACATAAAAGAAGATGATTTATTTATTGAATTAAATGCACATTGGTCACATGGTGGAAGACCTTATGACCCTCACGATGAAGATTGTGTAAAAAAACTTCTTGAATGGCAAGAAAAAGCAAAAACCTCAAAGTTTTATGAAAATGCTATTCAAACATGGACAGTAAGAGATGTTCAAAAAAGAAAATGTGCAGAAGAAAATCATCTAAATTACAAGGCTATTTATCAAGAATGTTTATGATTAACAAAAACTGGTTGCATATCTCAACTACACTGCTGGCTCTCACAAGGGTGGCGTCAAGCGTGGTGATTTCCTTAACGGCCCATGGTCCCTTGGCCAGATGACAGAGGATCGTCAGGCTTACACAAGCTCGTATGTTGTTGAGACCCTTTCTGCTTCTGGTAATTCTACTGAGTCAGTCACCCTTATGTGGACTCCTCTCATTGGTTCTATCAAGGTTAAGCAAAATGGTCAAATGCTTGTTGAAGGCACAGACTTCACAGTTGCTTATGGCACAGCCAATACTGCTGTTGACAAGCGCTTCACAGCCAATACTGTTGGTTCTGCTTCAGATTCCAACCTTGGCACAACCCATCAGGCTTCCGATCGCGTTTTCGGTAATTCAGCTCTTGACATTGCTCCAAACAACAAGCCAGCCAACGGTGTTTCACCAGCTGTTTCTGGCACAATCACAATTACTTTCACATCTGCCCCAACTGCAGGTGACAGCATTGCTATCGGCTATCAGTATGATAATGTTGTTATTCCTCAGAATGACATTCCACAACTCAATGCAGAGATGGCAGAAGTTACTTTAACTGCTCATGCTCGTCGCATTGCTATCTATTACAGCCAGATTGCTAACTTCCAAGCAAAGACCGATTATGGTTTCGATCTTGGTGACAACCTTGCAAAGCAAGCCATTGGCGAACTTCAGTATGAAATTGACTCAGAAGTTGTTGCTGGTCTTTTCGCAGCTGTCGACCCAGCTACCATTTCTGCTCACCAATGGTCAAAGACTCCTGGTGTTGGTGTCTCGCTTGTTGAGCATTATCAGGGCTTTGCAAAAGTTTTCGATGAACTTGCAACTGATGTTTATCTTAAGACTCAGAAGTTCACTCCTAACTATATGGTTTGTGCTCGTGACGTCATTACAGTCCTTTCATTCCTTAATGGCTGGCAGGCTGCTCCTCTCGGCACAATCAATGGTCCTTACTACGCTGGTTCATTCAACGGCGTTAAGGTTTATGTCAGCCCAATGATGGCTCCTGGTATGTTCTTTGTCGGCGTCAACGGCTCCGATATGCTTACCTCTGCTGCTGTCTATGGCGTCTACATGCCAATCGTCCCAACACAGCTTCTCGGCTTTGCCGATGGTGCTATGAGCCAGGGCTTCTCAACTCTTTACGACTTCCAGATCCTTTCAAAGGATGAGAATGGCTACTCACCACTCCTTGCTGGTGGTAAGATTGTTGCTTAATTTTTAAGTAACTGAATAAGTGAGGGGGCTTCAAAACCCCCTCACGATTTCTAAAATTGGAGATGAAATGGCTTACACACCTACTGTATGGGAAACTGGGGACACAATCACCGCAGTAAAATTGAATAAAGAAGAACAGGGTATCGCAGATGCCACACCTATTATTTGTCAGGTTGAGTTTAATGACGCCCGAACAGGGGCAACTATAGACACCGCATATTCTGTAATTAAGGCCGCTTTTCTTGCAGGTAAAAATATCTTGTTTCAGGAGTTTAATGCGGACGATGGCGTATATCAGAATATGGTATTAAATTCTATTGCTGATGCTGTTGACGATTATCCCAATATGGTCAGTCTTTATGGAAGAGGCTCAGCAGTATACCCGCAGGTGTATGATTTTTATGAAGTAAATGGTGTGCTGACATACAGCAGGGTAGCGTGACCTGACAATGAAACGATGATTTATGAACCATAAGGAAATAAGAAATGAATCTTGGTGATTATGTAAAATATACAGACGATGATGGTAATGAGCTTTTAGCTCAAATTCAAGCCAAACTTACAGATGGCCAATTAGTTATTTCTCTTGCTGGTGGAACTACCCTTAAGGTTGACAGCAAAGAGGTTGACGACGATTTAAGCTGTTAATAATTTTGAAAACATTTGTGTCTAACACAGTTTAACATAAAAATAACTCTCCTGGGCGCAGACGAAAATCCACTCAGGGGAGTGATTGTTGTTTATAAATAATAATTGGAATGGGATTATATGTCTAGATTTAAATCCGCACAAGAACGATGGGATTATGAAAAAACTGTAGGCAAACAAAGAAGGTTAGCCAGATATAGACAATTAGCTCGATTAAACGACGATAGTTCTATTGATACTATTGATGAACAAATCTTTAACAGAATTTGTGTGGAATCTAATTGTAACCCTCATATGTTTAGAGCAGAACTCTTAAATGAGGATGCTGAGTACTGGTCAAAGGAGCTTATTGATCTATGAAATTTAAAAAATATCTTGAAGAGGAAACTCTTGGTCAAGCAATAGACAATGCTGACTCTAAGCAAGAAGAAAAAAATTTAGAAAAAGCAGAGCAAGTTTTAGGCCCAAGAACAGAAGTTGAAGATGAAACTGGTGATATGGAAATAGCTTTAACAAAAGCGCTTAAACAAGCTCTTCGTGCTAAGAAGCATGGGACTCAGAACTGGGTCAATGTTTTGTTTATTGGTCTTGCTGGTGTTGCTAAAACTGGTAGAATTATGTATTGGTGCAAACAGCATGGTGTCAACCTTGTCACAAAATCGGCTGCTTCTATGGATGCTGGTGATGTAGGCGGAGCATTAGCTCCAGATATGAAGACTATGAGGGCTGTTAAACTCGGTACCAGTGAGATGGATGAGCTTGATGAGAAACCCTCAATTCTTTTCCTTGATGAGCTTAACCGCGCTCACAAAGATGTTCGTGGTACACTTTTAACACTTATTCAAAACCATACTATTCCAGATCCTTCTTCACCTGGTAGTCAAAGATATCTTAGAAATTTCTTGTTCACAGTTGCAGCTATTAACCCAAGTGATTCTGACCTTCAAACAATGTCGAGAAAATTTGGTTGGGATTACAACCCAGAAGATGGTGAGTCGTTTGAGGTTAATACACTTGATGATGCTGAACGGTCTAGATTTATTTCTAAGTATGTTAATGCTTCACCAATGGAAACTTATAAGTATCTCAAGAGAACCTATGAAGGTATGCTTGAGGATGCTAAAGATGATGGTGACCAAGAAGAGATTACAGAATATACTAATAAGTTGAATCTTGCAAAACAGATTCTTCTTAACAGAAAATTCTCTTTTGACTCACCAGCAGATATTAGAGATAGTAAAGAATCTGGCAATGGTCTCATTCTTAATGCAAGAACTTTTGAAATGTGTTTGAATAACAGTGACGGCACAAAAGAAGATTTCTTGGATGTTTGGGATTCTGCTTGCAACTCCACAAGAAAACAAGAAATTGAAGATATGCTTACAAACTATAAGGATATTGACAACAAAGCAAATTCCGTTTTAAGTCGTGGGACAGATTCTAAGGTCATCAAAAATAAGATGAGTGACCTTATTTCTCAAGGAATATTTGACGAAGAATAATTAAGGATGTGTAATGGCTAATCCTACACCTAAAGAAAAGAAAGCAAAAAGAATACTTCTCAGATTGCTTCGTCAGCAAGGATACAAAACTTATGCTGATTTGTTTGAATTATTTGATTTGCATATAACTTCTGACCCAGATGCTCCTGCACCTGCATGGATGGAACCAGGTAATGGTGTTATTGTTTTACACTCCACCCTCAACATGGATCAAATTTCAACTGTTATAAGGCATGAGATTCTTCACGAATATCTTCAACATTCCACAAGACTTTTGAAGAAATTAAACGCCCCTTCTTTGGACTTACAAGATTATTTCAAAAGTGGTGCTGACAGTCCTTCTGAAGTTACTATACAAGATCTAATTGATATTGGTTATGACTCATAGATGGCTAATTATGCTGCTGACTACGAGATTTCAAATTTAGCATACACAGAAGAAGATAAAGACATTGTAAGAAATATTCAGTTTAATGGTAAAGTTGGTAAAGGTTTAGTTACCGAAGACCAGCATCCTGATTGGGTAGATCTTACAATGGAAGAAATGTATGATAAACTCATGGAATAGATGAAGAAGGACAGGGAAGAGTTCAAGCAGAAAATGGCAGAGGATGAAGCCAAAAAGCATAAAAATCAAGAACCTGAAACTGCCCATCCTGATAAAGAAGATCAGGATGAAGAAGGTGGTAATAACCCACTTTATAATGATGATACCTATGATGAGATATGGGTATACGGTAGGTTTGACCCAGAAACAGGTCAGTTCTTTGATGATGACGATGAGGTCGTGAATTACGAGGACACTTATGCCAAACTTTGAAGATACATTCAATTCATTAATGAACATTGATGAAGGGTATTTAGGAAAAACTTATACATATTGTGATAGGAAAACCGGAGATATTTATAAAAGAAATCCGGATGGATCTTATAAGTTAGTTGGCAACATTCACAAATCGGATGAAAAAAAGTCAGGTGGTGAGGGGCCAGGTCCTTAGGTCCCTCAACCAAAACCAAATGTAATAAATCCTCCAAAACAAGATCCTCAAAAGTAGTAGGATAAAAACCAAGGTGGTCAAGGAGATCCTGGTCAAGATCCTCAAAAAGATGAGGAGCAGAAAAAAGACCAGCAACCGCAAGATCCACAAAAACAAGACGAAAAAGAAGATAAAGATAAACAAAATAAAGATTTGTCTAAAAAAGAAGATCCTTCTGAGGATGATAATAAAAATGACCAACAGAAGAAAGATTCTTAGGACAAAGAAAATAAGTCAAAACAAGATGGATCTAAAGATGGTCAAAATAAATCTTCTTCAGGCGGAGATAATCAATTTGTTCGTGGCAGATTGATTGATGCAACTACTTTTGTTAAAGATAACGGTGAAGTTATAAAATTATGATTTATATAAGCGAAGCAATAGAAAAATTAAATACTCTTACTGAAGATGCTTCGTCAGATATGTATTATTTTGATGAAACAACTTCAAAAGTATATCAAATTAAAGATGGTATGTTTGTTGAAGTTGAGCCACCAAAATCTTCTTCTGGAAATTCTGACCAAGATAAAAGTTCTTCAACAAAATCTTCCGGCAACCCTTCAATTAATGACATAATGAATTCTGTGAGCCCTCATAGGCAAATAGAAGATTTGCTTCGCGAAATTGAAGATGTAAAGGATAGAATAAATCATCTTGACAACCCAAATGCAGCTGAATCTACTGCAGACATTAATGATATTACTGATTAGATAGTAAATTCAGCATAGGATTTGGATAAAGAAATAGATAAACTTAAAAAAGAGCTTGATGAATTAAAGCAAAAGTATTACAGCAAAGGCGGAAGTTTCCAAGACGAAATAGAAGAAAAAGAAGAAAGACTCAAGGAAATAGAAGATGTACTTCATTCAACAGAAAAAGCTGATGAAGTAATGAGAGAAACTGAGCAAAGAGTTTACGAAAGAAATCAAGAAAAACTCCGCGGTGAAAGAGAAGCAAAAAGAAAAGAAAAATACGCTCAAATGTCTGATGCAGATGTTTTGAACCTTATAAAGGTATCCCTTTCTCATACTCTTAAGCAAGAAATCATTGAAACAAAAGAGGATTCTTGGTCTAAATTCAATAAAAAAGCTTATGGTGCTGGACTTCTCAGGCCCGGTCAAAGAAAAGAAGAAAAAGCTGAACTTCCATCATTAAATGTATATTATGATAGATCTGGCTCATGGGGTCCTGCAGAGACCCAATTTGGTGATAATGCAATAAATTCTATTGCTTATCTAGCTAAAAAGGGTAAATTGAAATTAAGAATTTTCTATTTCAACGATACAATACATAACACAGACCCAGGTCGCGGTTATGGAGGAACTCCTGCAGAGCCGGTCTTCAAACATATAAGAGATACCAAACCTGATAATGTGTTCATTATGACTGATAGTGATTTTGACCACCAAGGTGGTGCTGACCAACCTAACACAACTGTTCCTGGAGCAGTTTGGATGGTGTTTAAAGGCGACATATCAGAAACATTGCAGGAAAAACTTCACGGAAAGAAATTTACAAAATCATTCTTTATAAAATAAGGACTATTATGGCTCTTAATGAATTTTCAAAATCATTTTTTATGAAACCAAGAATTCAAGAATACATAAATGGGAGTGAGTATAAGAAAGTATATGATGCTGCACCAGATGCGAAGAAATCTATTGTGCTGTGCGATCTGTATAATCTTATGGAAAAACATTTCCAAGAAAATATTCTTTCAGATTTTAGTTTCTTACCTGATGATATGTTTTCAGGCACTGAAATTAAAACAATTACAATTCCTTCTTCAATAAAGTATATTGGAAAAAATTGTTTCAAAAATTGTCAGAAATTATTGGAAGTTGATATTTAGGCCCCAATAACTGAAATTCCTAATTCTTGCTTTTAGGATTGCGGTTCACTTCAACAAGTTGTTTTGCCAGACACTGTTGATAAAATTGGAAGAAATGCTTTTTCTGGTGTTTATCCACAGATTAAAATTATTAGCAATAAAACAGGAAGAAAGATAATGGTCAATCAGCAAGATATTCCTTTCTTCAAAGACCATTTTGTTCAGCCTCAGGAGTGACATATGCAAAGATTAGATGAAGCAATAGAAAATTTGAAATTAAATGAGGCTTTTTCCGATTCTATGCCTGATTGGTTGAGAAGAAGAATGCAGAAAGATTCAATGAAACCAGTGAAATTCTACAATAAATTTGGTTCTGACCCTTCTTCTTTTAATCTTAAAAACCATGAGTTCCCTGCTAGGTATCAAGGTGAAACCAACCTTGCAAGACTTTTCCTTAAGAATGGATATGACTTGTCAAAGATGAATGTTATTTCTGCCCCTGTTCCTGATAGCATGGACAATGACATTTCAGAAGATCCAATGAACCTTGTTATTTATCATATTGTTACACCAGAAGATGACAAAATTTATGTCCCTGGTCTTAACGATGATGAAAGATATACTACAGAAGCTGACAAGCAAAGTGCATTTAAGTACCTTAACAATACAAGTTTTAAGAAATATGTTAAAGATTTTGCATATGTAAGACTTGATGATGATTCCACTCATGTATCTGATGAGGTTCAAGCTAACAGGATACAGAGAGACCCTGATGCTTACTTTGGAAACACAAGTAATATTACTGGTCGTCTTAAAAGGCAAGATGACTATTCGAGAGTTCTTCACACGAATAACCAAAATGTTAGAATAAGTCCAAAAGAACTCAAGAATAAATGGGGAGCAGATTAGTTTGATAAGTCTGGTTATTATCGTGGATCAAAAGAAGGTATTTTAAGTTCTGTCCTTGTTACTAGGTTGGCTGACAAGTTAAGGGAGCTCAGAAAGACAAAGTGGGTTGATTATATTGCTGAAGTTGATAAGTAGTATAAGAAAGCGCAGCAACTTCTTGGGAATTGCATGGAAGAACTTTCTCAAAATTCAATGATTTGGGATGCAGCTTCTCGCGAAGAGTATAGTAAAGTTATGGGAGCAATCAGAGATCTCAAGGAAGGTCAAAGTTATTCAATAAGGGCTGCGGAAAGAGTTAGGCAGCGCCTTGAAGCTGGTGAACAACCTGAAGATTATATGTTTGATGAGTTCCTTAGAAGCTGTGATAGATTGAAGGCCCAGGCAAAAGAAGTAATTAATAACTTTAAACAATATGAATATGCACCTGCAGAATTCATTTGGTAATAAAAATCAAGTACTATTATTTATAGGAGTAAAATAATGTTCGTATATCAAACAAAAGTTGACAGTAAGGATGCTTTAGTTCTTGTTGCTGAAACACAAGATGCAGGCAAGCAGCTTCCAGTTATTGGTGAAGAAGTTCTTGTTGTTTACGAATCTGGTGGCAAACTTGTTTCTGCTTCGGGTACAGTTAAGGCTGACGGAACATTTGAAGCTGCTGATGAGGGTTAATAGGAGTAAAAATGTTTATTTACCAGACAAAGATCAATGGAAAAGATGGTCTTGTCGCCCTTTCTGAAACTCAGGACGCTGGTAAGCAAACCCCAATCTTTGGTCAAGAAGTTTACACTGTATCAGAAGCCAGTGGTGTTCTTGTTCAAAAAGATCTTGTTTTAACAGAGAGTGGTGATACACAAAAGTACACAATTGTGTTTGCTGACTCAGAGGGCGAACCTCTTGAGGTTAAGGAAGTTCCTTACGGCGATACACCTTAGTACACGGGCGAGACACCGACCAAAGCCTCTACGGCACAGTACACTTACACATTCAAAGGCTGGTCTCCCGAAATTGCTGCCGTGACGGAAGATGCGGTCTATACGGCGCAGTTCGATTCTACAGTTAACAAGTACACCGTGACTTGGAAGAACGCAGACGGAACAACCCTCAAGACCGACACAGAAGTTCCTTATGGTGAAACTCCTGTTTACACAGGTGAACAAATTGCAAACTTTAAGGAATGGGATCCAGAAGTTGCCCCTGTTACTGCTGACGCTGTCTACACAGCAGTTGTTGAGGCACCATCTGATTAGAATCCGTAATTATTATCAGAAGACAGGGGGATTAATTTCTCCCTGTCTTATGGAGTTCGTAAATGCAGATGCAAGCATATGTTGACGAAGTAAAACTCCGTCTCACCGGGGGTGTTCTTCAATTAGAAATTGACGATGCCACAATAATGAAAATAATTGATTCTGCATTTAGAGAAGTGCAGAGATATATAGATACTACAATTCTTGAAACTATACCATTTTAGACTTGTATAGATTTAAACCCAAGAAAGATAAAAGCCGTTGTTAGAATATTTAGAGCAGAAGGGTTTACAAGTGAGTCAAATGATGACTCAAGTGTTCAAGATCCTATGCTTGTTTAGCAATGGCAGTTATTAGCTGGAAATGGAAATGTGTTAAGTATGTCTGATTATGCTTTAAATTATGCTGCTTGGAGCACTTCTCTTCAAGTCAGGAATACTTTAAGCACAGATTTAGCATACAGATACGATAGGGTTACCAACAAATTGTATATAAATACAAGTAGTGGTATGCCTACCTCTATAACAATAGAGTATATTCCTAGATATGAAAGTGTAGATCAGATTATTTCTGATTATTGGATAGATATATTGACGAGACTTTCTGTTGCCTTAACAAAGGTGACATTAGGAAGAATTCGTTCTAGGTTTACTCAATCTAGTTCATTATGGACTCAAGATGGAGAACAATTATTAACCGAAGGTAATGAAGAATTAAATGGCCTCAGGGAACATTTAGTAGCAAATACTTAGTTGATTTATCCTGTGGATTAAAGTGATTATAGGAGAAGTTTAAATGGATTTCTTAAATGATGCTTTCAAGAGCTTACAAAGATTGGATGAGGAAGTTTTCGATCTTGAAGCAACTGATACTCAACAAGAACTTAAGGATTTTTTGGATAAAGATAAAACAATTGATACTTTAACTATCATTGATGACGAAGCCGAAACAGAAGATGATATTAAAGATTCTTACATTGGCAAAGTTATTCTTGATTGCAATGTTTGCCATTCTTTGATTTACAAGAATCCTTAGGATGTTGTTATTGAAGATGAAGATGCAAATGTTGAAGATGAGTGTCCTTATTGCTATTCCCAAAAAGGATACAAGATTATTGGGCAAGTGAAGCCTTTTGGTGATGAAGAAGAGGAAGAAGAATCTGAACTTGAGGCTGAAGAGGAAGAAGAAGTCAAAGAAGAAGAGCCAGAATCTTCTGATGAAGAAGAGGTTGAGTTTGAAGAAGAAAAAGAAGAAGTTGAAGAATCTTTAGACGAATCCCTAGAAGAAGGCTGCGATAAAAAAGATGAAATGGATGAGTTCCTTGATTTCGGTTGCGTGAATGCTCAGGACCAAACAATTGGTTTAGGTTTTGGCGGCGGCACAGGCATTAGTGCTGGTGGTGAAGGCGCCCCTGGGTTGAATGTTCCCGGCATTGGTGAAGAAATGGAAGAAGGTACTTGCCCAGAATGTGGTAAAAAACCTTGTGAATGTTCCTCATTAAAGGAATCCATTGTCAAAGGACATACCATTGAAGAATATATGTCAATGTATGGTGACTTATATCGTTCAGGTGACCTTTGGGATTTTGCTGTTTCTGATGTTGAAAGTGGTTCTATTGAAATTGACCCTGACAAGATCTATTGGGAAATTGATGGTAGATACTATGAAACACCAGAAATGGATGCAATGGAAGAAGAGCTCACACCAGAAGAACAGGATCGCATGGATGAGATAACCAGAGACGGTATTGTTCGTGCAAAAGATCGTGAAGAATATAATGAACTTCGCAAGAAAGAAAAAGGCATTGAAGAAGAATGCAAAGAATCCTGTGAAGAAGCTTGCGAGAAAGACTGCAAAGAATCTTGTGAGGAATCTCTTGGTGAATCTTTTGAGAAAGTCGACGTTGAGACTGAAGATCAGCGTCTTATGATGGATTCTGATGAGGATGGTAAAGTTACCATTGTTACAGAACCAAAAGAAGAAGAAGCTGAAGAAGAGGTCATGCCTGATGAAACACTTGGTGCTGTTGACCTGGAAACAAAGGATGAGATTATTTCTGACTCAGAAGAAGAACAAGCTCCTGCTGAAGAAATTCCTGCAGAAGAAGTTCCTGAAGAGGAAGAAAGTTCAGAGGATGAACTTGATATTGATGAATTTGATGAAGAATCTTTTGATGAACTCGGCGAGTCATATTTAAAGAAAGTTTATGAGAATGTTAATTCTTATAAAACAACTTCTGTAAAAGAAACTGACTCCAAACTTTTCATTGAAGGTGTTATCGAGTTTAAGTCAGGTTCCAAAAAGACTACAAATTTTGTTTTTGAGTCAAATGGAATGATAAAAGATAATAAGACCCTCCTTGAAGGATTCAATAAACAAATTGCTCGTGCAAATAAGAGTTTCAAAATGACTTGCAATGTTGAGGGAAATAAACTTGTTTGTGAAAAACTCAACTACAGATATAGGAGCAATAAAAATCTCGTTGAAGGTTATGTGAGGAAATAATATGAAGCTTTCTGAGTCCCTCAATAATTTTGAAAAACAGTTTTACAATTTTACTGATGAGGAAGCTCAAGAAGAATTAAGTTCTGAGCAAAAGAATTTGAAAGAATATCTTCTTTCTAAAGTTTCTCAACTTAATCTCAGAAACTGTAAGACGAAAAATTCCATTTCTTCAGCTTATGAAAAAGCACTGCAAGAAGGAATTGAAAATTTATATCCTGACAAGCATTGGTCTCAAATAACTAACTGCAATATTTATCGTGCATTGTTTGAAACTAACAACAATGTTGAAAATACTGTTAACCGAATAGTCAAAGAATCTGTTTTTGATGGACCTCTTAAAGAAGGAAGACAGCCAAAAGCTTGGAATTCTATGTTTGCAGTAAAGGTTCTCAATGCTTATGACTCGGGTGAATTAACAGACGATAATATTGATGAATGGGAAACAGAATATAATGATGGCAGGAAGCCATATCCACCTTTTCCAACAAGAGATATTTTAAGATACTATAAGCAAGGTCACGACATTAGGAAATCAGCAGACGAATCTCTTGAAGAAGATACTGTCAAGCAAGGTAACCATTGGGTAAACAAAGGCAAAGAAGGCGCCCACGGGGAGTTCAAAACCAAAAAAGCTGCTGATGCTCAAAGAAAAGCAATGTTTGCTAATGGGTATAAAGCAGAGAAGCTTGCAGAAGAAAAATCTTTGACAGAAGGGTATGTTGAAGATCTTAGAGGCTTATTTTTCGATGCAATAGCTGATTATTCTTGGAACAATGGTGACACAAAAGATGTTTCCCCTGAAGAAATAAAACAAGCAATGGACTGGGCTCTTGATAAGTGGGTAGAAGGTTCTTATGATTATGAAGATGATGTTCCTGAGTATGAAGAATCCTTGACAGAAGCTCATAAAGATCTTTCTGAAAAACCTGGTACAATTGCATATGCAATTAGGAAATCAGCTGATTCTTGGGCAAATGCCAAAACAAAAGAAGAAGCAGAAAGCATCCTCCGTCGTGCCCTTAAAGATGAGGGGGTTGATACACCAGCTTCTAGAAATTTTTTGCTTCACATACATAGACAACCTCTCAGTCAGTTAATTAAAACTGCTACCAATTATTGGCTTTCAGGTGCAGATTTAAGCATGAAAAGGGGAGCTGTCGATACAGACAAGAATTTCTATTCCAAGAAAACAGAAGAATTAACAGAGGAATCTAATGAACCATCCGATACTGAAGTTATGAATAGGCTTAAGAATGGCTGGTCATTAGGAAAAGCCCTGGAAATGAACTAATCAAATGGAAACAAATTACGGAGTACTTCTAAACAAAGACATAACATTACATAGAGGATATTTTACCGAAATGACTAGACTCATTGGCATAAATGTTCTCTATAGGGCTCCTCTTCCTGGTAAAAAATATACTTTTTATACGGAAATAGAAGCTAATTATGCCCCACCTAAACTTGTTGGGTGCATTTTTTAGGAGCATCCAGACCAAAAAACAATGAAGAAAATGGGGTGGGATTCTGAATTGCAAGATGGAGAATCTATTATCCATGTTCCTTATGATTTAGAAGGTCTTCAAGTGGGTAGTTTGTTTGTTGTTCCAAGTGGAATAGATTGTGCAAAAGGAAGATTGTTCCGTGTTACAGAGCTTTCCAATATAATGATTTATCCTGCAAGTATCGCTTGTAAAATTGTTCCTCAATATGAGGATGATTATGATAGGTCCATGTTAGATCACTCGACAAATTCTTTCAATCTTCTTGAAGAAGAAGGAATGGGAGACTTAAGATGAAGTTCAAGAAATTGAACGAAGAAAGTAACTACAAAATTTTTGGCTCTGATGGCAGTGTTCTTAAAACTCAAGATCAGATCGATAAAGATGTTGAGGAGCAAAAAGAAGATTAGAATTACAATCAATCCTCAAAGAAAATTATGGACAAAATTTTGTCTAATGAGGATAATGAAGATTATTCCGATGAACAATTAATGTCCGATGTTTCTGATTTGATTGACCTTTGGTAGAAGGGGAGATAAAAATGAATAAGCAACAATTTACAAAATTTTTATCTTCCCTTATATCTAAAAAAGGGATAAGTAGTAAAAGTTTAGATGCCTTTAAATCTGTTTTGAACGGTCACACGGATTAGGATGCTTTCTATACAAAGGTAAAAGATCCAGAAAAACTTAAGTATTATGTCAATCTTATAGATAATGACAGGATACATATTAGAGACGATCAGGATTATGCTCCTTTAAATTCTTCTGATTATTGGGATAGAGATACTTCTTCTTTTGTGTATACTGCTAAGATTCTTCCTGAAGTTAGAGATAGATTTTCTGATACTTATTCAAAAATATACAATGGTGATAACATATTACCAGCTGGATTAGATGAAAAAAGTAGGAAAGAAAAAGATCTTAAAACAATTTGGAATGAAGTTGAAAAAGCAGATCCAAGTAAAAAATATAAGAAAAAAGAAGACAAAACTTCATCTACAAAACAAGAAAAAATTTAGGATTTCTTTGAAGATCCAACAAACAGGGATTAGATAAAGAAAGCTCTTCAAAAATCAGGCTTTGATAACCCTTAGGATTCTCAGGTTAAGGCAATTTCAAAATTTGTTACTGGTGTCCTAAATCAATTATAATGTATATTAATGTATAGGATAAAAAAGAATATACTCAAGATTTTATTAATTACTTGAATAAAAGAATGGTTCTTAAAGGGATGGAATATTTAAACCAAAAAAGAGCCAAACTTGCTTCTGTAAATAATTATCTCAAACAAATTGTTTTTACAGGTATTCGAAAACCAACTGCTGAACAAATTGTTATTTCTGGGTTAAATAATTTTATGTTTAGAAAGGTGGGTGGTAAATTAATCATTTCTATCAATGAGTCTGTTAAGGTTCCCTAGAATGATTCTTTCCTTTTATCCTCTATATGTCAGTTGATTGACCAGGGAAACCTTGAGATAACTCCTTTTCCAGTGTTTACTTATGTACTAAATTATGTGTTAAATAATTTATCACAAATATATCTGGAATATGTTTTAGGAATTCCTATGTAAGGTAAAAAATGTCAGCAAGATATTATGACCAAGCACTAGTTAAAAAATTACAGTACTGGACGTAGAACACACAGGTAAAAATTTACAGTCCTGCAGATACTAGAAAATTATTTGAAGTTATTGCAGATGACACTAATGATAAGCCAGTTAAACTTCCAATCATTTGTGTTAGAAGGTCTGGTGGTTATCAAGTAAAAAATACAAATAGGTAGCCGTTAAGCTATCAAGCAACAACAATTGCTCAGTCAGAAGAAAAGGTTATAACTTTAAATGCTATTCCAATTGAACTTAGATATTAGATAGATATCTATACAAGATATTATGACGAAGCTGATGAATTTGCCAGAAATCTTGTTTTCAATATAATAAATTTTCCGTCTTTGACAGCTATCATTCCTTATTTAGGCGAAGACATAGAGCACAAATCTACTATTCAAATGAGTGAGGAAATAGAAGATAATTCTGATGTTCCAGAAAGATTTGTTCCAGGAAACTTCACCAGATTGTCCATACAATTGGTTGTTCCTAATGCTTATTTATGGGATACAAGAGTGAAAGATACCGTGTCAATCAAAGGTTTTGAGGTTGAAGCTCAAGATGAAGATTACTAGGTAGATGTAGAAGACGATCAGGCAGAAGGTAAAGGAATTATTATTAGAGAAAAGAGTAAATAATTTTAGGAGAAAATTAAATGGCTCAAATTATTATTAGAGAAAAAGACTTAACAGGAAATCCTGCTGCATCGTTATACGATGTTGCATTTGTTCCTGGTTTGCTTGGTGAAAGAATTGATTAGAATAAGGATTCTGAAACCTATAGGCAAGTTATTTCTGGTGGTGAGGGCTGGAAAGATGAGTATTATGGTAAGCCAATGTTCTTCAATTCCGTGTCTGCCTTCCAGCAAGTTATTGGAACAAGACCTGTTAAATTAACTGGCGACGGTATTGCATATAATTATACAAATGAAGGTGGAGTTATCGCTCCAACAACTGCAAGCCCAATTGAAAGTTCTATAGACTATAGAACAACAGTTTCCACTGGTTCTACAAAGAGTGTTTCTGCTCAAGATCTTCAGATTGATGCCGATACATTTATGCAATTCGATGATGGACTTGAGTGTTTTGCCAGCAATTTGGAAGAAGGCGCCCAGATTACTGTTGTGATAGATGAAACTCCTACTACAGCAACTGTTACCTCTGTTACAAATCCTCAAACAGACCCAGACCCACAATTTACAGCAACATTTACACCTGCAATTTCTGGCCCATCTGGTTCCATTTCAGTTTCTGTCGGAGAAGGTTGGGTTGTTGCTTATGCATATGGCGATTCTCAAACAGGTACTGCTTCGTTGTCTGATGTTACTGCATCTGTTTCAGTTGAATTAACTGGCACCTATAAGAAAGCTCATGCTGCTACTGGTCATTTCTTTGCAGCTGGTTCTTTAGACAATGGTTACATTTATGCTAGTGAACTTCTTTCAATGGGTATTCCAGTTTATTATTGTGCAATTTCTGGTACAACTGCTCAAGATGTTTATGATGCTTTAACTGGAACTGGGTCTCAGAAATCAGTTCTTCTTCAATTAGTTGACCGTGGTACTTATAATGTTAAATATATTACTTCGGGTGGTTATCCATCTTATGAGTATAATGACAATAGCTTGGCAAAATTGATGCTTCAAGTTGCTGGTGCTCAGACTGATGATATTCCAACAACTGACGATTATGAAGACGATCCAACAAGTGAAGATCCTAACGGCCGTGGCGATGCAGTTGCATTTATCGACCACTTTGAGATTGATGAGCGTCCTCTTTGGGGTGCAGGATCCATTTTTGAAAAGATTAATTCTAGTGAGCAAAAAGGCGGCTTCATGGGGACACCATTCCTTTCATTTGGTGCCATGTTCACTCCTTATGCAAACTATCAATTGAGCAAAAACTATTTGTGGCGTGAAACAAATAGTGACCCAGATGGAAAAGAAAACAGAGCAAGTACTCATTATTTCCCAGCTTCGTTCGCATATCTTTGCTGCTTAGCAAAACAATTAAGTGCAACAATTCCTTCATATGAAGCTATTGCTGGTGTTGCTCGTGGTTCTGTTTCGAATATTGTTTTTGATACAACTACAAATTCATATCAGGTTTGCACAAAAGAAGTTCTTACAAACTATATTGCAAACCATTACAATTTGAAACCTGAACCAGCTGAAGGTGAGAAATATAAGATTTCCATAAACGGTATTACACAAATTAACCCATATGGGTTGGTTATATATGGTACAAGAACTCTTGCCAAGAAGAGTGATGTTGAAGGCGTTAAAGCAACAGGTATCTTAAATATCAGGAACATGGTTTCGGATATTAAGAAACAAATGTATCAATCGGCTCGTAGATATATGTACGCTGCTAATAATGATGCATTATGGATTAACTTCCGTTCTTCTGTTGTTGGTCTTCTTAATCAGATGCAGCAAGGTTATGGCATTAAATCTTGGTCATTAAAGAAAGACATGGCTAAGTCTACAAAATCTTCTCTCTATGTTCTTTGCAGCATTCAACCTGTTTACCCAGTTGAGAAGTTCGATATTACAATCGAAATCACAGATGAAGATATTGAAGTCAATGAGGCCTAATAGGAGAAAGATAAATGATTAAAATTAACGGAACATTAAGAGATAGTCAAGCTGCTGTTCCATTTGAGAATTCTACAAGGAATATGTGGCATTTGACAAATAATGATTAGGGCCGCGCTCTTTATGAGCCAGCAAGATCTACAGATTTTGAATTGTTTGTCTATGGTCTTTCAGATCTTGCAGATGGCATGAGTGATGAAGAAGCTCAGGAAGTCATTCGTATTGCTGTTGCTTCTGCTCCTGTCCCACATTATTCAATCAATGCTTTAAGACAACGCCGTGGTAATTCTGTCCAGACATTTGCTGGAACACCAGAATTCCCAGAAGGTCGTTTAGAGCTTTATGATTGGATTGGTGTTAATACAAAATCTATTCTTATGGCTTGGCAAAAGAAAGCTGCTAACCTTGAGACTGGTAAGACAGGCATCCTTACAGATTATAAGAAAAATGCAGTTCTCTGTGAATATTCACCAGACGGCCAGATTATTCGTGCCTGGGATATTTATGGCTGTTGGGTTAGTTCTGTAGAAGAACAACCTTTCAACCATGCAGAAAATCAAACAGAACGCCGTATTACAGCTACTTTGCAATATGATATGGCTGTTCCTCGTACAACAGATCTGTAATGTAAATTTGTACTAAAAATGAGGTTGGGCCATCTATTTGGTGGCCCTTCTTCTAAATTTGGATTTTAAATGGAAATTCATAACACTTTAAATCAAAAATTATTTACAGATGATAAACTGAAACCAGAAGTAAGAGACAGAATAAAAGAAATTGTTGATGCTTTTGTGGACGGTTTAGCTATAAAGCCAAAGGTTCTTGACATTCAACTTGTTGGTTCAAATGTTAGTTATAACTACACTCCTTATTCTGATTTGGATGTTCATATTGTAACTAATTTTGAAACAATTTGTCCCGATGTTTCAATTGTGCAGGCATTATACAATGCAGAAAAAGCTCAGTTCAACAAAAATCACGACATAACATTAAAAGGAATTAATGTTGAGTTATATGTTGAGGATGTTGGTGCTGGTACTGCCAGTAATGGTGTTTATTCAGTTTTAGAAGATGATTGGATAAAATACCCACAAAAATTAGGCAGTGTGCCAGAATATGATTTGTCAAGAGAAGTTTCAATTTGGTCTGAAAAGATTAAGAATGCTTTGGAAAATGGTACAAAAGACGAAGTATCTGATTTGATAGACAGACTATACATGGTAAGAAAAAATTCCATTTTAGTTGATGGTGAATACGGAAGAGGGAACCAATTGTTCAAAGAAATAAGAAACATTGGCCTTTTGGATGAATTAAAAGAAAAATCTCATGAGTTATTATCCCATGAATTATCACTTGAGTCTATTGCAGAAAATTATACTGTAGGTCAAATGTTGTACTTAGATTTTTAATGTGTGAGTAAAATGACTATTCTTAATGAAGATAGTAGACAACAACTTATAAATAAATCTAAGTCCGGGGCCGACTATAAAGGTGACAAATCTAAGGGCAGGAACAGATATGCTAGAAGAACTCATAGTAAAATAAGTTCTTCTGTTAAAGAGTATAACCAGATAGATATGAATAAATTTTTCAAGGAAGATACCTTGGATTTTCATATTAAAGTCAATGGTGAAACTTCTGATTATTTAGTTAGAATAAGCTTTAGTGGTCTTTTAGAAAAATTAAGAGATTAGATCTCAAGAAATAATGGAAGATTTGATTTCAGAATTGTTGTTAAAGCCATTATTGATTGTTTTAACCATAATGATGTTTATGTATTCTGTTCTTGTCCTGACTGGCACTATCGTATAGCATATTGGGCTTCTATTAATGATATAATAGTAGGCGACAAAGAAACAAGACCTTCTGATATTACTAATCCGGACGATATTTGGGGACCTGCTTGTAAGCATGTCTGTTTGGTTTTATAGAATATGTCTTGGTGTTACAAAATAGCTGCTGTAATCACTAACTATTGTAATTATATGGAAAGCCATTATAAAAAGGCTTACGCTGGTATTATTTATCCAGCACTTTATGGTAAAGAATATGAAGAACCAGGTAAGGTTTCTGGTGAGGAAGAGATTGGTACTGATACTGGTTTAATAGATATTGCTAACAAGTATGGTGCAGATAGAGGTAAGTTTAAAAAAGGAAACACTTAGGGGGTTAGATTTTCTAAGGCCACAGATGAGCCAATAGAAGATGAAGAATCTTCAGAATAGACTTAATATGTACCCCATCCCATAGCAACATTTTTGAGAGGATTAAATGTCTTATACACCGACTGTATGGCAGACCGGTGATACCATCACTGCAACAAAATTGAACAAGGCAGAACAGGGGATTGCTGGGGCAACAAACCACGCAGTATATAACTTTATGGACTTTGTTTCTGGTGATGACCCTATGCACCCTATCGTAGATTTCGATTCGGCTATGGAATTGTATATGGCTGGTGCAATGTTTTATTTTGAACCAACAAAAGCAGATGGAGTAACGATAGCGTGGTTATATAGGGTAAACCCTGTACAGGAACTTTCAGCGGGAAAGTTTACATTTACATCGATTAGTGTTGATTCCGCAGGTGTAACATAGAGATATTTTTCATTCTCTTCAGACAATGAGTTTGAATTTACTACTACAACCTATCCTGATGATGTGTAACAATTTGTGTGGGATACACCATAAGGTGCGCCCCATGAAAGGAAAAAGGCATGAATGTACCATTTTCTTTTGATGAAATAAATACTGTGGCGGGCAGAGATGAATAAAAACAATGGATATCCCGTTCAACTATCAGGAGTAACTATCAAAGAAAACTAATGATTGATATTTTAAGATAGATAGATGACATTCTTTGGCATTGTATATAATTACAAAATACAAATGAGGAGAATTAGATGGATTATATTATTGGTGAAGAATACACTCTCCCTTCTTTGGGAAAGGTGTATGATAAAGAGGTTAATCCTCATATAAAGTTGCGCTCTATGACGACTAACGAGGAGATGAAGAGACTATCTCCTTCAGATAGAGCGTACAAAAACATGGCAGAAATTTTAGATGATTGTTTAGTAGATAATATTGGCATTCCCTCTTATGATTTGTGCATAGGGGATTTCCAATTTTTAATGCATAAGTTGAGAGTGGTTACTTATGGTCCAGAATACAGTTTGGATTGTAAGTGTCCTTATTGCTTTTCTACAACACAAGAAACAATCAATCTAGATGATATACCAGTTAATCAGTATAAAGATAAAATTTCTGATTATCTCGAGTTTGATCTGCCAAAAACTAAAAAGCATATTAGGTTAAGAATGCAGACGCCTCGGATATTGGACGATGTTTCTCAGAATGTAAAAGATTTTAAGAAACGGAATCCATCATTTACTGGAGACCCTGCATTTTTATTTACTTTAAAAGCGCTTATAAAAGAAATAGATGAGCAAAAGCCAGATCCAATAACAATTGAACCATGGATTAGAAGTCTTCCTATGGCAGATGCAAATTATTTAATAAAGAAAGCCGGAAAGTTAGTTGATAGCATTGGGTTAGAACTTAATATGGAAATAACTTGTCCTGTTTGTGGGTTAACCTATAAAACTCCCTTTCGTATCACTTCGGAATTTTATGGACCCGAAATTGACTGAGGATGGTCAACTTTATGGGCCTGTAAGGTTCAAAAATATAGTTAAAGAAAGATATTTTATTTCAAAAAAGTGTAATACTTCTTATATTGATGTTGGTTATATGACTCCTCTTGAAAGGAAGTATGTTATTGAGTTCATCCTGGATGAGATAGAGAAAGAACAAAAGAAGTTAGAAGAAGTTAAAAAACAATCAAGGTAATAAATTATGGCAACACAAAGCAACAACTTAAATCAAGAGATGCTAAGTCAAACTGCTATTTGGCAACAAGCACTTAAATATGCTGAAAAACTTGCAGAAGAAACTGATGAAGCATCAAAGGCTGTAAGTAGGTTTGCTAAAAGCTATAGTGACCTTAACAAGGGTCAGCAAGAATTTATAACCAAATATACTTAGGCTCATCAAAAGCTCATGGCTCAGTATGAGGCAGAAGGCAGGTCCCTCGAAGGTTAGAAAAAGCTTGGTGAAGAATTAGCCAAGTTAATGGAAACTAGAGAGAGAAATCAAATGCAGTTCATTTAGCAATATGGGACTGCAGAAGAAAAAGCTGCCGAAAGAAAACAACAAGCAGAAGATAGATACCAACAACTTCTCAAAAACAGAGAAGATATAATGAATGAGTATGCACAAGCAGAAGTTGAAGAAAACTAGCTTGGCATTCTTGAAGCTAGAAAAAAGCTGGAGCAATAGAGTAAAAATGAAAAAGCTGCTTTGGCTGAAAAGAAAAAATTAGATAAAGAGTATTGGATCTATGCTCAAAATAGTGCTTCTGAAGCTGAAAAAATAATTCATGCTGAAAGACTTAAGAGTGAAATTTCCGAATTAAGAAGAAAAAAGAAATTATCATCAGAAGAAAAATCAGCATTAAAAGAAAAACAAAAAGCTTTAGCAGAATATCAAAGATCATTAGGAGATGAACAGGCTGAGGAGAAAAAAGCCGCCGGTGAACGGGGTGCCTATTCAAATAGGGTAGGTTCTTCTAAGACCAGTTATATTGGAAATGTCGGTGTAACTTATGCTCATGGGAGCGCAGGTGAAGACATTAAAAATGCAATCTCTGATGGATTTAAAGAGCTTGGAAAGAAATTAAACGGGGTTGTTGACAACGCTGTAAAATTAGTTTCTGAATATCAGCAAAAAATTAATTTCAGATTAGAAACTGTTGGAACAGATTTTGATGAGATTTTTGGTGATGTTAAGCGTATAGTTGGAAATTCTGGTGCTGTTCAACAACAAAAGGTAATAGAAAAAATTGGTGAAGCAGTTGATAAAGGTATTGCCTATAATGTTGAACAAAGGGCTTTCTTAGAAACTATTGGCAAAAACATTTAGTCAACATTTGAAGCATTTGATTCCAATTTAATGAGAATCATTCGTATTCAACAGCAAGATTCCACTGCTTCAAGATTAGGTATGGAAAAAGCATTAAATGATATGCTTAATTCATACTATAAGGATACCTCGTATTTAACACAAACATTTGATGAAGTTTCTTCTGCATTATTTGAGATGACTGCCAATCAATCAAGAAACTAGGCAGTTGAGACTGAATTTGTTGTTCAGAAATGGTTAGGAAGCTTGTATTCCTTGGGTGCTAGTTCAAATGCAGTTCAACAAATTGCTACAGGGTTAGGATATTTGGGTTCTGGTAATGTTCAAGCACTTGCTGGTAATACAGGTCTTCAAAACTTGTTGGCTCTTTCTGCTTCAAGGGCTGGTAAAGATTACGCAGAACTTTTAACCTCAGGGTTAGATGCTTCTGATATTAATGATTTGATGAAAGCAATGGTTGAGTACCTTGCTGAAATTGCAGATTCAACTTCTCAAAATAAAGTTGTCACTTCTGCATATGGTAACATATTCGGGTTGTCTTTATCAGACATAAGATCTTTCCAAAATTTATCTTCTTCTGTATCGGACATTTATAGCGAATCTATGGATTACGCTTCTTCCCTTAACTATTTGTAGAATAGTTTAAATAACTATACCAAATATATGGGAACTGCTCAGTATATGTCTAATATGTGGGAAAACATTACTCTTGGAACAGGAATGATGTATTCCAACGGTGTTGGATATTTATTATATAAGGCTGTTGATTTACTTGATAATTTAACAAATGGTGGCCCAAACATTGATTTGAGCTATTGGGGAATTGGTACCGATTTCCATTTGTTTGATTTAATTAAATCTGGCATGTTCGGTGTTGGGTTAATAGGTTCTCTTATTTCTGGTGGAATAGCTAATGACGAAGCATTGAATCTTCAAAATTGGGGATATGAAGATGTTGTAAGCCGTGGGACTGGTTTTGGCCTCAAAGCAACAAGTGGTACCTCATTCAGTCAAAATGTTGGTAATGCCAGTTCAAGTGATGTTACTTCTTAGACATTGCAAGAAGGTACAGAAACTGCATCTACTGTTGAGGCTGCTTCAGGAACAGAACAGAAAAAAGACATAGATGATTTGTATGAGGCTATGGTCAACCCAGGCGATAAAGGTCAATTATCTAATGTTTCTCAAACTGTTGTTTCTATGGACCAAAAACTTCAGAAAGCAATGGAACTTCTCGATGAAATTTCTTCTGTTGGTTCAAGAAAATCAGTTAACATAAATATTTAGAAAATAGCTGGCAAAGATGTTGGCACAGGAAGTGACGTCCCGTTATTGACCTCCCCGAGTGTTGATTGGGAAAAACTTATTGTGGCTGCTTCTGTACTCATCAAATATGGTGCTCAAATGAATGGGTTTGGTGGACAAGCCATTCAACAAATTGCAAATGCAGACACCGAGGAAAATGCAAGAACTCTTCAGGAATTCTTAGATCTTATGGTCCCAATTCTTGAAAGTGATACTGGGGTTCCAGTTAGACTTGAGTCTGTTGATAGTATGACTAACCTAATGACTGATTTAACAAAAAGGTAATTAAATGTTAAGAGAATATTTTAACAAAACTGTTGAAACAACTTTTTTGAAAGCTTTGCTTTCAGCAGTTTAGCTTCCAAAATATAAACTTGTTAAGGATGGGGACCTTGTTTTTAAGGATTACTTTTATATTTACAAAGAAAAAGTAATTAAATGCAATAAAACTGGAAACCTTCCGGATACAGACTACGAAATTTTGGGGCACTATTATTTTTGTGATATGGACCAAAATGTAGAGTTTAAAGAGTTTATTAGGGCATCATACTACTCAACAGAACTTCATAAAAGAATTGGTGAATATTTAAGATGCGTCAGAGAACTATATGACATTGACTTAATGGGAATGTATAACTGTTTTTCATATGAGTTATTTAATGATTTACATATAGCATTTGATGGTAGAACTAATGTGAAACGGAACAGAATTTTTGTTGGGCAGGATAAAACAAAAAAAATTCTAGCTGTTCCAATAAAATTTAATCAAATTTATTCTGTTGCCCTAACAAGCAACCAACCTGTATACGCTTCTCCTGTTTTGAAGTTGCCAAATGGCATTAAATCTCTTCAACAACTCAGCCTTAATTCATATTCAAGTAATTTAGGTGTTAAGTTGTTAGATTCCATGCAATTTAATCAATTAAAAACATTCTCCGTGGATTTAACTGAAAATTAGGGGGATTTTTACAAGTATGAAAAGTACCTCTACATGATTTTCTAGGTTTCTGCTGAGAATAATTCTTCTTTTGTAGTGTTAGAGGGTGATTTTACTACAAGCAATTCTCCTACAATTGTAAGCACTTCTGATGCTGATGAAGAACAAGTTTCACTTTTTTATAGGCCTAAATTGTTGGAAATGAATGATGGTGCTTCATATGCATACAGTAACTCTTTAATCCCTTATCTTTTGCACAATGTAATAACAAATAAAGATATTATTGGTGAAAACATAAGTTACGCTAAAGAACTCATTGGGATCTCCGATACAGTTAATTATTGGAATAACAATATTAAGTACCTTGCTTTTGTCAATTTTGTTCTTCCTTCTGTTGAAAAAGAAGGGGATTATAGTCAACAATTGATGAAGAATATCAGAAAAGATTGTTTTGATGTAACAGGGTTTATTGATAAATAGATCGAGGAATATCTAAATGCAAAGACCTTATGAGAATTATGCTTAGTCATTAGGATTTAATACTTCAAATCCTTTGACTCAGATATATACTCCCATAACAAACTATATATATTTATATCATACGGAAACTTTGATAAAGCTTCCTAACTGGCCAGAAAATATACAGGATAGTAGCTCTGCTAGTTTTGCACAAAACTCTCCACTCGGAAGATCTGCTCCTATTTGGTCATATCAAAGTTCTGGTCCAAGATCTGTGTCTTTCCAATTTGAATTGCATAGGGAGATGCTTGATTAGGTCAATGGAGAAATTGTTGGTGAAAGTATGGATTCCGTTGATACTCTTGTAAAAGAAATTCAAGCGGCAGTGCTTCCAACTTATGCATCATCTTCAAAAATGGTCGACCCACCACTCGTAGCTTGTAGAGTTGGAAACGAAGTGTATATAAAGGGAATTATAGTCGGAAGTGTTTCTGTAAGTTACAGTGGTCCTATACTTTATAATGACAAATATGCTATCTGTACAATTGCATTTACAATCACCGAGGTAGACCCTTATGATGCATATACAGTTCAAAATATAGGCAGTTTTAGATATTCAAACGATATTCCTATGAACACCTCTTTGGATTCCAATGTTTATAAAGCTGTTGGAAATGGCAGAAGTGGCGGCGGAAGAAATGTTAATATGGTGCAATAATGGACATTCTTTCTAACGAAACATACAAACAACATAATAATCTGTCAAGATATACATTAGTCCCCATTTTTTATAACAAACTGGACAAAAAATATCAACCAGGGTTTCCTATGAGGTTGGATAAAAATACTCCTTTTGTTAAGCATAAAATTGTTGTTGGTGATACTTTAGATAGCATTTCTTTGTATTATTATGGAAATCCAACTTATTATTGGATATTATCAGATTTCAATGATATTTTTGACCCATTTTTACCATTAGTTGTAGACACAGAAATAAAAGTTCCAACATTTCAACAATTAACATTCTATGAGGTTTGATTTTGAGAAACTCAACTGTTCAAACAAATAACAACAGACTTACTAAAGCGGCCAATTTAGTATCAATTCCTACATTAGTTGAGTCCCCTTTTATTTATGTGACAATAGGAAAATATACTTTTGGCCTTCCTTAGAAAATAGGAAATCCAGTTGGGATGTATTCAATAGATTTTCCTAACTTTATGTAGTCCTTGACAGTTGTTAAAGTGAATGGGGAAGTTAATACATATCAGTTGAGGATGGTTTACCAAATAAAACAAGGTGACGATCCAAACCTCATTGATAATATATTAAGTTCAATATCAGATACCAGAACTATGAAAATAAGTTATGGTGACTGGTGCAGTCCTGGAAACATATTTAAAGAAGAAGAAGTTCTTATAACTAATGTAAAATCAAACATAGAATTTGCTTCTTCTAAAATTTCATATGACATAGCAGCTGTTAGCAAAGCTCTTAATTTGATGAGCTAGTGTTTTAATTTTCCTGCTCAAACAACAAAAGGAAGTAATGTATTGCTCAGCATGATTAGCAATCCTGCATATGGAATTCAATAGAATTTTACAGGTATGGCTAATAAACAAAAAGCAATTCAAAAACAATTAATTGCTAGTGATGATAAAGTTGTAAGACTTGAAGCCAAAAACAACTGCTCAGTTTATGATTATATAAATTATGTTGTTTCTTGTATGATACCTAGTGACACTTCAGGTGTTACTGGTAAGGCCTATTATGCTCTTAGTGTTGTTGACGATAACAAAAATGAGATGGGTGGCTCATACTTCAAAGTAACAAAAATCGGTGATTCTTAGATGGCTTATGATGGAAAAGACGCTTATGAGTTGGACATAGGTTATCCAGGAAACAATTTCATTACAAATTTTTCTATAAACGATAATGAAACTTGGTCTATTTTGTTTGACTCAAGTAACACTAGTCAACAAAATGATTTTTCTTATACTTATGATTAGGATGGGACTCTTGTAAAATCGGATTCTCCTTCTATAACTAGGTCTAAAGATTTGCTTCAAACAACAGCTGCAGATGCTGCTTGGTGGACAAAGATGACTGAGTTCCCAATAAGTGCAACCATTGATTTTAAAGGGCTCGTAAGACCAACTCTTCTTGTTTCTTATGTTAAAATAAATGTTGTATTTTATGGAAGAAGACATATCGCAAGCGGTACCTACATAATTACAAAACAAACAGACAACATATCTTCTCAAGGGTATAGAACAACTCTTAACTTGCAAAGGATAAAGGGTGAGTAATGGTAAGCAGAGGGATTGTAGTTTCTAAAAAAGAATTTTCTAGTGCTTAGAAAGATGATTCTGACAAAAATTATGTGTATGTATCTGATAAGGCTAGGAAAAGTAAAAAATACAAACTTGCTTAGGAACTTGAGCAATTAAATAAAAATGTAAGCAATGAACGGTATATAAAATATAAAGTTCGTGTTCCTCTTATTCACGGAAACGCTGGTGATGCTTCTTCTATCCCTGATGGTCAACTTCCATTCTGCACTTTCTGTCCACTCCCTGGGTCACAATACACCGAATTGAATGTTGGAGACCAAGTGTATGTTGCAGTAGTTGATTTTAAGTTCGATGATTTAGTTATTTTAGGATGCGTTCCAAAATAGCAAATTGATAAATCTTCTAGTGGTATTGCTCTCAACAGAGTTCAATTCCTTGAAATGGATGAAAATGCACCTGCCATTTTTAGTAACAAAATACAAATTGGTACAGGTGACAATAAATTAACTTATGATAATTTAGCCTCATTAAAAGGGGTGGATTATAAACTTACCGAGCATGTTTGGGATGTGACACAAGGTGGCACAGGTGTTTCTTTAAGCTCTTTAAATGATGAGGATGCAAAGAAGAAAGTCAGGGATAATTTTAATATTTTTTCTAATAAGATATTGAGTAGATCTGAATTTGAAGATCTTTCTTTTTATGAGAAAAATACAATATATTATATATACGAGGATGAGGAAAAAACTTCTGGTACAAACACAAGAGGTTCTTCATTTAGGAATTATAGAGAAGTAAAATAATATGGCTATCGGAATAGGAAATGCTTGTTCAGGTGAGTCAGGCGCCTTGAGCGGAAATGAGCCCGGCAATCAAAGAAAACTAAAGAAGGTTCTTGAGGGTATTGAAGACTTCAATCTTAATGATGAAGTGAGAATAAATGCCTGGGTTGATTTAGGTTCCGATAATCAAGTTAATAAAAGACCTTTAAAATGGGTATTTAGGTTTATCAAACCAGAACATAGAGAAGCAATTGCTAGAGCAATGATTGCTGCTTGTCAAAACCCTTATGTTGGGTATGACCAATATAAAAGGGATACTTACAGGTCCAAGATGGGTTTATATGGGTATTCTATAGATGGGCTTAGCAAGGTGAATGTTCCTTGTGATTGTGATTGTTCTTCTTTAGTTTCTTTATGCTTTTTTTGTGCCACTGGTAAAGACATTGGTTCTTTAAGAACTTATAATCTTGCAGATGGAATAAGAAAAACAGGGTTATGTACTGAAATAACTTCTTTTAGTAGTGCAACTCGTCAAACTGGTTTAGGACTTGAAATTGGTGATATTTGCATATGGAGGAATAATTCTTCAGGTCACACTGCTATTGTTGTAAGTACAAATTACACCGCAGAAACTTCTTATAATCAGGATAACATTCCTTGGATTTCTGGTATTACAAACATTGTTGCTACTGATGAAGAACGAATTTATGGTTAGGATAAGAAAAAATCTTTGGCTGAGTCCACGGGCGCATTTAGAATTTATGCCCTAAACAAGGATGAACAGTTGAAAGAAATATCTAAAGTAGTTGCTGTAGATTCCTATGGCATTCCTAGATATATCTATGGGTACTCAAAAACATAGTTTGCATTTAATATGATTGGGGACTCAAGAACAGTTTAGCTCGGATCCAAAACTCAAGGAAGAAATGCCCCTTCTACTTCTTTACTGTATGGAATCATTCCTGATAAAAATATTTTTGCTTGGTGGGGATGCAAATTAGTTGAATTATCAAACCACACAATAACAAGAACTCAGTACACGGTACAAGGTGTAGTTTCTCAATCATCATATAGTGATAGAGAAGAGACGTTTACTATATGGTTTAAAAATGGCACAACAGAAAAAGCTTTCCAAGTCTTAAATGCAAGTACACAACTTGATTTAAGTTCCTATCAGTCTGAAAATGCTCTTGTCAACAAAGTTGTAACTGTTACAGGGTATGCTGAAAATTATTTTGGTTCAATATCAATGTTGTCTTATGAGGAAATGTTCTCCCCTGCAGATGATTATTCTTGCCCAATAATAGTAGAAGTTGTTGACGATGCTTCTCAATCTTCATAGGATGCAAAATCAATAAGTCAAATAGCAACTATACTTAACGATTCCTCAAAGGTTTATAAAAAATTTAGTCTTTCTTCTAAGGCTAAAGAACTAGTTTAGGAAGCAGCTAAATCTGACCTATTGAGTGCTAGTTTTTGGTTTGGCATAAATGATGTTCAAATATATAAGGATGCATTTTTAGGCAACCTTGCAGTATCTGGACAGACTCAAGCTCAATCAAGAACTTTTTACATAAAGAGTTTTGTTGAAGAATATATTAGATTAATTGACAAATATTTATCTTCTTGTCAAAGGTTTAATAATTCTTCTAATTATATTTATATAGCCTCTATTGTTTCTACAAGTAAAAACGAAAAAGATTACTACGATGGACAAGGGCTCAACATAACTGCAATAAATTCTCAATTAAATGAGTGGGTGCAAAATGTTCAGCTTAAATGGTGGAAACAAAATTAGAGTGACACTACTTCTTCTGATTATCAGTATCAAGGATTTAGAAAAGAAGATTGTTGGCTGCAATACATTGAAATAAATATAGGCGGGAATGGAAAAACAGCCACAAATGCCCAAAATATTATAAAGAATTCTGATTTTAAAGACAATATTCACTTCACAAAAGAGTGGTTTGAAAATAAATATCTTCCAAGGTTTAATTTCTCATCAATGACCGGGGATATAGGTGAATATTTAACTGAAGACGAAGAGGTTAATTATACTGCACAAGCCCCAAAGGATTGGCCTTGTGAAAGTGATGATATTAATTTCTATATTAAAGAATATCCAAAGAGGATCCTCGATTTCTTAACTTCACGAGGGTATCCTGTTGCTTTTGTTATTGGAATTATAGCAAATATGAGGCATGAAAGTTATTTCAAGCCTAGCATAAAAGGTGATTTCAATACAAAATTAAGAATTTATGTTGATGGGGTACCAGCACCAACAACTGGTGGTTGGGTTTCTTCTACTGGGTATAACGATGGGTAGAATAATAATACAAAATGTTGTCACTGGAGAACAAATACATATACTTCTTATGGATTTTGTCAATGGCATAACACCCAATATTTAATGACAAATGGGCCTGCAAACTGGCAAATAAATGGGCTCAGCACTTCTTACAAAGAATCTCAACAGCAACAATATGGAGACACAATACAGTCGGGCCGCGGTAAAGCAATGATGAATTATTGCTTAAATACTGCTTCTTATAAGGCTCCTTGGTATGTCAATCCGATTGGTTAGTTAGAATACTTAATGCAAGAGTTGTAGGGGTATCCGTCTATATGGCAGCTTAGAAATACCGCTCCTGGTAACATTTCTGGTGCAAGACAAGTTGCCACTGAATTTTGCCTGAGATTTGAACAGCCTCCAAATAAAGAAGAATTGGCAAAAATAAGAGCTGACTCAGCTGAAAAATACTGGAATTGGTTAATTCTCGGTAAAGAATGGAAATTAACAAAGGATCTATAATATGTACTCATTGGATTGGCCGGAAATATTTTCTAGGACAAAAACAAATTTATTACAGGATAAAAAAGCAGCAATAAATAATCTCAAACTTGTTTTGGGGTCTTGCAAGCATGAGCTTTTAGGAGATCCTTTTTTTGGAACTTCTTTAAGAGAATATTTCTTTATGCCAAACGATGTTTGGGTTAAAGATTTAGTTATAGACACCGTTTATGAGGCAATAAGGAGATATGTTCCATAGATAATTGCTTCTAGGAAAAACATTTCTGTTGAGCAAGATGAAACAGTATTGTATATAACAATAACATTCTAGTATATCATAGACAAGACTTTAGATACTATAAACATTGATTTAATTGAGCAATAAGGATAGACATGGCTTCAAACCTTAATTTATCAAATACTTCATACACAAACAAAGAATTTAATGATGTTTATCCAGAATTACTGGAAAAAGCAAAAGAACTTTCTTATAAATGGGACCCAACTGTTTCTAATGAGTCAGATCCTGGTGTAACCCTCATAAAAGAAATTGCTTTGGCATTGGATAAAATAAATTATTCTTCTGATAAAAATGCATTGGAAACAATGCCTCTTTCGGTTACCCAAGAAAGAACTGCTCGTCAACTTTTCCAATTATTGGGATACTACCCAAAATGGTATATAAGCTCTGAAGCAAAAGTTTCCATGGCTTGGAAAATTGACCAAGACTCTGATGCATATGTTGAAGGAGAAGTTGTAAAACTTCCTGCATTTACTCAGATAAGAGATGATTCTGGTGATTATGTTTATACTATTCCTACAGATATATTTCTTTCTTCTGATGGAACAATTGAGCAAGTAACTGCAGTTCAAGGACCTGTTAAGCCTTTAAAAATCAATAATAGCACTTTAATTACTCTTGACTTGCTTGATTAGAACAATAGAGTTTATTTCCCGGACTATAATGTTGCTCAAAATGGTGTTTACATAATTAGTAAAGACGCCCAAGACAGTAAACAAATAAATACAAGATCTTTCTGGACTCAAAAAGATAATTTGTCCATAGAAGAAGTGGGAAATACTTTTTATAGCTTTAATGTTGATATTTCTACAAACAGATGCTACATTGAGTTTCCATCAGATATTTCAGATTTAATTGGTGATGGTCTTTATATTTATTACCTCATTTCAGCTGGTAGAGACGGCCTTGTTGGTATTGGTCAATTAAATCAATTATACGATTCTTCTGTAACTGCTGATTATACAATGGTTCAATCAGGTTCCATTCAAATGAGCAGTGACAATTTGTATATACAAAATACAGACTTGTTAGTTGCAGGAAAAGATCCAGAATCTATTGCCTCAATGTATCAGAATTATAATCATATAAAAGGTACTTTTGACACTCTTGTTACCCTTCGTGATTATAATAATGCGGTTTATAATACTGAGGAAGTTTCTAACGCTGTTGTTTGTGACAGGACTAACGATGTGTAGCAATCTTACAGGATAATGACTGCAACTATGGATGGTTCTGAAAATGTTATTTACACTTAGGAAGCGGATTTAACTGATACTCCATATCAAAATGGAAAGTTGGAACCGTTTGCTCTTAAGATTTATGCACTTCAGTATAATGACCTTACAAACACAGAATCAACTTCTCAAAATAAAAATGCATATGATAATACTTTTGAGATGTTTGAAGATCTTGATGTTGAAGACCCATTGAACATTGACAGTTCATTACGATAGCTTGTTCTTCTTCTTAATGATGATAAATGTATTCAACACGATTTTTCAGATATTGAACCTAATAAAATATGTTTATTGAAAAATGTTGCTGAAATTTCTCTTACGGTATTCCCAACAATTAAATTAACTTCCCTTCAAAAAGAGAATGTCACTAATTCAATAAGAGACCAAATTTATAATTTGTATAACGCCAGGATGGTCAATTTCGGTGAAGAAATTAACTATGACGATTTATTTACAAACATATTAACTTCAAACAGTCTCATTAAGAATATTTCATTAAATCAAATTCAGTATTATACATATGCTTTGTATTATTCTACTGACGAGTATGATGCATCATTAAATCCTGCTTCTCCTTTGACCCATCAATGGAGAGAAGTATGTGTTTCTGATGAGAATGATTATATACTTTGTAGTGTTGGTTCTGGCACAAGAAAGAGTGGTGCTGGCAATAGCAGGATTGTGCATAGTGCTACTTTAGCATCTAATGGTGAAGATGTAAAATCTCTCAAAAAGAAAAACATTTATTTCATTGACCAAGATACAAATTATGTTTATTTCCTTAATCAGGATAATGATGTTGTTCTTTATTCTACAAAGAGAGATCAGTTCAGGAAAGAAATTCTTGCAAAAAATATTCTCGCTGGTATAACTCCATTATTTGAAACTGTTAAAAATGGTTTTGATTATGGTGCAAATGAAGCAAACACTCAAATAGATCCTGCTCAAACACTTGACATTGTTTCAACTATGCCTTTTGTGTTCAACAGTTCTTCAACTGCAAAATATTATCCTAAGTCAAATGAAGTCATTCAGTTTGTTAGGCCACAACTTACAAGTGCAGTAAATTATGGTGCCTATGTAAAGTATGATTATAATGGTGCAGAAGTTACTGCAAATTCTGACCACAAATTAACTGCAGATGAAACCCTTGTTCTTTACTACAAAACAGAAGATAGTGATTCTTCTCCTTATACAAGGGTTATTTATGGTAAAATTTCAGATGTTGAGTACGAACAGGTTATAATTTCTCCTTCATTTGATTTAACACCAACTACCAGATTTATTCAGTACCTTAATGACCCAACTCAAGTTCCGTCAACTGCATTGACAACAAAATCTGGTCAACAAATACAAATAAAAAAGAAGAATGAAGTTGTTCTGAATAGTTCCACCAACTATGTGTATGTAATTGGTGAAGAATATTCTGGTTCTGATAATGTTAAAAATTACAGACTTAAGTTTGAATTGACGCCAAGTTATGGTGGTGGTTATGCATATTATACCACAACTCTTCAAGGAGAACAACAATTTATTTATGCATCAGATCAACTCACATATTTGAACATAGTTGGTTCTGGTACAAAAATAACTATAAAAACAACTGATGATTATGGCGAATATTTCTACATTTCCAACCCAGTTGTTTCAACCAGAAATATTCAAAGATATGGTGTTTCTGCACTTCAAGGTAAATGGCAAAAGATTTCTTCTGAGGTTACAATCCTTGCACAAGAATTTGTCAATGTTGTTGGCACTGCTTCTCAAACTCCAACTGACGATGATGCTTGGGTTCAAATAACAAGCCCAATTTCCATTTCCTCCACAATAGATCTTTCGAGGGACGGTTTGTCTTACGGAGACGGGATAAACAGTTTGCGAAGTGGAACTGCTATAGGAACTGCTAATTATATTGACGATTATGGGAATACACAAATTGACAATATAACACCGGAGTCTAACATAATCGAATTATTTGTTACAGATTCTCAGTATTATAACGAAACTTCAAATCATTTTGTAGATAACATAGAATTGAACCCTGTCCCATACCTTACAGAGCAGATTACTGGTGTCTATGAAAACGGAAATGGTCCTTTGACCATATCTGGAATAAAGTCTGCAGTTTGGGTAAAAAATTATCAACATTGTTATTACTTAATAGATGGTTCTTCTTTGTATATTTCTTGGGAACAGAATAATGGGTCTTACAAGGTTGCAAGTATACCTGGATTCCCATCTGCTATTCCTTCTACAGCACTTACAATTACAAAAACTGGTCCAGTTGGCAATCAATATACTTATACTTCTACTTCTACATTACCTGCTGGAAAATCCATTATAGTTGTTAAGTCAATTCCTGTTGAAGAAGAGCTTGATACTCAGTTTTATGGTGTTGTTCAAATGAATGACAGCGACCAAGCTCAGTCAATATCTTTTGAAAGTTCTGATAATTTAACTTTTGACGAATCCCATTATAGTGCCTATATAGTCGACCATTATTATTATATTGATTCCATTACATTGGATTATAATAATGTGGCTGCGGGCATAACCTATCAAACTCCTGTTGGTGCTCCTGCAAGCAGTTCTCTCCAAAGTAATGTTGATGCAAATGGAAATCCTCTTCAAAAGATAACTGTTCAGGCTCACGAAGCAATTAGTGGAGAAACCATTAGGTTCTTATTGCCAACAAAATTGAGCAATGTGTTCACTTATAATAATGAATCTTCATCATCTGCCGCCACTGTTGTTAGGAATTGGGAATTTATTAATGCAAAAGGTCTCACAAAATATATAAGTGATTATAATGAAAGAAGGTGTGTATTTGATTACACTTCTGCAACCTATACGGATAGGACAATCAACAGATGGGAATGGCCACTTTCTGATTTCCAAATAAATATAACTGCAGCTAAAGATACGGGTACTTTGACCCCTTCCATTTATACTTATTCATATAAGAATAGGGGTGGTGAGGAAGAATCCATTCAAATTTCTTCTGAATACGATGCAGGATGGCAAATTTATGGTCTTGCATATATAGATTCTTCTTCCACTCAGCCTTCACCTTTGTATGATGGTCAAACATTAACCATAAATGGTCAGGAATATACTTCAGAAGATGATTACAACACTTATGTGTATTCTTCTCAAGATCTTTACATTGAAGGATATAAACCTCAGAATTTATTGTTCTATGATGAAAATGAAGATGCAGATTATCCAAGCTTGTTGGTGTCCAGACTTCCTCAAGATTTGAGTGATTATAACTATGGTCTTTCAGATAAATCAATCATAATTACTAAAGAAACAGGTGAACAAGGAACAGATGACTTGGTGTTAGAATACACCCTTCCTTCTCTTGGTTCCTACATTTTTACTGTTAAAAATTATATTGATTTGCAAGACTTTGTATTTAACGTTCAACCTACGAGCACTTCTTCTGAAGATTACAACCCATACTTTGACATTGTTTGCTTGCAAACTGATAAGCAAGTATCCTCATCTTTATGGTATGCATATATGATGCAAGATAAGGGTGTTTATTAGTTCTATGTAAGACCAACTGGGTACACAACCACTGACTCTGTTAGTGATAGTCTTTCTTCTGCAAACCTTAGTCTTAAATTTAAATTATATATAAAATCTAAGACTTCTATTGCAACAACTGGCATGACAGATGATTAGGTTGATATGCTTTCAAATCAAAGGGGTGTTAGGGTAGAAATTAGTGCATTGAGATTAGTTGGCTATTCTGACGACTCTCCAATCACTCAAGCAGATATTAATATAAATGATAGTTCAAATCTTCTTGCATATATAAAAGAAAAAGCAAAATACAATGGAAAAGATTCGTTTGATTATTTCTATAGTCCACCTGAGGATAAACTTATTGAGAACCCTCTTGTTAGTACTTCTTTTAATAATCACAATCATTTCTATAATCCTTACACTATTTGCAAGATTGAAACATACGACTCATTAAATGACTCTAACATTTTTATTAACTCATAAAGGTTAAATAATGGCAGTTAATAACAACAAAATTATATATTTTGATGAAAATGTGCCAGAATTTTATGTTAAAGGCTCAAGAGATTTTCAATTGCTGACTCGGCTTCTAACCTTTGCTTTAAATTCAGCAAAGGTTGAAGCTGACCAGCTTTTGTATTTGAATGATGCCTTACTCACAAACAATAATCTTCTTTCTTTACTTCAAACTAAAGTTGGATTTTGGTCAAATTATGAATTTACAGATGATGCAATGAGACTTGTTTGCGATGTATTTGACCTTATAGTTAGAAGAAAAGGCAGTAGAACTGGTATAATAGAGGCAATAGAGATTTATTTGAGAACTCTCGGAATTTCTACTGACTTTGATATTTTCATTCAAAATAAAGATGTAGATGGGAATTTTATTTATAAAATAGAAATAGGTATAAATGCCCTTTGGCATGATTCCACTTTACTGAGAGAAATTCTTAGATATATACTTCCAACAGGATATGTTTTATCAATTTATTTTTATGATTTATTAAAATTTATAGATAAATCTATTCTGTATAGTGATTTTGTTTTGGTTTCTTCTGGTAGCAATTATCAAACTGCAAAAATAAGGAATGAATATTATTCCTCAACTACACAACAATGGAAAGTTTTAGGTGCTAAATTAGTGGATATAAATGCAGTAGCTTATAGAGGGGACGATAATACCGTTACAGGTGAGTATGATTCTGCAACTCATAATATGGAGTTGATTGGCAACCCAGAAGATTTAGTTAATTATATCAATCAAAATATAGACATAGCAGAATAGACAGAAAATGTCAATATGTTCAAAAAATCAAGAGAACTTTATATTTTTGAAGCCAATGAGGAATATTACAACGGTATCCAAAGCATTGATATGACTAGAATTTCTGGTGAGCCTACAGACAATGATATTGCAGACGACCTACCAATTGGAAAACTTCCTTTTGTTCCTCATCCTATTCCACCAACTAGCCCAATCAGACCATATGACCCGTCAAACCCGAGTGAGTCTATATAAGGATAACAATGGATAAAATTATTTCTCAAAACAGTTTAAACTACAAAGGAAAAGTTGATTTATATTTCTTAAAAAAGGGGAAAGAAATTCATCTTGCCACTTTGAATGAAGGACTTGCCGGTATTTCTGATTTGTTTACAAGAGCTGTATTGGGTTATCCAACAGATAACTACAGACCTTACTATGTGGATCTCTTCAATGAGGATGGTGAATCTATGCTTTTCTCCCCTGCTGAAGTTCGTGCTTCTTCATACGGAATTATTTCTGGTGAAACAGGTGACGATGCTTATATGAACGGGTGGAAATATCCTGTATTTGACGCCTTAATTATGACTGAAAATATGGTTGATATAAAAGACGGAATTGCTTACCTTGTAGTTATGTCTAAAAATTATACAAAATTAGCAAGGGTAGCTATTAACATTGATTATGAAGCCCTTGATAACCCAGACCCAGACTTACCCATATTAAAATTAAGGGCTGGGAACAACATTTTAGTTCGTTGGTCTATGTATTTGTCCAACAGACTTAAGGAGGATGAATAATGGCAGAATCTCACTCAACAATAGCTTACCCATTTACCAAAAGTGATAGAGCCAGAGACAAAGTTATGTCCGAGGTTATGATTACCTCTTTAAATAAAAGTTTGATTGGTGACTAGGAATTAGTTGTTATATCCACTTATGAGGATGGGTCTACACCAAAAGAAATTCTTATACACGGATATTATTTTTATCTTCAACAAGAATTTGCTTCTGAATCTGATGCATTTTATATTTATGTTCAAGCAGATTTAAAGGACAATGATGCTGGAAAATCTTTCCCAGAACTTCTTCAGGTTATGGGTTCTGAAACTTATGCGGACCATGAATGTATATTCAATGTTTCATTAAAAGATGATACCAGTGCTGCTGACCAACTTGCAGAAGATTTAGGTGCAACATATAATGAATACCTCGACCAATATGTTGTTGATGGTATACCTGTTGAACAACTTGGTGGTGATAAATCTAGTTTTGCTTCTTTACAAGATTTATTTAAAGTATTTTATATTGCAGATTAGTCAGATGATTCTCAAAAAGGAAGAATTTGGATAAAGTCAAAAACAGTTGGGTCATAGGTTACAATCCTTAACCCTTATGTGTATTTTGAAACTGCAAAGAAATGGGTACCTCTCGGAGCCGTTTATAAAGAAGATAACTCCTAATAATTATAGTATTGTATAAAATAGTGTAGCCAAAAGCTACACTATTTTTATTTTCGGAGATTGAAATGAGGAAGAAGACCCCAAAGATTATTTGCCCAAAATGTGGCACACAATATTTGCCTGGTGAAATTTATTTACCAGAATCATTTTTGGGATAGCCAAATCAAATTGTCAAAAATTGTTATGGTGAAATATTAGATTATTATGGTGGATCTATGAACCTTTCAGAAACATACCAGTGTGACAAATGTAATACTGTTTTTTCAGTTAAGGCTACTGTTCAATTTAACACTAGTGTTAAGGATGAGTTAAATATAAAAACACCATACAAAACAAAATTTTCTAAAGAAAAATTAATTTTACCAGAATGATACTAATAAAAGAACAGAAGACTAAAAAATTACCAGGTGATACTTCTCTTTTTGTTTCTTTTGAATATAATGTTCAAATAATTCAAGCTGTAAAACAGAGTGAAGTTGCTGTTTATCATAAAAAAGATTTAGAATGGGAAGTTCCTTTAACTTCTTTATCTTTTTTATTGGATTAGTTGTGTCAATATGACGACATAACTCTTCAGGTTATTCCAGACAAAAAAGAAAAAACAGAACCTCTGCAAAAATTGGGCAACTTTAAAACTAAGCCGTATCAATATCAACTTGATGGGATTAATTATGGTATTAGTCACGAAGATTGGTTACTATTAGATGTCCCTGGTTTAGGTAAAACTTTACAGGCGATTTATATTGCTCAAGAAAGAAAAAGAATTGACAAAATAAAACATTGTTTAATAGTTTGTGGAGTTAATACTCTTAAGACTAATTGGGTGAGGGAGATAGAAAAGCACAGTAATTTATCCTGTAGAATTTTAGGTCAAAAAGAAAATTCAAAAGGACAATTAGTTATTGGTTCCGTTAAAGAAAGAATTGAACAATTAAAGAAACCTATAAAAGAATTCTTTGTCATAACAAACATAGAGAGTTTACGGAACGATGAATTAATAAAATAGATTGAAAAAGGTTCCAATGAATTTGATATGATTGTTGTGGATGAGATCCATGTTTGTAAGTCTCCAACTTCTCAACAGGGTAAGAATTTATTAAAATTAAAAGCAAAATATAAACTTGGCATGACAGGTACTTTGCTTTTAAATGACCCTTTAGATTGTTTTATGCCATTAAAATGGCTTGGTATTGACAGGTCAACCTATACAAATTTCAAGTATTATTATTGCAATTTCGGCGGTCCTTTTGGAAATCAAATAATGGGGTATAAAAATTTAGATGTTCTTAAAGATCAGCTTTTTAGATGTTCTTTGAGGAGAACTAAGGATTTATTGGATTTACCAGAAAAAACAGTTATCAATGAGATTGTTGATATGAATGAGTCTCATAAGCAATTTTATGAGAATGTTAAAAATGGAATAATTCAACAAGTTGATAAAGTAAGAATGAGTACTGTTAATCTACTATCAATGGTAGGCAGGTTAAGGCAGGCAACTGTTTTGCCAAACATTCTTACAAGTGAAAATATAGAACCTTCAAAAATCACAAGAGCTGTTCAGCTTGTTGAAGAAATTGTTGCAAATGGGAATAAAGTTGTTGTATTCAGTACCTTTAAAGACAGTGCAAAATATTTATTTAATTTATTATTGAAATATAATCCATTGTTATGTACTGGTGACCAAAAAGATAATGAAATAAATGATTCTATTCTTAAGTTTCAAAACAATGATTATAACAAAGTTATGATTGCTACTTGGCAAAAAATGGGTACAGGGGTCACATTAAACAAAGCCAACTATGCAATATTTCTTGATACTCCTTGGACAGATGGAGTGTTTGAACAAGCCCAAGACAGAATTCATCGAATAGGTAGTAAACAACCTGTTTTTATTTATAATCTGATTTGTAAGGACACTATTGATGAAAGAGTTAAAGATATTGTTAATTCAAAATGGGCGTTATCAAACTATGTAATTGATGATGATACTTCAGATGAAGTAATAAATAGTTTGAAGAATTATATTAAAGAGCTGCAATAAAATGCAGCTCTTTTTTTTTGTTATTTTTATTGACTTTTTTACTTAATTATGTTACATTATAACTGTAAAAAATAAAAGGAGTTTTCATTATGGACAATTCAGTTAGGTATTATGCAATTTATTACATTCAGAAAGTTCCGTCGTGGTGGAATCCTAAAAATGAATGTGTTCTTCATCACTATTCTGTTGGAACTGAAGCTGAAATTAAAGCTGAAGTTGAAAAACTTAATGCTGAAAAACCAGCTTATTGGGAAAGAAACAAGTGCAAAGAACTAATTGATTGGGATAATATAGAATATTTTTCTTATATTCTCCAAGATCCGTATGATTTTCCGTGAGCATAGTAGTATATATAATATATAATATATAATATATAATATATATATAATATAATATATATAATATAATAAAATAATTAATAGTATGATTAAAAATTATGATATAATTATTATTGGTGCTGGTCCAGGTGGTATTTTTTCTGCATATCAGTTAAGCAAGAACACTAACCTTAAGATTGCTGTGTTTGAGGCTGGAAAAAAGCTTGAAAATAGGCTCTGCCCTATCAATGGAACAACCATTAAATCTTGTGTTCATTGTCCTTCTTGTTCTATCACTTCTGGGTTTGGTGGTGCAGGAGCATTTTCAGATGGAAAATATATGATTACAAATGATTTCGGTGGATCTTTGTATGAAAAAATTGGGTATGATGAAGCCATTGATTATATGAATTATGTTGATGATATTAATCTTCAGCATAGTAATGGTTATATTCCGAAATTATATTCAACTGACGGAAGTAGTTTAGAAAAAGTTTGTATGCAAAACAAACTTAAACTTTTATCTTCTAAAGTTAGGCACCTCGGCACAGATGTCAATTTCACAGTATTAGAAAATCTTTACAATGAGTTATCCGATAAAGTTGATTTTTATTTCAACTCTCCTGTAAATGAATTATTACAAGTTGAAGACGGATTTTGTGTTGAATTAAAAAATAACAATACTTTTCATTGCAAGTATTGCATTATTTCAGTTGGAAGATCTGGTTCTTCTTGGCTTGAAAAAATCTGTTCTGATTTAAGTATTCCTACAAAATCTAATAGGGTTGATATTGGTGTTCGTGTTGAACTTCCAGCAGTTATTTTTGACAGTATTACAGATGAGCTTTATGAAAGTAAAATTGTTTATAGAACAGATAAGTTTGAGGACAATGTAAGAACATTTTGTATGAACCCACATGGTATTGTGGTAAATGAGAATACAAATGGAATCGTTACAGTAAACGGTCATTCTTTTGAAGATCCGACTAAGAAAACTGAAAATACTAATTTTGCACTTTTGGTTGAAAAACATTTTTCAGCACCATTTAAAGATTCCAATGGGTATGGAGAATCTATTGCTAAGCTTTCTAACATGCTGAGTGGTGGCGGTGTGATTGTTCAAAGATTTGGTGACCTTGAGCGTGGAAGAAGAAGTACTGAAAAACGAATTGCAGAAGGAATTGTAAGACCAACTTTATCTGCAACCCCTGGTGATTTATCATTAGTTCTTCCAAAAAGAATCCTCGATGGAATTATAGAAATGATTTATGCTTTGGACAAGATTGCACCAGGTACAGCAAATGATGATACTTTACTTTACGGTGTTGAGGTAAAATTTTATAATATGGAAGTTGAGGTTGACAGCAACCTTGAAACAAAATATAAAAATTTATTCATAATTGGTGACGGTTCTGGTGTTACTCATTCACTCGCTCACGCATCTGCAAGTGGTGTGTATGTTGCAGATAAAATAATTGAAAGGTGTTGATTTATGAATTGGATTTCTTGCAGAGAAGATTTACCTAAGAAGCCAGGTAAATATTTCTGTTGTGTTACTGCAAAAGGATTTGCTTGTGATGATTGTTTGATTTATAAAACTTATTTAGTTTGCAATTATTCAACGGTATACAAAAAATGGTTCAATGATTTTGATTGTGACACAAATGTAAACGAAGTCCTAGCTTGGATGTCTATACCTGAATACACAGGTAGTTAATGGGAAGTAATATGTTAAATGAAATGAAACAAATTTTTTCTGAGTAGGCAAATTTAATTCCTAATTGGAAAGAACTGAACAAGACATAGCTTTGTAATCTATATATAGAAAATGAGGATGATGAGTTCCTAAAGAGTTGTTATTTTTCAGCCATTATTCTCAATTATTGGAATAAAATATATTCATTACAAGCAAATACTTATTTAACTGCGACATTGGAAGATACTTATCAATGGGTAGTTGATGGTATTCTTTATGCACTTCAGCACAGGAAGTGGTTGGATCCCAATAATAAATTATACACGGACCCAGACGGACCCGATAAAGTAATAAATAGAAAAATTAAGTGTATAAGAATAAACCATTTAATAAGTGAGAATAGAGATAAAAGAAAAGTCCATGTTAATTTGCTTAGTTTGGATTCTTTTGAAGATTCTGACAATTTTGTTGGAGAGTATGAAAAACAATATGATTCTATCTCAGATTTAGTTTGTTCATTATGTGATGATAACAAAATATTTCAAGCCGTTTTAGTTGATGTAATTTCTGATGGAACTTGTTTTACACAAGATTAGAATTTTGATATTGATAGATTAGTCTTAGAGATATATAACATTGATGACGGATACATAGAATATTTTGTTAAAAAATATGATTTGACATATAAACTCATTTATGATACATTATATTCAATCCTCTATAAGTATAGTGTTAATGATTTGTGGGGGTTCGGTGAGTGTTCCGTAAAGAAATCAGAAGAAGAAATAAAACAAATTGTTTATAAAGAATTTAAGAAACTTCAAAAGAACGAAGGAATAAAATCTATCTTATGTTAATCGAATTGTTTGCAACAGATAATTATGGAAGATATAATATTAAGGTAGCAGAAATGTTTGGGTTAGAAACAGCTGTTTATCTTGATGAAATATTAAATATCTATGAAAAAGCCGAGAGGAAGCAAAAATCCTCTAACGGCTTTTTTGTGGTTGATAGGGATTATATTTTTAGAAGAACCACACTTAAAGAAGAGACCCAGATTAAAATAGAAGATGGGTTAATCAATGTGGGAATAATCAAAAGAACAGAACCATGCACTATTTTTATAGACCTTCCATTTTTTGCAAACATAATTGCTGATGCAACAGAAGATATTCATTTTGGAATTGAAAAGCTTCTTGCATTAAAGAAAAAAGGAAAAGCAAGAACCAAAAAAGAAGTTCAAGCTGATAATGCAAAAAAAGAAATTCATTCTGGTGATAAAGGATTGGATGAGCTTCTTGAGCAATGGGTTGATGCCATTGTTCTTAAACAGGGATGGATTAATAAGATAACTGTAAGAGAAGGTCAGTCTAAGCTTCTTTCGTTTGCAATTCCAGATTTGGAAAAAGCAAAAGAAGTAGCAAAGTTAGCAGCTATAAATGCATATAGGGATATGCAATGGGCAATTGATAGATATAAAGAACAGCATCCTGCAGAAAAAATATTGACAAACTTCAATCAGAATGTTAATATATCCACGGAAATGAAATTCTAAGGAGCAATAATTTGAGTTGTTATTTAAGTGAAACGTGCAAAAAGTATAAAAATGGTTGTTGTCCGTTTCCAGAATTTTGTGTTAAGAAGTTCAAAATTGATAAATTTTTTGATTTTGCTTTAATTTCTGATGCACAAAGACAGCCAGTAGATTTATACTTGGATCCAAATATGGCAGATAAAGATGCATTTGTATATCTGGACAAGATAAAGAAATCAATAGAATATAATGTCAATGTTGGCAATAATTTTTATATTTATTCTACAACAACTGGCAATGGCAAGACAGCGTGGTCATTAAAACTTGCTCAGGCATACATTAATAAAGTGTGGTATGAAAAAGATTTATCTTGTGAAGTTTTATTCATTAGTGTTCCAAGGTATCTTTTAAGCATTAAGGATGCTATAAGTAATAATAATGAGTATGCAAAGCATATTAAAGAAAATGTTTTGTCTGCAAATTTGGTTATTTGGGATGACATTGCAACAAAAGGAATGACCGAATTTGAAACAGAGAATGTTCTCAGCGTTATTGATGCAAGAATAAATATGGAAAAATCAAACATTTTTACTTCAAACATTACACCTGAAGAACTTCCATTATATGTTGGTGATAGGCTAGCAAGTAGAATTATTGGAACTTCTCAACCAGTTAGGTTCGCTGGTTCTGATAAAAGGATATTAAGGAGAATTGCAGATGGTTCAACTTCAAATTCTTAATAGAATTCTTGAAACAGGCGATTCTTCTATAATTACATTAAATAATTTTGATGAGTCATATTTTAGTGATTACACAGAAGAATTTGACTTTATAAAAGAACATTATACAACATACGGAGTTATTCCAGATAAAGAAACATTTGTATCTAAGTTTAATGATTTTGACTTTATAACTGTTAATGAGCCCACAAAATATCTTCTTGATGAACTTGTGGCAGATAAAAACAGAAGAAATTTAGTAAAAACATTCAACAAGGTTAGGGAATATCTCAATAATGACGATTTAGATAATGCAGTAAAAGTATTTAGAGAATCTGCAGATAAATTATCAGAAACAGTTGCATTAGAATCAACAGATATTTTAAGGGATCTTTCAAGGTATGATACATATGTTGAAAGGTGCAATGATTTTAATAAATATTATGTTTCAACTGGATTTAAAGAATTAGATGAAGTTCTTGGTGGTTGGGACAGACAAGAAGAATTAGCTGTAATTATGGCTAGAACTAATCAGGGTAAATCTTGGTTGCTTCTTAAATGTGCTATTGCAGCTGCAGAACAAGGGTTAAATGTAGGAATTTATTCTGGAGAGATGTCTGAGAATAAAGTTGGCTACAGAATTGATACATTGATTTCTCATCTATCAAACACTTGTTTAATCCATGGAAATGCAGTAATTCAAAGTGATTATAAGAGATACATGGAATCTCTTCAAAATGGCAGAATAAAAGGTTCCATTAGAGTTTTAACACCAGCTCAAATTAATGGCCCTGCAGGTGTTACAGCATTAAGGGCATTTATAGAAAAAGAAAAGTTAGATATGCTTTGTGTTGACCAGCATTCTTTGCTTGAAGATGACAGAAAAGCAAAGAATCCAGTCGAAAGAGCCTCAAACATTTCTAAGGATTTAAAGAATTTACAGGTTTTAAAGAAAATTCCAATCATTTCTGTTTCTCAGCAAAATAGGGGTGATACTTCAGATGGAATTACAACAATGAATATTGCTCAATCAGATCGTATTGGTCAGGACAGCACAGTTGTTCTTGCATTTGAACAAAAAGATGGGATTTTGAATTTGCAAATTATTAAAGCAAGAGATGCAGGTGCAGGAAAGAAACTTCAGTATGCCATAAATTTTGATAAAGGAACTTTTGAATTTATGCCATCTGAAAAAGATGCATTGAATGGAAAAGGTTCAGAAGAACTAAAAGAAACTTATGAATTAGATGGGGATGAAGTCTTTTGAAGCTAGTAATAAAGAATAGGATAATTAGTGCTCCTATTGATGTTATTCTTGAAAAAGTAAGATCTGAAACGGGTTACCTAAAGGATATAGTAGAAAAGCACGAAGAAATAATTTGTACTTGCCCGTTTCACAAAGATGGTAAAGAATTAAAACCGGCTTGTTTTGTGTATAACAATCAAGAAGGAACTTTGGAATATGGAACATTTCATTGTTTCGCTTGTGGTGAAAAAGGTTCTCTACCAAAATTAATTGGTAAGTGTTTTGGAAAAGATTATGACTTTGGAAGAAAATGGCTTGTAGAAAACTTTGGGGATACATACTTAGAAACAAGAGAATATCTCCCAGAAATTACAACTGAAAAACAAAAGAATTTTTTGGATGAGTCCGAGTTAGATTCTTATGAATATGATAATCAAGATGCTTTGAATTATCTTATAAACAAAAGGCATCTTTCAAAAGATGTAATAAATTTGTTTAGGGTTGGGTTTGAAAAAGAAACCAATAGTGTTACTTTTCCGTGTAGGAATGAACAAGGATAGCTTATAGGTATATTCAAACGAAACATTTCTACAAAATTTTTCACAATTCCTCAAATTGAACCAAAACCAATTTATTTGTTGGATTATGTTATAAAACAAGGGTACAGAACTGTTTGTGTTGTGGAATCTCAAATAAATGCTCTCACTTTGTGGGGTTGGGGAATACCAGCAATAGCATTATTTGGGACAGGTTCAGATGCACAATATAAAATGTTGAAAAAAAGCGGTATAAGAACTTATGTTCTTGCATTTGACGGAGATTTAGCAGGCGACATTGGTTCTAATAAATTTATAAAGAATATTGGAGATGATGTTCTTGTAAGGAAATTGATTTTACCAAAAGGAAAAGATGTTAATGACCTTACAAAAGAAGAATTTTTATCCTTGAAAAGTTTTCAACCAAAATTGTGTTGACATTTATAATAAATTGTTGTAATATGATACTATCAATATGTGGGGAGATGTAAATGGCAGTTAAGTCTAAAGAAGCAGTTAAAACGGGAAAAGTTGATTAGGTAGAAGTTGTAGGAGAAACTTTGGTTCAATCTGAATTGGATTCTTTGAGGGAAGAAATGATACAGATGGAACAGGACAATGAAAATTTGTCTACTCAAGTCCATTCTTTTGATGATACCGTTATAGAGTTAAATGACCAAATCAAAAAATTAACAGAACAAGTTCATAATGAAGATGAAATGATTTCTAGACTTTCTGGTGAATTATATGACACCAAAAATGAAAGAGATATTTTGAGAACAAAGTACGAAGATATGGGAAAGTTGTTAGAAGAAGCAAACAACAATATTTCTTCACTCACACAGTCTTTAGACAATGAAAAAAATAAAGTAACTGATTTTGCAACTAAAGCATCAGTTTACAGGTCAGCATTAATTCAGCTTGCAAAAGAAATTAATTAAGGAGGGTTTATGGCATATATTTCTTTTGATAGTTTAAATTCAAGCAGTACACAGAACAATCAGCAGTCAAACAAGCCACAGATTGGGTTTTTCTCGCTCAAGAACGATGGGGATGAAGCCATTGTGAGATTTATGCACGATGACACTTCTTCATTTGAAATTCTTGGAACTCATTCCATCCAGCTAAATGGTAAGTACAGAAGGGTTAATTGTGTTAGATCTCCTAAGGATCCAATCAATTCTTGCCCACTTTGTGAGCGTGGAGAAAATACTGAGTATAGATTTTATATTCATCTTCTTCAATACACAAACAATCCGGATGGAACAGTTTCTGTTGAGCCAAAGATTTGGGAAAGATCCCTCGTGTATGCAAAGAGGCTCGGTGAGTACATTAATAATTATGGTCCTCTTTCTGATATTATTTGCAAGGTTGTTCGTCACGGCCGTGCAGGCGATATGAAGACGGAATTTGAAATCATTCCAAATCTTAATAAGCAGATTTACAGGGACGATATTTTTGTTAAAAAGGAAAATCTGTTTGAGGATTATAAGGCTCTTGGAAGGACAGTTCTTGACAAAACAGCAGATGAAATTAAGGAATTTATCAACACTGGAAATTTCCCTATGAATAACAATGTTCAGCAGAACACTCCTGTTAATGAAACAGTCCCTAATTGGTCCGTTGCGTCTGATAATGATATTCCAAAGTGGGATGTTAAGAAGGAAGAACCTAGAGCAACTCCTCAGTCATCCCCGTGGGGAAGTTCTTCTCCGTGGGAAACACAGCAGACAACAGTACAGAGGCCTACAAGATTTTGAGGTAATGAATGAGTTTTCTTTGGGGTGATGCTTTTGCTGAGGAAGAATCTTCAACAAAAGATTTACTTAAAAAAATAAATTCACAGAAAGAAGTTAAGATTGAGTCAGCAATCAAGTCGAAGAAATTATCCGTGCAGGATAAAATCAGCTTGATTGCTGACAATGTTCATAGAATTCTTGGTGTTTATGAAGAAAACACAATTGTTTTAAGGTCAAAAGAAGAATTCAAAAATTATATTGATAAAGCAATTGAAAATGGTGCAATTGCAATTGACACAGAAACCAATAGAAGTTTGGATCCGTTGACTTGTAAATTAGTTGGTCTTTGCATTTACACCCCAGGTCAGAAAAATGCATATGTTCCGATTAATCATACTAACATGGTTGGTACAAGATTAGATTGGCAATGCACAGAACATGATGTAAATGAACAACTCAAACGGGTTGATAATTTACTTACAATTTATCATAATGGAAAATTTGATATTGAGGTTATAAATTGCACTTGCGGGTTTATGCCAAGAGTTTATTGGGATACAATGATTGGTGCAAGATTGCTCGACGAAAATGAGAGAGCAGGTCTTAAACAACAGTATATTTCAAAAATAGACCCTTCAATTGAAAAATATTCTATAGAGCATCTTTTTGAAGGGGTTGAGTATGAATTATTTGACCCAGAATTATTTGCTCTTTACGCAGCTACAGATGCATTTATGACATTTAAGTTGTATGAGTGGCAAAAGAAGATTTTTGAACAGAAAGAAAATTCAAAACTATACAATCTTTTTATGACAGTTGAAATGCCAGTTATGAAGGTTGCAGCAGACATGGAATTAACTGGTGTTTGTCTCGACATTGAGTACACAAAGAGGTTAGAAGCAAAATACAAAGAAAAATTAAAAGAAATAGACATAAAGATAAGTGAAGAACTAGAAAAATATTCTGATATTATTCAGAAGTGGTCATTAACAGATGAAGCTACGAGAAAGCAGAAAAATCAAAAAGGTGAATTATCTGGCAAATCAAAATTAGAACAGTTGGAATCTCCTATAAATGTTGATAGTTCTACGCAATTGGCTATTCTTCTTTATGATATTTTGAAAGTCCCAGTTGTGGACAAAGAAAAACCGAGAGGAACTGGTGAAGAGATATTAGTATCTATAGATCTTTCAATTTGCAACTTAGTTCTTCAAAAAAGAGGTATTAACAAACTTTTAAATACATATATTGAGAAGCTTCCAGGGTGCCTTTCTTCAGTTGACGGAAGATTGCACGCCCATTTTAATCAATTAGGAGCAGACACAGGAAGATTTAGTTCTTCAGACCCAAACCTTCAGAACATTCCATCCCATGATGATGCTATAAGAATGATGTTTTGTGCATCCCCAGGATATACAATGGTTGGCTCTGACTATTCTCAACAAGAACCAAGATTATTAGCTTGGTATTCTCAAGATGAGAATATGATTAATGCATATAAAAATGGTAAGGATTTATATGCAACAATTGCTTCAGATATTTATAATAATAAATATGAGGATAATTTGGAGCATTATCCTGATGGAACAATTTATAAGGATGGTAAAGAAAGAAGAACTTCCGTTAAATCTCTTCTTTTAGGATTAATGTACGGAATGGGTGTCTCAGCTCTAGCAGAGAGGGTCAACAAGCCAATTCAAGAGGCACAGAATATAATGGATAGATTCTTCAAGAGTTATCCTAAAGTTGAAAAATGGATTAATGAGTCTCAAAAAAATGCAAAAATAACTGGGTATGTAGAAGATATTTGGGGCAGAAGAAGAAGGCTAAAAGATATTCAACTAGAAAAATATGTGTTTGAAACTAATAACACAGTTGATTTTAACCCATTATTGGGTTCCTCTGGGATTAATCCAAATAATAATTTAATTTCAAAATATAAAGAACAACTTTCAAGAGCAAAGAGTAAAAAAGATATTGACCAAATTAAATTAAGAGCTTCTTATGATGGTATAAAAATACACGATAAATCTGGTTTTATTGCAAGAGCAGAACGACAATGTGCAAATGCAAGAATTCAGGGTGGAGCTGCAACTATGTCTAAGAAAGCAATGATTTTGGTTCACAATGATGAGGAATTAAATTCATTAGGATTTAGGCTTTTGATAGCGGTTCACGATGAATTAATAGGTGAGTGCCCTATTGAAAATGCAGATAAAGTTAAAGAAAGATTAAGCACTGTAATGAAACAAGCTGCATTTCCTGAGTGTAAAATGCCAATGAAGTGTGATGCAGATGCCTTTAATTCTTGGTATGAAGATGTTGTTACAGCAAAGGTTAAAGATGAATATTCAAAGTTGATTTCATCTGGAAAATCATCTGAAGAGGCACTTCTTATTGTTCAAAAAGACAGGAGTGAATTATTGCTCTCACAAATTGAAAAAATGATTGCATAAAGTATTGACAATCAGTTTAAAAAGTGATACTATATAACCATATAAAATACAAAGGAGAGGTATACAATGGTTTTTAATTCATCTGAATTGAAGGATGTCTGTTCAAAGATCCTTGCAGCAGTGGATTCTTCAGAAAATTCGCTCATTACGGATACACTTGAATTGGAAGTAATAGGTGAATATTTAAATCTTAAAGTTACAAATAGAGAATATTATGTTAATGTAAAACTTAGGGTTGGTACTGGATTTACTTTCCATGCATCTGTTAATGCAGGACTTTTCCTTAAGCTTATTTCTTCACTTACAGAAGAAACCGTAGAACTTGAGGTTGTTGATACTTACCTTAAAGTTACAAGCAATGGAACTTATAAACTTCCTCTTATTTATGACGGCAAAGAACTTCTTAAGCTGCCAGAAATTATGATTTCAAATGTTACTCAGTCATTTGATGTTGAAAAGAATGTTCTACAGTCCATTCTTAAAAACAATCTTAATGAGCTAAATAAAGGTGTGGTTGTGAGACCTGTTCAGAAACTAGTTTTTGTTGATGAGAACGGCTCAATTACATTTACAACTGGTGCTTGTGTTGTTGATTTCAAACTTCCTAGTCCAATTAAACTTCTTCTCAATCCAAAGGTTGTTAAGTTATTCAAGTTGTTCAAAGAAGATAAAGTAAATCTTTCTTATGGAATTGATGACCTCGGAGGTGGTGTTCTCATTCCAAAGATTGTTCTTTCAGATAGTGTTGTAACTGTGAGCTCAATTCTTACGAATGATACTTCAATGTATAATAGTGTTCCTGCAAAGGCAATCAGAGATAGAGCAACTTGTCAGTACAATTATAGTGCAAATTTGAATACACTTTCAGTTCTTAATGCAATTAAGAGGCTTTCACTTTTTGCAAACAAGTCTGTAAAATCTGTTTTGAAGCTTCATTTCCTTCCGTCGGAAGTTACAATTAGTGATGAGAATGGAAATAATGAAACAATCAAATATTCAAATGATGATTTGGTTGGGTGTGATTATACAGCAAGTCTTTCAACAGATGATTTAAAACTTACTTTTGAAACTTATTCTGATGAGCATGTTTCTTGCAATTTTGGAAATCATCAGGCATTTGTTATTACAAAACAAAATGTTTATAATGTTCTTCCAGAAGTAATTTAATATGAATACCGTTTTTATTCTTTCGCATAACTCTCCTGACAAGTGTACCACTCTTGATACACTTGTCAGATTAGGTTACAAGGACAAAGTATATATTATAATTGATGATGAGGATAAATTTGTAGATAAATACAAAGAAAAGTATCCTGATAAATTAATTATATTTAATAAAAAATATTTTTTGGAAACTGCAGACAGTGGGTTTGAGACTAAGAAAACACCAGGATGCACTCTCACAGCAAGAAATGCCACGGATATGTGCGCGGAAATGTTGGGTCTTAAGCATTACATTGTTCTAGACGATGATATTACAGATTTCCAAATAACAGAATTTCTTCATAAAGAGCAAAAACTAAAAAATAGAAAAACAAGTGATTTAAATGCAGTATTTGATTTAGCTGTTGATTATATGATTTCTGCAAATATTGCTTGTTTGTCATTTTTCACTCAAAATTTGTTTATGGGCGGTTATAAAAAGATCTTTGGAAAAAATCAACCGAGCAGAAGAACAGTTTCAAATTGTCTTATAAGAAATATGAAGTTCAAAAACAGACAATTTATGTGTATGTATGAGGATTTGTGTTACTCTGTTCAAGCAAATAAGTTGGGTGAACTTGTTTTTTCTGTTCCTTTTGTGAGATTAGTCGTTGAACCACAGCACACTCAAAAGAACAATAAGCAAGAAGTAGATTCTGGCAATTTTGATTTGTATAATATTGCGGATTATGAGAGGAATTTTTTGCCTGTTTTGGCGTTCCCATCGTGCACAACCATTGTTGAATATAACAATAAGTTGACTCCAAGGATTAATTATAATTTTGCATACCCAAAAATTGTAAGCGGAAGATATAAAAGTAATTGACATTTCATTTTATTTATGTTATATATAAATTATGACTATTTATTTTGACATGGATGGGACAATAGCAGATTTGTATTCTGTTCCGAATTGGCTTGGAAAGATTTTAGCAGAAGATTCTTCCCCTTATGACCAAGCCGAGCCGTTGGTAGACACTTTATATTTTGAAAATTTATTGATGAAATTAAAAGATAAGGGATACAAATTTGGTATAATTTCTTGGGGAAGTAAATATTCAACTGAAAAATTTGTTGAAAAAGTTAGAAAATCAAAATTGAATTGGTTGAAAAAGAATCTTCCAAGGGTTGTTTTTGATGAATTAATTATTATAGATTATTCCTGCAATAAAACTTCAGTTGCAAAAGATCCATTTGGTATTTTGTTTGATGATGATAAGTTAATAAGAAAATTTTGGCCTGGTGAGTCTTATGCACCAGAAGAAATGATTGATGTATTAGAAAAATTGTTGAAGGAGGAGTAAATGGAATTATTTGATCTATTTGGTGTTGAAGAAGAACAAGATGGGAAGTATACAGTTAAGACTCAGGTTCCTCATTATGAGCCGAGTCTTTCTAAACCAACTATTTATTCCTTGATGGATGATAGAAAGTATAAATCTCTTTTGAATGAAATTGAAAAAGCAAATGTGAGTTCAGAGGAAAAAGAATTTCTTAAGTTCGCTGCAACTCGTCATATTGTATTTAATTACTCAAAGATTGCAGATTATTATGCCCATGCATCGAAAGAAATGCAGGAACAGATGGAAAATTCTGCACTTGTTATTATTGATATTAATGATGCCATTGCCAAAGGGTATGTTAAGATGTCTAAGAATATTGAAAAAATTGTCAGAACTTCTGGTGATGTTTCAAAGGCAAAAGACAACAAGTATACAGAAGAAGATTTCAGGAATGGCAACCCGTTCGACAAAGGTGCTGATGCTTTCTTTGAAGAGGTTTGATAAATGAGAGATGATTTTGCTCTTTTAATTTTATCTCATGGCAGAGCTGACAGTGTGAGAACTGTTGATGCATTTAAGGATGCAGATTACACTGGCAAGTGGTACATTGTCATAGATAATGAGGATAAGCAAGCAGAAAAATATTACGAAAATTTTGGTAAAGACCATGTTGTAATGTTTGATAAAGCTTCTTATGACGGAAAATTTGACATAATGGACAACTTTGAAGGAAGAGGTGTTCCTACTTATGCTAGGAATGCTTTTTTCGACATTGCTAAAGATCTTGGATTAAAGTATTTTGTGATGTGCGAAGATGACCATGAGAAAATTCTTGCTAGAAGGCTTGTAAATGGGGTTTTTGTAACAATATATGTCCACAATTTAGACCCAATAATTGACAATGTTCTTGAGTTTCTTGAGACTTCTGGTGCAACTTCTATTACATTTGCGGAAACAGGTGACTTTATAGGTGGAGCCAATAATGTTTACAAAAAAGGCCTCACAAGGAAAGCCATGACCTCTTTCTTCTGCAAAACAGATAATAGGTTTGAGTTCCTTGGCAGATTTAACGATGATGTAAATACATATGTTGAACATGGCAAAAGAGGAAAGCTTTTCTTCACAATGTCCAACATTAATATTCATACCGCAGAAACACAAATTCAAGAAGGTGGTTTAACTGCAAATTATCTTAAGTATGGTACTTACACAAAATCGTTTTATTCTGTTATGTTGAACCCATCAGCAGTTTGGATTAGCGAAATGGGGCAATATCATAAGAGAATTCATCATGCTATTGATTGGAATAAAGCCGTTCCAGTTATAATTAGTGATAGATATAAAAAGAAATGAGGTATTATTAAATGAAAATTGGTTTTTATCCTATGGTTGCTGATATTCTTCATGTAGGACATATGCTTGCAATTGAGGAAGCTAAAAAGAATTGCGACTATCTAATTATCGGTCTTTATTGTCATCCAAAGACAAAAAATCCAGCTCAATCAATTTATGAGAGATATATGCAGTTGAGAGCTGTAAGATGGGTTGATGAAGTTATTCCATATGAAAATGAAGAAGATGTTAGAAATATGATTTCTAGTCTTACTTTTGATGTTTATTTTGTTGGTCAGGACCATTATGGTAATGATTTTGAAGGTAAAGATCTTCTTCAATCCATGAATAAGGAAATTTACTACATTAAGAGAAATCATCCTTACAGTAGCACATATTTTAAGAAGAAGATTAATTTAGCAGATTCTTTACCTCCTAAGAAAAGGATTTAAAATTGACTAATTATGGCAAAAAATTTGAACAATAGGTGAAGAAAGATTTGATGAGATGTTTTCCCAGTTCATTTATTTTAAGACTTCCCGATTAGCAATCCGGATATTATGGTACCTCTCAAAACATTTGTGACTTTATTTTGTATGCAAAAGGAAGATTGTTCTTATTAGAATGTAAGTCTCACAAAGGAAACACTTTTCCTCTTTCCAACTTAACTCAATTTGGTAAATTATAGCAATATAAAGATATTCCAGGAGTAAGACCCGGTGTTATACTTTGGTTTATTGACCATGATGTTGTTTGTTGGATTCCAATAAATACTGTTTTATATTATGCAGAACAAGGTAAAAAATCAATAAATATTAAAGATCTTGACTCTGATGAGTATGTAATAGAAAAACTAGATTCAGTTAAGAAGAGAACTTTTTTGGAAACAGATTATTCAAAAATATTTCTGTATTGAGGTGTAATATGACACAAGAAAAGTTAGATGAAATTTACGATAAATTAGATAAAGATGTTGAATATGCAAATGAAGTTGTAAAAACTACAGTAGATAATCAAACTACAGAGTTAGACAACCTTATGACCAGCATTTATAATGACATCATTTCTGTTGAAGATCCTGCAACTTCTTCTATTGAAAAATATTTTCTTGCATTATCCAATTGCCTTTATTTCCTTGGAGAGAGACTTGAAAAAATTGGAATTTATGATGATTTGAGTAAAGCACACGCCAAAGAAGCTTATAATTTGGCATATTTGAACTATACTCAATCCACAACTGATACTAAAAAGAAAGTAACTGTGGCAGAAGCTCAGTCTGCAGCTGAGACAGATGTTACATACGAAAATATGATTAACACTATTTACGCCCGTACCTACAAGATTTTTAAGTATAAGATTGAGTCCGCTCAGACAATGCTCAGCTCTTTAAGCAAGATGCTTTCAAAGCGTATGCAAGATGAACAGCTTGCCGGTATGACAAGAGATGGTGCAAAACAATTCTTAGTTGAGGGTTAATATGGTTGATTACACTTGGTACAAAGACAAATGCCCATTTGTAGAGGTTTTTGCAAAAGCAAATTTTACAGAATATAATGTTACATTCCCACTAATCCTTAGCACCAATGAGGATAGTGATTTGTTAAGGATGCAACTCGTAGAAATATATCACGAATATTTACATTTTATTGAAGGAGAGTTAGCAAAAACTGAAAGGCATAGTTTTTCTTCTATGCCGTATGATACTGTAAAAAAGTTAAACAAAATAACTGCATACTTTATGGGATTTCTTGAAAAATCTTGTATCATAAAATATAAACCAAATGTTGTTGAGTATAGAGAAGCAGATCCAAGAAAAGCTTCCCCATTTTGTGCTTTGGTTTATACTTCTGTAATTATTATTATGAATGAGTTACTCGATGATTTGTGGAAAAATGGAATTGAAAGACAAGTCATTGAAGATGAAATTAGACCGGTTGATACTGATTGGTGAGGTTATATGGCAGAACAAAAATCACTTAGTGAAGTGCTAAAACAAATAAATAAGAAAAATGGTGTGTTGAAAGAGGATGGAAGTTTAGATCCTATTGTTACATTAGGTGTGGCAGAAACTAAAGTTCAAGGTACTTTATCATTAAGAAGTCCTGGTTTGGACTATTGTGTATATAATAAAATTCCTGAAGGAAGGATTATTGAAATTTCAGGAAAAGAAGGTTCAGGCAAAACTACTTGTGCATTTCTTTTAGCTGCTTCTTATCAAGAAAAAGAATTAAAGAGAAACCCAGACAATCCTAGAAAGATTCTTTATGTGGATCTTGAAATGACAGTGGATCCTTCTTGGGCACTGAAGGCTGGGTATGATATGTCAGCAGATGCTCCTGTTTAGACAGTCTATTTAACTCCTATGGATATGGACGGAGAACATATCCTTGACCTTATAAGAGATATTATAAAAACTGGTGAGATTGGTTTTTGTGTTCTTGATAGTATTCCATATTTAGTTGGTCAACAGGTTTATGAAGAATCTTTTGAAAAGAAAGAAATGGGTGGCATTGCAAAATTGCTTACAACTTTTGTTTCAAGAATTACTTCCTTGCTTGTAAAATATAGATGCACCTTCGTAGGGATTAATCAGTTAAGAGATAATATTGGTGGGTATGGCCCTAGTTACCAAACCCCAGGTGGACAAGCTTGGAAGTTTGGATGCTCTCTTCGGTTGATGATGAAGCGTGGAGAATTTCTTGATGAAGAAGGAAATGTCTTAAATTCAACCGCAGAATCTCCTTGGGGATATAGAATGGAAATGGCTGTTCTTAAGACTAAGGTGTGCAGATGGGATAGAAAACTTGGCAGTACAGTAATGAGTTATGTTGATGGTGTTGATCTAATTTCTGATACTGTTGATGTTGCTACAAAACTTGGACTTATTGACAATTCAACACAGGGGTATTTTAAACTTCTTGATGTTGATACGGGTGAAGTCCTTAAAGATGAAACTGGAACAGAAATCAAAGTTCGTGGTAAGAAAAACATTAAACCATATTTTAAAGAGCACCTTGATGTATTCAGAAAGCTTTATGATAAAGTTTATGAAGAAATTGCAAAAGTTGGTGATAACAAGTTAATTACATTTGAGTCTTTGATGAATTCCAAAGAAACAACTGTTGATATTGATTTTGACCAGTCAGAAGATATGTGAGAAAAATATGTATTACAATGAAGCAAATAGAATTACATTTATTTTGGACAATTACAGCTCTGAAGAAGAGATGTTCAATGATGTTGCCAATACGCTCAGAATACTTACTAAAAATGATGAGATTTGCACTTTTGAATACGAAGATTGCGGCGTATATGTTTTGCAACATAATTATGCGGACATTTCCTTCGGGACTTCTTACCCTCTTTGGGTAACTTCTGAAGAAGCAGAACAAGTTTATTTATTTAGAGAAGCAGATGATCGTGGTGAGCACGAACCAAAAGAGGATGCATAATGAATATTGAAAATGTCTCAGTCTTTAATATAGAGAACGCAATTCGAGGGATGAGAAATCCTATGAATAGCTGGCAGAGAGGGGACACAGAAGGAGATAGTATCGGTCTTTCTGATATGATTCTCGCTCAAAAGCTTGCAGCTGCCAGTTCTTCGGATAGAAAATTTTTGAGATAGATATTTGTTTCTATGGACATTACTGCACCATTATATTGGTGGAAAGAAATGGATTAGTATAAAGTTGGAACAACAACAAATTCTCAATCTACTATGCATAAAATTGCTACAACACCAATTACAATAGAATGTTTTGAGACCGACGACTATGACCCGTTACTTATTATAGACGCCGGAATTGATGATACTGGGGATACTCCATATTGTTACAAATATGAGATAGATGACTTCATCCAAAGCCAAAGCAATATTAAGTTCTATTATGAAAACTGCCTAATAAGTTTTTTGGAATTGCTCCGGCAGAGATACCTGGAGACAAAAGATAAGAAGTATTGGAAAGAACTTATTAGGTGGTTGCCAGAAAGCTGGCTCCAAAAAAGAACCTGGACTGCCAATTATGAGGTTTTAAAAACAATTTATGAGCAAAGAGTAAATCATAAATTAACTGAGTGGAAAACCTTTTGCAATAAAATAAAAGAACTTCCATATGCAAATGATTTATTAATTATTTGAGGTGTAAAAAATGAACAACAATGATTTTGACAAACTTCTTGAAAAACTTTATCAGCAAGAAAAAGAAGCTCATGCTTATTTGGAATCTTTAAAGAAGGAGAAAAATGAACAAAAACAAAAGCTCAACAAGGTACTACTCTGATATTCACGAAAAATCCATTTGCAAAGCGTTAGGTGCCATGCAGGTATCAAATTCTGGTGCTGGTAATTTTGTAAAAGGAGATTGTATCCAAAGAGATGCTTCTCTTCTCATAGAAGCTAAGACAAGTATGTCAGATAAAACTTCTTTTTCAATCAAAAAAGAGTGGTTGGATAAGAATAAAGAAGAAGCTTTTGCAAATAGGCTCTCAAATTGTTGTCTGTGTTTTAGGTTTGGCCCTGAACAAGAAAATTATTATGTTATTTCTGAAAAATTGATGAAGTTTCTGGTTGATGTTCTTGTAGATGAAGAATAGTATATAAAAGACAATGTATGATGAAGATAGTGTAAACAATATATTAGAAGCATTAACACTTATAGCCAATCAAAGTTTAAAGATCAAATTGCTAAACGATTCTGTTGGTGGTGAAGTCACCAGAATAATGAACATTTATCTTAAGTACATAACTCCTGACGTGGATGAAAAAAGCAAAGATGTGTGGAAAAAAGCAAATCAAGTTCTTTAGCAATGTGAAGTTATAAATTCTAATATAGTTGAATATAAAACATTAATTCAAGAATTGTTAAATCTTATTGCAGATTCTTAAAATTGTTATTGACAAACTGTTTTTTGTGTGATATATTGTATTTACAAAATAAAAATCCACTAAGGAGGGATTTAATAATGACAAAGAAGGAAGTTCTTGCACTCAACAATTCGGAGATTGATAAGGTCGTCAAAATCCAGGGTACAAAGTTCGACCGTAAGAAGAAGGTTTCTGCCAACACAATTTCCAATATCAGATGGCTTAGGTCTTGCGGAAAGTCTTATGCAGCCATTGCAGAAGAAACTGGTGTTTCTACAGGAACTGTTAGGTACTACACAGATCCGTTCTATAGATTTTCTGTTTGCCACACTGGCGGTACTCATGCAACTTCTTCTGTTCATACTACAGCTGAGCGTGGTGAGTATAAGAGAAAGCTTGTTTCTGCTAACGCCCATGTGATTTACCCCATGGATTAATCTTATACACTGAGCACTGCGGCAGATATTAAACTATCTGCCGCAATATTTTTAAAGGAAATCATTATGCTTTTAGATGAAGAAATTATTGAAAATAAAAATAGATTTTTAGAGTTAGTTAGCAGTATCAATAGAGAAGGAATGAATAAAGAGTTGTTGTACAGACAACTTACTGAGTCAGATTTCTTTTTTGCTCCTGCAAGTGCAAATTATCATAATAATTACCCAGGCGGCCTTTGCGAACATAGTTTGAAAGTGTACGATAATTTGTGCAAACTTGCTTCTATGTTTTATGAAAATATTTCAGAAGATTCTTTGAAAATTGTTGCTTTGTTCCATGACTTTTCAAAGATGAATTTTTATATTTCTGAAATTAAAAACAAAAAAGTTTATTCTGATAATGGTAAAAAAGAAGATTCTAATGGAAAATATGATTGGGTGAGTTTTCAAGGTTATGGTTATAAAGATGTAAAAGATAGATTTATGATTGGTAACCATGAGGAAAATTCAGCTTATATGACGAATGCATTTATCCCATTAACAGTTGAAGAATGGTGTGCAATTATGCACCACCATGCTGGGTTAGGGATAGATTCTACTAAACAAAATCCTGCAGATTATTGGACAAAATTTCCATTAAGTCTTTTCCTTTATCAAGCTGATTGCATTGCTGCATTTGTTCAGGAGTAGAGATGAGAGTTATTAAGCACGGCAAGAAAGAATTTACAGTAACTTGTCCTAGATGTGGTTGTGTATTTGCATATACCCTAGAAGAACTTTGTGAACGCTGGCCTTTAAAATTTATTCGCTGCCCTGACTGTGAGGAAGGAGTATATCATAAAGAGCAAGAAGCAGAAGCAATATCAGATTCGAATATAAGCCCCGGTGGAAACGATACAACTACTTCGGATAATTGTCCGGTATGCGGCTCGATCATGTTTTGCGACCATTCAGTTGTTTATACTTCAAACCCCCCTAAGTATAAATGGATTTGCCCAAAATGCGGATTTTCAAGATATACATATTGCGGAGCATATAATTCTTATACTGGTACAGCAGACCCATTCACTCATAAATACGACTCTGTTACAATTACAGGTTCAGATGTAAATAGTTCATCAACCATAAATAAATCGCTCAATGCAATTTCTACTTGCAAAACTTCAACTGGAGTCTGGAGTGAATAAATTTATTTAGCAAGAATTACAGAAATGCAAAATAGCATCTGTAGATAAAATTTCAGAAACAGAATACAGGATAAATAAAAGGAAAGAAACATAGGACATTCTCGAACTAAACCATTATTATGTGTTTGAACTTGCAGACTATATAATTCATCCAAGTGAAAATTTTACTTTGGCATCAAATTGGAATAAAGGTGTTGTCCCAAAGTCAAAAACAATAAAAGCAATGGTATCACAAATGTTAGGAAAAATGATAAAGGTAGATGCTGTTGGGTTGCCAGAAGATGGGACTGACTCTGGTGATGTTTATATGGGACTATGGCTTCCTCAAGGCGGCATAAAAATATTAAAAAATATTGACAATTAATCCATTATATGTTATGTTATAAACATAATTAAGAATTGAGGTGACGATTTTGGAATCGTTAGCAGTTAAGTATAGACCAAAAACATTTGATGATGTCGTTTCACAAGATTCCATAAAAAGAATATTGGAAAGACAGTTAGAATTAAATGAATTTAAGAATGCTTATATGTTTTGTGGTCCTTCTGGATGCGGTAAAACAACCATTGCCAGGATTTTTGCTACAAGAATAAATAATGGTATTGGTGTTCCAATTGAAATAGATGCTGCATCCAACAATGGCGTGGAAAATGTTAAGAACATTGTTTCTGAAGCAAATGAAAGAAGTATAGATAGTAAATATAAAATTTATATCATTGATGAATGTCATTCTTTAACCAATCAGGCATGGCAAGCATTTTTGAAATGCATTGAGGAGCCGCCTGCATACACTATTTTTATGTTTGCAACAACTGACCCTCAAAAGGTTCCAGCAACTATATTGAATAGATGTATGAGGTTTAATATTCAAAAAATCCCATCTCAAGAGATAAAAAAAAGATTGGATTTCATTTGTAAATCTGAAGGGTATTCAAATTATTCTGAAACAATAGATGCAATAAGCAAAATGTGCAAAAATCAATGTAGGGATGCTATTGCAATGCTTGAGAAAGTTGCAGCATATTCAGAAAATTTTAATACAGAGCTTTCTCTTAAGATTCTTGGCGGAATATCAACAAAAATATATTTTTCATTGATGAATAGTCTTATAGATGGAAATCAAGCAAAAGTTTTGGAAATTATAGATTATCTGTATTCAAATGGAACTGAATTAAAGTTATTTGTTGATTTGTTTTTTGATTTTGTTCTTGATGTAACAAAATATATTTTATTTAACAACATATCTGTAACAAATATTCCAGATGTGTATGAGAATGATGTAAAGTACTCTATAAAATTTGATAATAATTTGAGCTATTATAATTATGTTCTTGACAAAACTCTAGAATTAAAGAACATGGTTAAAACAGACCCAAATTTAAAGAATACTGTTGAAGTAGCATTTCTGCAGATTTGCAGATTAAAATAACAGAAAGAGGTGATAAATAGATAATGAATGCTACTAGAGTTAAAATTGTAAGAAAGCTGACCAAAGATGGATACCTTGAACCAGTTGAAATTATGATTAAAAGGTTTGAGAAAGCGTACCAGGAAGCAGGTGTCCTTTCAGATGTTAGGAAACACGAATATGCATTAAGCCCAAGTCAAAAAAAGAGGGAAAAGCAGAAGATTGCCGAAGCTAGAAGGATTAAAGAACAGAGAAAGTTGGAAAGGTATTACAGGCCCGACTCAGAATGATTGGTCAAGCTGAACTTCAAAACAAACTCAACGCTTATTCACTGTCGGATTTTCCCCGATCAGTTTTGATTGAAGGGGAGTTCGGCAGTGGTAAGCATCTTCTCGTGAAAGAATTAGCAGATAATTTCTTTGTTGATGTTGAAAACATAACAGAGAATTTAAACTATGAGTATATTTCAACATTGTTTTTAAGAACAACACCAATGTTCTATTTAGTAGATGGAACTGATTTATCTGTAAAGTCACAAAATGCATTGTTAAAATTTTTAGAAGAGCCTCCTGTTGTTGCCAAAGTATTTGTTTTATGTGAAAATAAAAATACATTGTTGGAAACCATTCAAAACAGATGCTTTTGTGTTAAAATGCAACCGTACACTTCTAAAGAATTAAGTGAATTTTCTGATGATACTTTACTCACCACTTATGCAAGGACCCCCGGGCAGATATTGGAATTTAAGAAAGTCAATTTTTCAGATATAGTAAATTTGTGTGATACAATATTATTAAAAATAGACAGTGCAAATATTCCTAATATACTTACTTTGTCTTCAAAATTTAATTTTGGAAAAGAACCTACAAAGTTCAATATAAATTTATTTTGTTCAGTTCTTTTGGATAAGGCATTTCATTATTCTGTTGACAATCAGGACTCAAAGTATTATAAAGCATACTGTAAAATAAATGAGCTGTGCAAAAGATTGTCTATATCTAATGTTGATAAAAAGAAATTATTTGAACACGAACTTCTTGAACTCAAATTTGTATTAAAATGACTATAAATGAATTAAAAGAAAAAATAGAAAAGAATGATTTATCAGAAAATATGCTGGTGTTCATACCAGATAAGTCATATTTTTTGGTGACTCAGTATATAAATAAAATAGCCAAATTAAGAAATCTTTCAGTTGTTTATATAAATGAGTTATCTTCCCCTGGCATGTTTGATGTAGAAGATGACGGAAATCTATATGTGTTCAAAACAGAAGAATATAAGTTTGAGTTTGAAAAGAAAAATCATATAATTATATCGAAGAAGACAGATTATTTTGATGCAGTAAAATTTCCAGAAGTTGAACAATGGCAAATTGTTGATTATGCAAAAAGTGTTTGCTCTGGTGCAGAAGAATCCATTATTGAAAAATTAATAAAATCAACAAATGATTTGTATGATTTAGACAATGAGCTTTATAAATTAACGATTTTTGATGAACAAATTAGAAACAGTTTATCTGTTCAATTTTATGAGGATAATGCATATTACAATATAAATTCAGTAGAAGTATTTGATTTTATAAATGCAGTTCAAAACAAAGATTTAAAGAAAATTTCATATTTATATAATGCTTATGATAAAGATGCCATGTCTTTTATTGGTCTCATGTACAAGCAAGTCAGAAATATGGTTAATTGTTCTTTGCAAAAGGTTCCAACAGAATTAAACACGGGGTTAAAACAAAATCAGATTTATGCCATAAAAAAAGTTTGTGAAAAGTATTCAAAGAATCAAATATTGAACTTGTTTCAATTTTTAAGCAGCCTTGATTACAGATTAAAATCAGGAGAATTACCAACAGAAAATCTATTTGATTATGTTTTGGTTAAAGTTTTGAGTTAGATATGAAGATTTGTTTATATTCAGATGTTCACTGGTCACAATATTCCAGTATTGTAAGAAGTAGGGGTACAAGGTATTCTAAACGATTGGAATATCTTATTGATAGTATGAACTGGGTTCAAAGGACAGGTGTAGAAGAAAATTGCACTGCATTTGTATGCCTGGGCGACTTTTTTGATAAACCTCAACTTAATGCAGAAGAAATAAGTGCATTGCAAGAGATAAATTGGTCTCATTGGCCTCAATATTTTATTGTTGGAAACCATGAGATGTTTTCGAGTGACTTATCCGTTAATTCTGTAAATTTGTTCAATTTAATGCCAAATGCAACTGCAATTACAACACCTACCATTATTTGTGACAATGTGCTTGCATTACCATATATTCTCAATTCAAATAGAAAGCCATTAAAAGAATATTTTGTTGGTGATGTTGTTCCGTCTGTTATCCTTTCTCACAATGATATTTCTGGAATTCAAATGGGTTCTTTTATATCAAAAGATGGCTTCACAATTGATGAGATAAATGAGTATGGCGGGTTATTTATAAACGGCCATCTTCACAATGGTGGACAGATTTCCAACCTTGGTTACAATATTGGAAATTTATGTGGTCAGAATTTTAGTGAAGATGCATTTTTGTATGGCCATAATATCTGGATTATAGACACTTCTACATGCGAGGTTTCAATTTTTACAAATCCATATTCTTTGAATTTTTATAAAATTGATTTTACAGAGGATAATTCCATAGAATATATTAATGAAATAAGTTCAAAATTATCTAAAAATTCTGTTGTAACTGTAAAATGTAAAGAAGAAGACCTTAATTATTTGAAGGCAAGATTTGGGACAGAAGAAGATCCATTAATTCCAAGAAATTGTAACATTGTAGAAGCGAGATTTATTGTGGAATATGATGTTCGAATTGATGATGACAGTAAGAAAGAGGCACTTTCTGTTGACCATTTACAACAATTTAGTGAATATGTTAAGTCTACTATTGGTGCAAATGATATTATTATTGAAGAGCTTAATGAGGTGTTAAAATGAATTTGAAATTTGTTTCCGTGGAACTTTTCAATTTTATGTCATTTGAAAATGCCTTTGTTGACCTTTCGGAAAACGGTTTTGTTAAAGTTTGCGGAGAAAATAACAACATAGTTGACAATGCAACTAGCAACGGAAGTGGAAAGAGTGCAATCTGGGAAGCAATTAATTGGTGTTTAACTGGAAATACTATTAGGGGTTCAAAGGATGTGGCAAGACAAGATTGTGAAGATGGATGCCTTGTTAACTTGATCTTTAAAGTAGATTCTGATACATATGAGATAACTAGAACAAAAAATCATATAAAATATAAAACCAATTTATTCATTAAAAAGAATGGAGAAGATGTCTCAGGAAAAGGTATTCGTGACACAGAAAAACTTCTTGTTCAATATTTACCAGATCTGGATTCCAATCTTGTAAACTCAACTATAATTTTAGGTCAAGGCCTTCCTATGAGGTTTACAAACAACACCCCGTCAGGAAGAAAAGATTTGCTTGAGGTTCTTAGCAAGTCAGATTTTATGATTTCAGATCTTAAGGATAGAGTTTCTGAGCGTAAGAATTATTTGTATGCAAAAAAGAAAAATGTTGAGAAAGAAGAAAACAAGTATGAAACCTTGATGGAACTTTCACAAAATAGACTTGATTTTCTTAGACAGACTCTTGAAGATCTTAAAAATGAGGACTTGTCAGATTGGTCAGATAAGAAAGAATCCATTGAACAAGAAATTTCTAAAATTGAAAATGATATGGATGATTTGTCTCACAAATATGGTCATTCATTGAACGAAGAAAAAGATTTACTTGTTTCTAAAAAGGTTTCTTTATATAAAGATTCTACTACGGCTAGTGAGCTCAAAACAACAGAAAAGGGAATTTCTCTAAATGACATTACAGCAAGAGTTTTTGAACTACAATCAGAAATAAAGCGTGTAGAATCTGAGATAAACAAGCTCGAGTCCATTAAGGATGTTTGCCCGACTTGTGGGCAAAAAATACCAGGTGTCCACAAAGCAGATACAAGTTCTTTACACAATGAACTTGACTCATTGAAGTCAAAACTTTCGGAAAAAATTACTGAAAAAACAACTTTGTCTGAAAAGTTTGACAAAGAAATTCAGGAAATTAAAGATGAGTATGCTTCTTATATTACGGAAGTAGATAAACAAATTAATGGTGTATCTTCTGAAATTATCAAATTTTCTGACTTGCAAGATAAACTTTCAGAAAAACTTGAAGAAATTAAACTCATTGAAAACAAGATCGAATCTCATGAGTCAAATATAAAAGCTTTAGAGAATGACATTAAGTCAGAGGTTGATAGTGAGAGTGAGTCTCACAGGATTTACATTGAAAAGAAGACAGAACGAGAAGACATTGATAAGCACCTTGAAGTTCAAAGCAGTTTTGAAACAGTACTTAAAAGGGATTTCAGAGGAATTCTTCTTCAAAATTGTATAACATATATAAATAGCAAAGCCAAGGAATATTGCAAAAAGATATTTGATACAAATTCAATAGAATTTGCATTAGATGGAAACAATATTTCTATTAGTTATGCTGGTAAAGAATACGAATCTTTGTCTGGTGGTGAAAAGCAAAAGATTGATTTGATTATTCAATTTTCCATTAGGGATATGCTTTGTACTTACTTGAATTTTAACTGCAATTTGCTGGTACTTGATGAATTAACTGACAATTTGGATTCTATCGGGTGCAAAAAAGTAATTGATTTCATTTCAACAGAATTAACTGATATTGATAGTGTATTTATAATAAGTCACAGAACAGATCTTGAAGTTCCTTATGATAAAACTTTGACTGTTACCAAAAATAATCAAGGAATAAGTAGTTGTGTTTTACTCTAAGCCGCATAATGTAACTTATACTCAAATGGCAATTTGGATAGATGAGAACGGTCATAAACCAGATTGTGATTAGCAAATGTTATTTGAGTATCTGTATCATTTGTGCTATATATTGTCTTACAAATGGAAATATTTTAATACTTAGAAAGATTATGATGAATTTGCAATTTTTTCTGCAGGCATCCTATTTAAAAGATATGTTTAGTAGAGTCAGCTACAGCCAGTTAAGAGCAGTTTAAATTATATCAAAAAAGTTTTAAGAATATATAAAATTCAATTTCAAAAAGAATTTTTTTAGGAAAATATAACTCGTGACATTTAGGATGAAAATGTAAAATATAATATTTCTTTTGAATATGAATTGTAGGATAAATGTTCCTAGTTAAATAAAGTTGAATTTTTAGTGTATCTTCAAGATATTCCGAGAACAATTTTGGGAAGTTTGACTAACAGCATACCAAAGAAAAAACATTCTTCTGAGTTTACAAATATCTATTTAAGTTGTTTACTTACATTTCTTGATTTGATTACTCCTTCTGTTCAGGAACAAAAGCAACTCGACTCAATTCAAAGAAGTGATTATATTTATACAAATTTATACTTGTAGTTGTATAAAATTCCGGATGGGTATAAACCTGTCTTGTATCATCTTGATAAAACATATGAGGATTATATTTTATTATTGGTGAAACGAATACGAGCTTCTATAAGAAATGATTTGAAAGAACTCTTATATCAACATTTTCCGATAAATGATCTTTATTAGGACATATTGGAACAATTTTAGGAAAGCAATGATAACTGATAATTTGAAAAGGTTGAACACAAGAGATATTTATTCTATGTTGTTGTTTGTCTTATTCAAGATGCAACAAATACCGGGTCAATCAACCTTAAGTGAATTAATTTATATACTTGACAAAGAATCTGTTCTCAAATTGTGTGAATTTTATGGCGGTCAGACCATAACAATTCCAACAATAGAAGATTTGGAAATATTGGTATATTGTTTAATTGTTTATAACGATGTTGTTTTAGAAAAACAAGACTTAGAAAAAGTTTTGAAGAAGTTACCTGTTGAAACCCATGTACTTAAGAAAATAAAAACAAAGTATATAGAAGTTGCAGAAACATTGGAAGAATATGAGTTCTTTTCGAGATAAATTAGTATCAATGTCAAAAGAATTGACAAAATACGGAAAACGTGATAAAACACAACTAATGGAAGATTATGTTTCTAAAAGATTGGAAAAATCTGTATCAACTTATTACGACCAGATGTTCTCATATATGGAAGCACTTTCTTCTTACAATACATTAAAAGTTGTGCGAAGATTAACTAAACTGGACAACAAAAAAGATGTATTATGATAATGTTGAATTAAAAGATTGGTCAGATCTTGTAGAAAAAACAGCAAAACAATGGAAAAATGGTTTGTCAGTTGAACAGTGGGCAGGCACAACCACAGAAGAAATATTCAATTGGATAAATACTGGCACTGTAGCAATACCTGATGAAATGACTTATGAAGACATAAAAATGTTTTCTAGAGATGTTTGTAATGCTGTTAATGATGACGGAATTGAAGAACTTTCATAGCAGGAAAATAATAATGACTATTGATATTTATTCTGATGTTTCTGATTTATTGGGTTTGTATAAACAACAATTGGATTAGATTTCAGATGCAGTTCAAAAAGATATATGTCAATGTATTTTAGAATCTATCGAGAATGAGGAAGATGTTTGTGTTGTCGATATAGGCATAGGAAACCTCATTATAGGTATAGATGAAGATGGGTTGGAATATAAATTCATACCATCAGATAAATTAGAAGATATGATTAGAAGTTCTCTTGAAACTGGTGAAAGTCCTCTTCAAAAGCAAGTTGAAAACAAAATTACAAAGCGCATGCTTAGAATTTACAAGGAATTATTCTGATGGATGACCAATTGTTAAATTTATCTGTGGAAGATTTAAGAAATAAACTTTTATCAACTACAGATAACCAAGAACTTACAGATTTAGTTTCTCTGTTCAATTTAAACTTAAAAAAGAAAGAAATAGTTAGAGCTGATGTTTTGTCAGATTTGTAGGATAAATTAGCTCAACAAATGGAACAGAGGATACAAAAGCATTCAGACACATTTAGCAACAGAGATTTGCTCGAATATTTAAATGCAATTCAGGCAATTTTGAATAAACAAACAAAAACAGTAGAAGGTCCTGCACCTACTATTGCAATTCAGAATAATGTGGTAATATCAGATAACACTCAAGAATTAGATAAAGATTCTAGGGATAAAGTTACTGATTTAATAAAAAATATATTAAAACAACAACAGGCAGATGTATTTATTGATGAACCCGATGTTGTGGAACAAGGAGAATAAAAATCTATTATGTTTGACAATGAATTAAAGACTTTGTACGACTCTAAGGAAGAACTTGGCCTTACTTGGAAAGATATTGCTGAAACATTAAACAAAAAGTATGGCACAGCTTATTCTGCAGATGCTTGTAGAAAAAGGTGCTCTAGGCATTGCGATAATTACGAACAGTTAGAATTTAAGTTTGAACCAGAACCACAAGAAAAAGAAAACGATTTCAATATTCAAGAAGAATTTGACATTAGGAAGGAAATTCAAAGACTTCGTGATGAAAGGTCTCAGTTAAATAGTCTTTATAGACAAGCCACAAGAGAAGATTTTTTGAAGGATATTGCAGTTGAATGCGCTGAAAAAATTGCTAAAGAATACCCTTTTAAAGATGTATTTAAAGTAACGGAAAGAAAAGTTTCAGATAAGGATGGTGTTCTTCTTCTTTCTGATTGGCACTATGGAATAGAAATAGACAATCATTGGAATAAGTACTCCCCAGAAATTTGCAAACAAAGAATTGCAACTTTATATGGTGAGGTTGTTGGGTTTATTCATAATTATGACATTCAAACCCTCTATGTTGTAAACCTTGGGGATCTTATTTCGGGAAGAATCCATTCCCAATTAAGAATTGAGAATCGTGAAGATGCCGTTAGTCAAACAATGCACGTGGCAGAATTACTCGCATCTTTCCTGTATGAACTTTCAAAAGAAGTCGAAATTGAGTATTATGATTGTTTAGACAATCATTCAAGAATAGAACCAAACAAGAAAGAATCTTTACGACTTGAGTCACTTGCCAGAATTATAACTTGGTATCTCAAGGAAAGATTTTATTCATTTGAAAATGTCAGAATAAATTTTAACACTTATGCAGATGATATTTTAACTTTCACTACTGGATGGGGATGGAATGTTGTTGGTGTTCACGGAGATTTAGATTCTCAAAGGTCAGTGATAAAAAATATGAGGGGTATGTTGGACATTAGGCCAGACCTTGTTTGTACTGCTCATATGCATCATTTTAGCGCAAATGAAGAAAATGAGTGCATTTTGATTTCTAACCCTTCTGTTATGGGAACTGATAGTTTTGCTGAAAGTAAGAGACTTTCTAGCTCACCTGCGCAGACTTTAGTGATTATGGATGCAAATTCTCCAGCCTATGCCATTCATAGAATTGCATTGGATGAGAAAATATATTCAAAGATTGTTGAATAAGTCCTTTATGGTAAGGTCAACAAGAAAGGAAAACAATGAAATACTATTCTGATTTGACTAAGAAAATTTATGAGTCAGAAAAAGAGCTTTGTGAAGCCGAAGACAGAATGAAGGCAGACGAAGCTGAAAAGGAAAAGAAAGCAGCTATTGTTTCTAATGAAAAGAAGCAACTTGCAAAAGCTGTTGAAGATGCAGAAAAAGAGCTTGATGAGGCCTACAAAGAGCTTGATGCTGCAAGAGAACAAGCAAGGTTACTTCAGAAAGAAACAATCAAGAAGATGGAAGACCTTGTTCATCCTGTGGAAGAAAAGGTCAAATCTCTTCAGGCCAAGAAATTTGATGCAGTCCATGCATTTAATGTGAAGTATGGCCCATTTACTACAACTATCACCGGTGCTAAAGCTGCTGAAGAAATGACCCGTGTTTGGCGGGCATTTGACAAATTGTTTGATTTTGATTTCTTTTTCTGATGTTCAGTCAGAATAAGTACTGAAGTGCCCTCTCTGCTATGGCAGAGGGGACACCTCAAATTTTAACCAGGGAGATAACAATGTCCTTAAAGCATTTTACTGAATATTATAATGAATTATCACAAAATTATACAGATATGGTCAACGGGCTGCACGAGTTAGAAGTTGCTTGCTCTACTGGTATGGTAGAACCAGAGAGAGTTGAGCAATTTATGAAAACCATGCAGCCTATTAAAGACTCATTCTTATCTGTTCAATACATAAAATATCTTTTGGACAAACCTAATAAAAAGGAAAAGCAGAAAAGATATGAACAACAATATAAAAAACTAGACAAAATAAAGTTTGAAAATCTACCCGAAGAAAACAGAAAGAAATTAAAGGAATTAAAATGAAAGAATTATTGTAGGACATTGGCATAACTGAGTCTGGGTATTATACAGAAGACGATGAATATGTCATTGAATTGGATGACTCAAATTAGTACAGTAGAATATTCAGCCTCCTTGAAAAAAGCAATGAAGTCCATGAGGTTGAAGACGATTCTGTGTTTGATTTGGAAAAGAATACTTTGTATTTTGAGTCTGAAGATTATGACATTGAACTAAGTGCAGATCTTGATGATGATTTTTACAAATTAACAGTTAGAAGTAAAACTGGAGAGTAAAATGGCAGAAGTTAAAGAATTTGTTTATGATTTAGAAGAACTTGGTCAGAGGAGTGATGAGCTTGATGTTCGTAAAGAAAATAAGCTTATTAAATCAATTGTTCTTGATTTGAAATTTACTCTCAGGGAACATAATCTTTTGGGGCTTTCTGCCCCACAAATAGGAATTTATAAGAGGGTCATAATTCTTAATTTTAATGGTGACATTAGATCTTTTGTGAACCCACTTATAACAAAATGTGAGGGGTTATCATTTAATAAAGAATCCATTCCAAATATTCCCGATAAATTTTTCTTGGTGCCGAGGTACAATAATATTGAGGTTGCATTTGTTACACCAACTGGTAAAATCCAAAATTATAATCTTTTGGGAGTAGCGGCTCATATAATGCAGCAGCAGATTGACCTGTTAGAGGGAATTTTCCCTTCAGATGTTGGATTTGAAATTGATGAAGATTTTGAAAATGCATCTGAAGAAGAAAAAGAAGAAGTAATGCAACTTTTCCTTGAGTCTCTTGACATTAAGAAGGAAGAACTTGAAAAAGAAATTAATGAAAATGACGATCTTAAAAAGATGAGAGAAGGTATTAACTTTATTCATTCAGTCGCACGTGGTGAAACAAAAGTTATTCCGGGATCTCTTCTTGAAATGGATAAAGAAAACAATAAAGAAGAGAAAAACGATGAACCAGATAACACTTGACGGAATTATTAGAGATATTCAAGATTCCCATGTTATCAATGATGTTTAGTATCAAAAAGCTCATTTTATTGTTAGGAATTCTAACGGAAAAGAAAGCATTTTAAATCTATAGTTTAAAAAGTTTCAATGTAATGCAAAAGAAGGAGATCATTTATCAATTATTGGTAATGTGAGATCTTATTCACAAAAAATAAGTGAAACAAAAAACCATGTTACAGTTTATGTGTTTACCTATTTTGATGAAGCAGAACCAACAGAAGAAAATACTCCTCAACCAGCAACATTTTTAGTAGACGGAAGAACTTGCAAAATAGAAGAATTAAGAAAATTAGAAAATGATAAAGTGAATATACACTTCATTTTAGCAAATAATATTTTCCAAGGAACTTCTAAGCTTAATAGTTATTTGCCTTGTATTGCTTGGGGAAAATGTGCAAAAGAAATTTCTAAACTGTAGAAAAATGACAACATTGTTATAACTGGAGAATTAAGAAGTAGGGAATACAAAAAACCACTCGGTAATGGTGAGTTTGAAATTAGAATGGCTCATGAGTTGGTTGTCACAGATTTTAGGAAGTTACAAAATGAAGAATAGCTATCTGTATCTTAAACAAGTTTAGTACATGGATTCTGTTACCATAGATGATATTGGTAATGTTATACTTGACGGGTTTAACGATTATGGTGAAGAATTTTTTCTTATTATAAGAACAGTTTTAGGTGTCTCAAGAATTCTTGAGTATGGTCCAATACAATAGGGTGTCACTACTTTTTGCCAATGCACTTTTTAGCAAATGGATTATGACGATAGAAAAATTGATAAAATTGTTGATAAATTTCTTACAGATAAGAAAAATTTAACACAAGTTTAGGCATTTGATGTTTCAAAAAAAGATGATTTAATCAACTGCACAGATAGGTTGCCAAATATAGTGGGGTTTTTATATGATACAAAGACAACAAATTAAAGACTTTCATAAAAAAATAATTGGTTATGTTGATACCGACACCACTACTGGTGTAAAAACAGTTAGAACATTTGGTATGAAAATTGTTGGAACATATGACCCAAAAACGGACCTTACAAGAGATTTTTATAAAAGGATAATCGGTCACGGTGACCTCACAATGATGTTGTTGCAACAGGAGAATTCAAAATAATGCTAATAAGACTTCGTTATTGGTTACAAAAACATATCAAAATGCCATTCCAAAGAGCTGTGAGGGGGTATTGTGACTATGATTTATGGAATATAAATTGCTGGTTTTTAGATACAATGTCAAAAATGCTCCTAAGGTTATCAAAAGAAGCTGTTAGCTACCCAGGCAGGGGTAAATACATTGAGTTCGAACCGTGGGCTAAAGATCTAGAAAAATATGGTCATATGGCCAAAAGACTTTATGATGTTGACTATGATTTAAGAACTGACGATTATAAGAACGACCTTGAGGAGTTTTTAAGTTGGTTCAAAGAATATTTTAAAGAATTGTGGGATTGAGAAAGATGATTACATTGTATAGTACAAATTGCCCAAAGTGCAAAGTACTTGAGCAAAAATTAAAGAAAGCTAATTTAGAATATGTTGTTGTTGACGACATTGATAAAGTTGTTGAATATGGAAGACAACATGGAATAAAAACTGCTCCCATTTTAGACATTGATGGGGAAGCATATGATTTTGCTAAGGCTCTCGACTATGTAAAGTATAAGTGAAAGGCAACTTATGGAAAAGAAAATTTCTTTAACTAAAAACTTTGAAAATCAAATTAATAAGTTGCAAGAAAAATATGGGGAAGAATTTTCTTACCTTAATGGTCTTTCTGATGAATAGTTAAGCAACACCGATTTTCTTAATAAATTTGTTGATGCCAAAGTTGTTGCAGACGCCTCTATAGATGGTAATGCCAATATAAAAAGAAAAGATATTGTTACCCTTATGAAAGAAATGGGTAAACCTGAGCAGAAACTTCTAGCATATCATAAAATTTATCTTGAATTAAATCAAAAGTATGGGTTTAAGACTGCTAATGAGTGGTTTGAAAATGAATGGAATAAGCAACTTTATCTTCACGATGCAAACACCTCTAGTTTTATTCCTTATTGCTATGCATATGATTTGAAGAGGTTGGCAGAAGAAGGATTGTTTTTTACAGATATTCCAAATCCTCAACCTGCAAAACATCTTCTTACATTTGTTGATTTTGTTAAAGAATTTATATGTTACACTTCAAATAGAACTTCTGGTGCAGTAGGACTTCCAAATGTAATTCCATATATGTATTATTTTTGGAAAAAAGATATTGACTCTGGTTATTGGAAAGGGGATCCAAAACAATACGCAATGCAAAATATCCAGAGGTTTATCTTTGCTGTTAATCAGCCTTATGTGAGAGATGGGGTTCAATCTGCATTTACGAACACTTCTGTGTTTGATATGGAATATTTGATTGCTTTGTTTGGCGGTTCTGAGTTTCCAGATGGAACTTATATGGTTGATGAACTTCAGGGCATTATGGACTTCCAAAAGTGGTACATGGAAGAAATGTCAGACATTAGAGCAGTCAATATGATGACGTTCCCTGTTAACACCATTAATCTTCTTACAAATGAAGATAAGACAGATTTCATGGACAAAGAATTTGCAGAATGGGCTATCAGGCACAATATGAAGTGGAATGATAGTAATATTTTTGCAGATAACAGTGTTACAAGTCTTTCAAACTGTTGCAGACTTAAATCCAATATAAAAGATCTTGGATATTTTAACAGTATTGGTGGTACTAGTTTAAGAGTTGGGTCAGTTAAGGTTTCAACAATAAATTTAGCAAGATTGGCATTGAAGCATAAAACAGAAAAAGGATATTTAACTGATCTTAGAAAGATTACAAAATTAAATCTTCAAATGCTCGATTGTCAAAGAGACATTATAAAGAAAAATATCAGTCGTGGTTTGCTTACAAACTACGATTCTGGATTAATTGATTTGTCCACACAATATTCCACTATTGGTGTTATGGGTATTTATGAGACCATGAAGACTTTTGGGTATGTGTATAAAGATGAATTCGGAAATACCTTCTACAAAGATGAAGCATTTGAATTTGGTAAGAAAATATTCGATGCTATTCATCAAGTAAAATCTGAATTTTCAGTTGATAAGGATTATGCAATCAATCTTGAAGCAGTTCCTGGAGAAGCATGCGCTGTTAAATTCTTGGCTGCTGATTCTATGTTATACCCTGAAAAAGTTTGTAATGACCTTCCTCTTTATGGTAACCAGTTCATTCCTCTTGGCATTAAAACCACAATTCAAGAGAGGGTTAGAATTGCTGCTGCATTTGATGAATATTGCTCAGGCGGCTCTATTTTACACTTAAACATTGATGCACCATTTTCAAACTATGAACAAGCCTATTCAATGACAAAGTACATTATAAATAAAGGTGTTTCTTATTTCGCTTTTAACCCAACTCTTTCCGTATGTAAAAAGGGTCATACTTTTTACGGAAATACTTGCCCAATTTGTGGTGGTTCTGTTTATGAAAAATTTACAAGAATAGTTGGGTTTTTCACACCAATAAGTTCTTGGGGAAGTGAAAGAAGAAGAGAGTTCAATTTAAGAGAATGGCACCCATTTGAAGATGTCAATGATGTTCTTAAGTAAATATTGACAATTTGAGATAATGTGTTATAATGTAATTGTAAATTCTTCTAATAACCGCGCTTGTAGCTCAGCAGGCTAGAGCACTTGACTTTTAATCAAGGTGTCGGGCGTTCAAATCGCCTCAAGCGCATTGAGGCGATTATGATTTTAAAGTTTTGTGTTGATGAAGATTTTGTAAATTATAAAGAAGCTAGCATGTTTCTCGGAGCTTCAAGTTGCACCTTTAAGTGCGACATTGAAAGTGGTAAATGTATTTGCCAGAACAGCTCTTTGAGAGCTCAGCCGGTATTTAATATTCCAAATGCAGATATAGTGAAAAGGTATTTATCAAATGATTTAACTCATTCAATTGTTTTTGGTGGGTTGGAACCTTTAGATTCTATAGACGATGTTTTGGAAATTGCAACTCTTCTTAGACAGAATTCTATGGATAAAATCATAGTTTACACAGGTTACACAGAAGAAGAATGTTTAGCATTAGATAAATTTAAAAAGTTAATAAACCTTAAAAATATTGTTGTGAAATTTGGTAGGTTTGTTCCAAATCAAGAACCTCATAAAGACAATTTTTTAGGGGTTAATCTTGCAAGTAATAATCAATATGCTAAAGAATATTTGTAACAGTAAAAATTATTTTAATGAGGTTAAGTATGGATTTTGACTTTGATTTTGATTTGCCCGATAATATTCCAACAGGAGAAACATTTGAGTATTATAATGGTCTTTCAAACCGTGAGCTTTGGATTGATACCATAGTTGATGTTGATGAGGGAACCCTTTTAATTATTAAACAAATTCTTAGATGGAATAGAGAAGATAAAGATCTCCCAGTAAATAAAAGAAAACCTATTTTCCTTTATTGTTTTTCTTTCGGTGGGGACCTTGATATTTGCAATTCAATAATTGATACAATAAGACTTTCAAAAACTCCAGTTTATACAGTTAATGCAGGTAGGTGTATGTCTGCAGCGGCTTACATTTATATTGCTGGTCATAAACGATTTATTATGCCTCATTCTTATTTCTTATTTCATCAGGGTAGTGGTACTGTTGGTGGTACAGCAGCTGAAATGAAGGCCCAAATGGAACAATATAATAAGCAGGTTGAAGATCTTTCAGAATTAATGAGAACTTACACCAAATATTCAGATGATAAAATTAAAACAAATATTATGACTGAATGGTATGTAAGGGCAGATGAAGCTCTTGAAAATGGTGTGTGCGATAAATTAATTAAATCTTTGGATGAACTCATTATTGCATAATAAATTTAATAGCACCCAAATAAAATTGGGTGCTATTTTTATCTAACGAGGTGTTTATATGGCTAGACCAGGCGACATTCCAAAAAGTGAAAAAAAGAAAGAACAGCTTCCTGAAGTAAAATACTATGTTGAAAAAGAAGTGGATTCTTACGGGTTTAAAAAAACAATGGCACAACTAGAAAAGAATAATTTTGTTGTTGACAAAATCAATGGAATGATTTATATTAGATTAAATAAAAAAGATAATTTCAAAGAATGTTACTCAAAAATAGAACAAATTATACTCAAAGAAAAATTTAAAGGTTCCTGGGGAGTTTGCTACTAGACAGAAAAGGAAGGTGGTTAATAATATGTTGTTCAAGTTCACTAATGAGTTTGGAGCTACATTTTTTATCCTATCTAATTATATAAAATGTTTTTATGAGAATAAAGGCACCATGAGGGATGTTCATTTAAAAGCCAAGAGTGTTCTTGAAACTGTACAAGGTGACCTATATTATCTTCAAACTTCTGTGGATGATATTGTTAAAATTATGATGGCTGGCAGAGAGGAAGATTGAAATGACATATAAGAAAGGTGATATGGTCCTTGTAATCACCGAGGACGGGTATCATAAAAAGAGAGGGTTGTTCATAGGAAATAAATATGTAATTGAAAGAGTAGCAACTTTTTCCAACAATCAATGTGCAGATCAGTTTGAAGAATTTCTTTGTAGATTTTTAGATGTGAAGGAGCCAAAAGGATAAGCCAATTAGTGAAATCCCTGTTTGGGCTCTGTGGGTTATGTTCAATGGAGGCAGAAAATAATGTTGAAATTTTTTGCAAGCTTTGGTATTGCTATTGGTATTTTATTTCTTGATGTTCTTTCTTGCTTGTTCTTTACTTATATGTGGGCGGGTAAAGACGGAGATGTTCTTGATGATGGGTTTATTGTAATGGCAGTAGTAAACACTCTTGGTTTTTCTATTGTACTTGCTATTATTATTGTGGAGAAGTTTTTATGAGCAGATACATTGATGCAGATGATTTCAAAAGGGAAATGGAGAAGTATCTTCCCGATGACAGAGAACTTGCATTAAAGGTGCTGAAAAGCATAAAGACTGCAGACGCCCATGAGAATGTTCATGCTCATTGGACTTTCAGGCAACTTGGTGGATGGCACTGCTCTAAATGTGATGAACAAGCACCCTTTTGGTGTATGGCAAACACACAGAACTTGTCGAATTTCTGCCCAAAATGTGGTGCAGTAATGGATGAAAGGAGCGAAAATGAAGAGACTAATTAACGCTATACAGAAATATGACAAGTGGATAAATTGGATTGTGGAGAAACTTGACAAATGGCTGGATCAATTTACGGAAACATCTGGGGAGAATGACAATGGCAAGATACATTGATGCAAATGAGCTTTTGAAGGCAATGGACAGTTGGGACAAGTATGGGTTTTCCCATTCAGGTGCATTTGTAAGAGAGCCAGAAAATGACGATTATGTTTCCTATGTCCACTATGAAGATATGGTGAAATGTGTGGAAGGTATGCCAACCGTTGATGTGATGGAAATGTTTATTGATGAACTGACAAAGAAGATTTCTGGACGTATTATTCAAGCCCTCGAAGCAAATTATGAGATTATCCCAAAAAAGCCTGTGGTGCGGTGCAAGGATTGCAAGTGGCATAGTAAGTTTCTTGGCGAAGGATTTTGTTCGAACTTTAGCATAACCGGATTTGAGAATGATGATTATTGTTCGTATGGGGTGAAGAGAGACGATGCCAAGATACATTGATGCAGATGAGCTTATGGAACAGATGGAAAATGCTTGTATGGGGGTTATGAGTGGGTGCGACCCATTTAATTAGCCATTGAAAGTTCTTGAATCTGCCCCAACCGCCGATGTGGTAGAGCGTAAGAGGGGGAAGTGGGTCAGAAAAGAAATTCACTCGAACTGGAGCGATTGGACGGAATATACTTGCTCATTATGCGGGGCAACTTTTAAAGGGCTATATAAGGCGAACTTCTGTCCAAATTGTGGAGCAGAGATGGGATAAAGGAGAGAAGATGGCTGATTTGATGACATTTCCTAATACTGTTGAAGAATTTATGGAGAAGTACAAAATTGTTGACAAGGAGCAAGTATATACAAACGGAGCAGAATTAGTCCCGATTTTCCGAATGAAACAATGGTTTGAGCATTTACCTACAGCAGATGTTAGGGAAAATATCCACGCTCATTGGGAAGATTGGTCTTTTTTAGGATGGGATATGGAAACCCATTGGCGAAGAAGATGTTCTAATTGCCTTTGTGAGAGGGAGGACGATAATGAAGAAAAGGACACCCCGTTCTGCCCGAACTGCGGAGCGGAAATGACAGGGATGAGAGGTGAACAAAATTGACAATATGGATTTACTCTTTTGATGACGGAACTGAACTTAAACTGATTGATGTGGGATTTTCCACGGCAGAGCTTTGGAAGTTAGCAGAACTGCATGGCAAGTGTTCCATTTCGCACAAGCGGATATGAGAAGAGGAATAAGATGCAGAGATATATAACAGTTGAGGATGCTCTAAATTCAATGTGCGACAGTTGTGATGCTAAACACGCTATTTGCGCTCATTGTCCGTGTAAACACTATGAAGCCGTTGAGTGTACTCCTTCTGCCGATGTAAGAGAGAACATTCACGGAAGATGGATTGTTGATGAGGATGGGAACCTTGAATGTTCTGTGTGCGGGCATCATGGAGTTGGGGATCTGTATTGCGAACGATGCGGCGCACGAATGGACGAATCTGAAGGACCGACAATGGAAGAATATATGTATGGACAAGAAGGGAGCGAAGAAGATGGGAGTTTGTGACGATCTAATCAGCAGACAGGAGGCGGTTGCTTATGCTATTTCCGGCCTTACAAGGGAGATTGACGGTGAGAAATGGATAAGGGTGTCGGAAGTACGTGAAAGCATTAAGGCACTGCCGCCCGCACAGCAATGGATACCAGTAACGGAGCAGTTGCCGAAACTTGGCGAAAAGGTTTTGGTATCAACTAAAAATACTGTATTTACGCAAGTGTTTAAGCGTATTTACGGCACACCCGATAGATGGGGGTGGGAGCATCACTCCGTCAAGAAGGTAACTGCTTGGATGCCACTTCCGAAGCCGTATAAGGAGGGCCTGGGCAATGCCAACGAGATTGATTGAAGCATTAAAAGACAAGACAGCAGAAGAACAATGTGACTTCATAAGATGGCTTGTGCTTGATTATGCTATGTGTTTTACAGACTCAAGAGAAGCAGTGATTGAATGGTTGAAGGAAAGGATCGAAGATGACGAGATTGGTGAGACACATCAAGGTTGAAGATGCCATCAAAGTGGCAGACGAAGAGTGTGGTGAGTTCCGGGGGATTTTCGGTCAGATAAAAGAACGGTTAGAAACCATGCCCACCACAGATGCAGTGGAAGTGGTGACATGCAAGGATTGTGTGTTTCTTGAAGTGCTGAACTCTGAATAGTATTATGCACGATGCAAATGGCATGGGAGACTATTTCCGAGTTTTGGCAACCCAGACACAAGGTATTGGTTTTGTGCTGACTGTCAGAGGAGAGAAGAATGAGCAGATACATTGATGCTGAAAATGCAATTTCTGTGCTTGAAATACTTTCAGATAAGTGCACTGATGATAAGGTTTTTGAACAAGCCATATCCGTACTAAAAGATGTTCCGACTGCTGATGTAGTTCCAAAAGAAAAAACAAATAAAGCATGGGTTGTTATTAGGCTTGGCAAATGGTGTCATAAAGCAACTTCTATGTTCTTATATGACAGAGTTTACAAAAATGGTTATAAGTGGACACCTTTTTGTTTGAAGACTTTTCGATATGTAGGAGGCTGACTATGGCAAGATACATTGATGTGGAAAAACTCATTGACTTCAAGTTTTCGTATATCACAAATGAACGCTATAAAGACGGAAAACGGAAAAGTGAGGACGAGATATATGCATACAAGGTCGGGTACAATGAAGCAATAGATAATATCATACGGTTTGCCACAACAGCCGAGGAAGAAAAGGTAGCAATAGAATACTGTATGAAGAAGGGTCTTGTAATGATTCCAATGGACTATTTGGAAAAAGTGATTGCGTATGAAAATCGAGGTACTGTACTATGAGTAGATACATTGATGCTGATTTACTGAAAACAGATTATTTTGCACTTCCGTCTACATCAGGGACAACAGTTAGTACACAGTATGTCTCATTATTTCAAATACTTAATACCCCTACCGCCGATGTAGTGGAAGTGGTGCGGTGTAAGGAGTGTGTAAGGCACAACTCTTGCAACTTTGAACAGTATCAAGGTCTTGATGGTTTCTGTTCGTTGGGCGAAAGGAGAGAATGATGGCAGAGGTAAAAATTGATTTGCAGGACCTATTGGCAAAATCAAATTTTGTACAGGTAGTTCGGTGCAAGGATTGTAAGCACAAATACTACGACAGTGACCAAATTATATGCCAGAAGTTGTATTGTTGTGACGGTGATAATTTTGTACCATTCGATGATGATTTTTGTTCAAGGGGAGAAAGGAGAGAAGAATGATGAATTGTGGATATGGAGAAATGGCAACTTGTGAACTGACGGAGAATAAACCAGAAACGGCAAAGTCCGTTTTAGAGGAAATGGATGGTATTCTCAAGGAACTCTCTACCGAACTACGGAGAATTGATGATGCGATTTATTCTCCTCAAAATGTTGAAAACACAGTAAAATCAAATGAGCCTACTGCACCAGAGGGTTTTCTTGAAACATTGAACAGGCAGAGATGTGTTGCAAGAGACTCGTTAGCCTTTGCCATCCGCATTAGAGAAGGGTTGTGGTGATGATGCCTGACGATGAGGTGGACTACGATCCTTGCGAGGAATGCCATGAGCGTGGGGACGATTACTATCAAGACGAGGACGGGGATTGGATGATGAGGTGCTACGATTGTCCGTTATGGGAAAGGAGATATGATGAATGACCTAATCAGCAGAAAAGCGGCGATTCGATGGGTTAAAACCGAATGTAATCCATACGGAAAACCTACACTTGATTTTGAAAGTGGCAAAAAGGTCATAGAGCATCTTGAGCAGATGACACCCGCACAGCCGGAACGGAAGCACGGAAAGTGGGTTGACCCGGCGACCATTGATGTTTATAGATGCTCTGTTTGTGAAGAGTATACAAAATTAGAAGTCCCGGGGTTGTTTTATCATTATTGCCCTAATTGTGGCACAGAAATGGAAATAGATAATGAATAACGATTTAATTAGTAGACAAGCAGCAATTGATCTGATCCACAAGACCATATATGGATTTTTCGACATTGTTGATAATGAGTCAGAAGAGCCGATAAGCGAAAAGGACAGATTGCTTCTTGAGGTCAATAAGGTAATCTCGAACGGGATAAAAGATTTGTCTCCCGCACAGCCTGAAAGGAAGAAAGGAAAGTGGATAAAACAAAATCCGCTTGTTGACACAGAAGAATGCTCCCTTTGTAAATATAATATTTACAGTGAGGAGCTTGAAACACCATTTTGTCCTTGGTGTGGAGCACAGATGGAGGCAAATTATGAAGAAACCTAATCAGATTACATTCGATGGCTCGAATTATGGCAAGCCAAGCGATATGTGGGAGGATATAACCAGGACACTGCAGGTACTGATGCGTAACAACTATGCATGCACAATCCGATGTGACGAGCCAGCATTCGAAATCTATGCTATCGAGTTCGACTACGAGGATGATGCACTTGCCGATGTGAAGCCCTATTGGATCACGCCGGAGCAAATGGAGAAGTTGCAAGACTTGGAAAGCGAGGATCAGGACGATGCCGAGGTACATTGATGCAGATGAAGTTAAGAAAGCAATCGAAGAAAGTTGGGACGGATGTCTTGGGGCTTATGACTTTCACGAAATCACAATGAATGACTTATGGGTCATAGATAAAGTGCCAAACGCTGATGTGGTGGACAAAGAACGCTATGTCCGAGTGCGTGAAAACGCTGATATTCTTTCAGACGCTTTAAGTGAGTATCAATCCGCTGATATGGTAGAGGTGGTGCGTTGCAAAGATTGTAAGCATCGTGAGAAAAATCATTATTGTCTAATTTGGGGTCAGCCTTATTTGTGCAACGATGAATGTTTCTGCTCATATGGAGAAAGTAGAACCGATGTGAAAAATGAAGAAGTAGACATAATTAAAATGCGTGTCAAAATAGAAAATCTTGAATGAGAGTGATTATTAAAAATGATTAGAATACTGACAGATAAGCAACTCAATGAAATTATTGAAAATGCAAAAGACGGACAGAAATGGCTTGCCGATGCAGAGTTCTCAAAAGAAAGGCACAATCTGTTAGAGCATATTTCTAAACTTGAAAGAGAATTGAAGCAATATCAAGATAAAATTCCTTACACTAAAGAAATAGGGCATCAGAACATAACAAAACTCCAATGCTTTGTTACTTCTTTCGTTGATTCTGAACAATGTGAGGGACTTGCAATAGAATCCCTTAAAAGAGAACTCCAATATAAGTTTGAACAAGACCTTGAAAGAATACTTCCAGAACTAATTAAGTACGAAATTATAAAGAATAAAGGTGAAGGAGTAATTAGTATAAGAGGTGAATTAAATGTCTGTGAATGATGTTGAATTACTCAAAAAGAAAAGTATGACGAAGAAAGCCTATCTTGATAGTGTCCGTAGAGATAGGGAGAATATCAAGTGGAATACTGGCACAAGAGTACACACCGGTAACAAAGACTACAACCGCCAGAGAGATAAGAGAGAAACGGAGAGGATGGCAGAAGAAGATGGAACAAAACAAGATTGAAAAACTCGAACAATATACTGATGGACAAACTAATCGTTATGGCGATGTAATTTGTTGGACTCATCACCCCACTCATAATGATTTTATGGAAAAGATAAATGAACTCGTTGATGCTGTGAATGAGTTGAGAGAAGAACTTTATAAAAGGAAAGACAATGCCGAAGTACATTGAAGAAAAAGAATTAAGGGAGTGGATTCAGAACTGGTTTGAAAAGAACAGATACTACCACCCTTATAGCAAGTCTAACGATATTCCAGTTCCAGAATTGTATGACATTTTGGAACAGATGCCCTCGGCATTAGGTCTTTGTAAAGATTGCAAGCATCTTAAGGATGGTGCCTATTGTCAGTTGTTAAACATTTTGGTTATGAAAGATTTTTTCAGTTGTTCTGCATTTGAAAAGGGAGAAGAAAATGTTAGGAAAGCCGAAGTATAATTACGGAGATGTTGTTACTGTCAAAATGGATGATATAGAGTTTGATGGTATTGTAGCAATTATTGATAGATATGGAACATGGGGAGATCCAAGTGATGTTTCTTATGATATTCTGAATAAGAAGCAGAACATTCTCTATAAGCATTGTAATGAAAAATATGTTATTGAAAAGATCGGTGAAATTCCAGAGGATGAGATTTGGGAATTTGCCAATAATGAGCCTATAAACACAGAAGAAAAATAGCACCCAACAGAAGAAAAACAAAAATATCCTCCAATTTATGAAAAAAAGGTTGACAATTAACTATTTTTATGTTATTGTTTAATTACAAAATAAATGAAATGAGGTTTCAACCATGTTTTATGTAACCGTTGGAAAATATGAGCCTTGTAATGTGGCACTTTACCCCACACTTAAAGAAGCCATTAAAGAGGCTCAGATTCTTGTTGAAGACCTCTACCTTGATTTTCACAAAGAAACTGAGGTTCACGTGATTGATGCAGAGGGTCATATTGTTTGGTAAGAAAGGAAGTAACAAAAATGTCAGCTTGTGTTGAGTCCATGTTTAGTGTAAGAGAAGTTCCATGGCACGGTCTTGGACAGATCGTGAGCACTGCTCCTTCTTCAGAAGATGCCCTTGTTTTAGCAGGATTGGATTGGGAAGTGTGCAGGAAACCTGTCATTGTTGACGGCAAAGAAGTTCCCGGATATGTGGCAAATGTGAGAGATATTGATGATAAAGTTTTGGGAATTGTTTCGGATAGATACAAGATTGTTCAGAATAAGCAAGCATTTGATTTTACAGATTCTCTTATTGCAAGTGGAAATGTTGTTTATGAAACAGCTGGTAGCTTGAAAGATGGAAAGACTATTTGGCTTCTTGCTAACCTTCCTGATACAAAGCTCGTTGGTGATGATGTGAAAACGTATATTTGTTTCACAAATTCTCACGATGGTAAGGGTGCAATTAGGGCAATGATGACCCCTGTTAGGGTTGTTTGCAATAACACTCTTAATTGTGCAATTAGTACTGCACAGAGAATGTGGTCAATGAAACATATGGGGGATATGGCTTCTAAACTTAGAGAAGCTCAAATGGCTCTTGGCCTTGCAGACACCTACATGAAAGAACTTAGTATTTCTGCAGATATTCTTGCAAAAAAGAAAATGTCAGATGCAGAAATTGAGTCTGCAATTATTAAATTATTCCCAATTACACCTGAAATGTCAGATAGACAGAAAACAACTGTGGGATTTTCTCGTGATGCATTTAAGATTTGTCTTAATAGAGATGATCTTGCAAATTTCAAGAACACAGCATGGGGATTTGTTAATGCTGCTTCAGATTTTGTTGGTCATTCTGCACCTGCAAGACTTACTGCAAATTATCAGTCAAATAATTGGGGTGCAATTATGAACGGTCATCCTATTTTTGACAAAGCATTTTCTTTGGTGTCTTGATATGAATAAAAATTTCCACGATCTTTGTGTTAGAGATTTCATTGAAAAGTTTAAGAAATATTCTGGTGATGAAAAAGTACTAGAAGATTTATTTTCTTTTGGGTATTGTTATCATTTCTCAATCATATTGAAAGACCTTTTTAATGGTTGTATAATGTATAATCCAGTAGAAAATCATTTTGCTACTAAAATTTATGTTGAAACTAGTTGGTATGCAAATAATGATGAAAAAGAATACAGATTATACGACATTACTGGAAGATTAGACCTTAATGATGAGTGGGTTGAGTGGACATCTTACGAAGAAGAAGAGCCTTTGGGCTCAGAAAGAATTAAGGAGCAGTGCCTTTATAAACTGTAAGGAAAGATAAGTTATGAATGAATTTGAAATTATTACTTCTGAATTTATTCCATCAGTAAATGCATATAGTGGTGCGGCATATATTCTTCCTGATGGAAAATATATCAATGTCGTTAATCATGGGGACATCGATGAGTTTATTATGAACTCTGATGAGTATGATTCTGAAAATCATCTTGAGAACTATCATAACGGTATTATGGTAGATAAGTACAACTGTGTCAGGCTTAATGATGGGGGAAATTCCGTATTTAAGAATGATGTGTATATTATGCTGCCAAAAGAAATTACAGATGAGCAGTTGTATTCCATTAAGTATTGGCTTGAAAAGTTTATTTTTGGAAATGTTCTTGTTGAAGAATCCAAGACTAATACAACTGCTACCTATGATTTAAGGGATAGAACCCCAAACTATGTTATAAACCGGATTAAGAGATACTATAACGGAAATGGTCTCGTTGAACATAAGGAAAAAGATTATGAGTGAAGTAGAATTGGAAGAAAAAAGAGCAATTATTTATCTACCAGAAAATTCTGTGGAAGCAACTTTTTTGCTTAAAGTGTATGACTCAGAAAAAGAAGGCTTAATTGAAGTTAAAAAAACTCTTGGATTAAGTGACCTTCGCAGGGCTTTTGAAGACGCTGAGTATAATTATATAGAAGATGATGATAAATTTGTCCTTACAGAAAAAGGAAGAGAATATGCAGAAGAGCTTAAGAAACGAGACAAGCTTTTCGATGAGTGTCTTAATCAGGTACCTTGGAAAAATATCTAATTTTAAACTATTATGTTAGAAATTATTAATTTCATAATTCATAGTGATTGCATTTATAGGGTGCATTATTTTAATGTAAGTTATTGCAGATTGGATTTTTGAAAAAGTTAAAGAAAATATGGAATAATTGTTGACTTCTATTGCACTGCATTGTATAATAATAATTACAAAAGGAGGTATTATTATGATTACATTGTTAATGAGTTTGGTCAACACTAACCCTTATAATGGTCCTATTTGGTTTGGGGCTATTTCTGATTTTTTCATTGTTCTAATGATAGTTTATATGTGCGTAATTAGTAGAAAGAATAAAAACAATGAATGATTGGGTACCTGTAAAAGCCTCCCTCCCTTTAGAAAATGGGGACTATTTGGTAACAGATGAAATTGTATTAGACAAATATTCATCTCTTCGTTCAATAAAAATAGCATATTATCATATTGAATTTGGGTGGCTTGTTCACGATGCAGATAATTGTATAAAAGGTAAAGTTATAGCTTGGAAAGTTTTACCTACCGTTTACAATGGGGACTGATATGTATTACGAAGAAGAAGTTGTAGAAGCAATTGAGGAGAGCTTTGTAAGGTATCTTGAGAAAAAAGGGGCCAGTGTTTGCAGAAATTGTAAATATTGGTACAGAAACTTAAAGGGTAGGGGAATTAGCCTTGATTGCCCTTGGAGAAACAGTGATGTGCCTAGGGCAATGGATTTTTGCAGTAGATGGGAATCAAAGGAGGAAAAAGAATGATGACCAATGCTGACAGAATCCGAGCGATGACAGATGAAGAGTTTGCATCTTTTCTTGCATTGACCGAATTAAAACATTATATGCAAAGTGACATTACTGAAGAACTCGACAAAAGTTATGACAAATATATCAATTGGTTGAAAAAGGAGGCGAAAGAGTGAGACTTCTGCATATTGTATTTGAATATCGTGACGAGCACTCGGACGAAAATTGGAATAGGCAGGAATGCTATGTGTCGTCCGTTAAAGAGTGCAAAGACATTTACGGACTTGGTATCGACTGTGAATATAGAATCATCAGTGTTAAGCAGGTTTAATTATGCATGGTGATTAAAATCATAGTCCTATATTGATTTAATCGTGAATGATGAGGAGGAGGAAAATGTCCATTAAAAATAAAATAATTTTATCCGTTGTTATTGTTGCACTTGTTGCAGGATTTATGCTTTCTGGTATTCTAATCGGAAGGTCCTGCTCAAATACAACAAGAGAACATCCAGATATTGAAATAGAAGAAACAACTGAAATCCCAACTGGTTCAGAATATGAAACTACCGAAGAGCCTACGACAGTATGGAGCGATGGAACAACTGAGGCAGACATTCCTGTTGAACCAGTAACCGGTATAATTGAGATTGACCCGTCTGCTGCAAAGACAATGTATACTATTACGAATGTGAATGTACGCATGGGCCCGAGCTTGGACGATATGATTGTTACAACTCTCTATACAGGAAAAGACATCCAAGTTTGCGAAATTGGAAATGATGAGTGGGCCATTGTAATCTTAGACGAGCAATACTATTACATCAATAAAAACTTTATTTCTGATACTCCGCCCGCAACGGAACCACCTGCGACTATGGCGCCGACAGCTACCCCTACACAACCATCGGCGACACCGACACCTTCTACACCAGTCAACAAAACAGATGCCTTCCATTATTATGGGATTTATACAAGTCAGTACTGGCATTTTACCCCTGAGCAGATCGACGCCCAGTGGGCCGGTTATAAAAGTTATAAGCCCGCTCTGCCTAACGGCACAACTCGTGCTTGGCAAGCCTATTTGTATCAGAAATTAAGCGAGCGCGGTTATGGTTGGTGGTATACTTATGCGTGCGCACAAGCTATGCAAGAGTCTGGATTTAATCCGTTAGCTGATAATGGAGTTGATTATGGACTTTTCTCATTCCGTTTACGCTTTTGGGATAATTCCTATGGCAGTGTTTACGATTATAAAGCAAACATCAATGCCTATGTAGATCGGATTAGTAAACATCTTATTGGTGTAACAACCGATAGAGATATTTATATGGCTCTGTCGCAGCATTATCTGCCTGATGGACAGCTTCATATGAACTATGTTAATGCTGTGTTGGCGCGGCTTAACGAACTTTGGATTTGTGACTAATATGAAAATCAGTAAAGTCAACTTTGCAAGAGAATACGAGTTTGAACTTCCGTCTGCTGTGGAAGTTCCAGATGAGTTAATCAAGAAATATGAAGGTTACCCAAATGAACTTTTGCTCTATGTTTTATGCAAACTCATTTGTGAAAAACCAGATGAATTATTAAAAAGGCTTACACCAAATGACAGTAGTGTGTGATGTGCAATAGTGCAAATATAATCAAGCCGGAAAATTCTGTACGTGCGATATTCTAATGATGTACGGTGGAGTTTGTAGTAAATTAGTTGATAAGCAAGGAAGGCAAAGGCCGCCTTAGGAATGGGTAAATTTGAATTACTCTCCAAATCAAAATAAAGAAGAGTGATTTCATAAAAATTATTTGACAAATAAGGTTTATTGTTGTATTATAATTCACATGGGAAATAAAACAAAGGAGGATATAAAATGTTCCCGTTGGAAAAATATAAGTATTATGTTGACGAAGAAGCCAGAACCGTTGTTGCTGTGCAAACTTTTGCCAAAAAGAAGTACCGTGGCATTGCCAAGTGCTCAAAAGAAGATGTGTTTGATGTAGAAAAGGGAAAGAAAATTGCAGCGTTAAAGTGCAATAAGAAAATCACTCAGGCACGGTTTGATTATGCTAAACTCAGATATGATGCTATTAGTCACTTTATTGAATCTGCAAAGGAAGATTTTAAGAAGTGGAGTGATTATCTGGTTATTTCTTATAAAGAGTATAATGAAGCTCTTGTAGAACTAGATAGAGTTTTGAAGGGTGAGTAATTATGTCTTGCATTAAGCTCAAAGTTAAAGACAAATCAATTTATTTTGGTGAAAATTCAGGGTTTTTTGGGTCAACTAGAATTCCAGGTAATATTATGGACAGATTAAATACTAATATTGAGAAAGAAAATAATAACCATATTATAACTATTAATTTGTGTGATGATTATGGAATTATTGATGAATATATTAATCCATCGAGTGAAACTTTTAACTTGAGCTATGATACATTAATCTCCATCCTTAATCACATTGGCCAAGTTCTTTATGCACCTTTTAAACACCTTAATTCAAAAACAAGTTCAATTTCAGAAGAAATTAATTTGATTAGAAACATTAGAACTAATTTTAACATTTTATCTTGGTTAGTTAAATATTTTGAACTTAATAAAAATGATGAAGTAAATATTACATATAATTGTTGACAAAGCATAAATTATGTAATATAATAAAATTATAAATTAATGGGAATTTAGATGACTGAAGTAAAATATAAAGTTGGTGACAAAACATTTTTAGAATATCCAGCTGCAAAGGAATATTCTTTACAAACTCACAATGAAATAAAAACAGAATACATTGAACATTGGAATTATAATTATAAAGAATATAATGAGGATATGATACACACGGCATCAAAAAATTAACCTCCTTTCTCAAAGATGCCCAAAAGAAATTTAACCAAGCATTTTCTCTGCTAAATTAAAAATTCATTTTTTGTTCCTTCTTGTCCTGCAGTTCTTTGTGCTTGTTTACATAATATTCCCCCTTCGCCTAGTGGTAGGGCGCCGGTCTCTAAAACCGTTATACCTTTTGATGGGGTTGCCTGGGTTCAAATCCCAGAGGGGGTGTTCAATGGGATGTAGCGCAGCAGGTTAGCGCGTCGGTCTTATAAACCGCAGGTCATGGGTTCGAGTCCCATCATCCCTATTCAGAATCTTGGATGCAGTAGTTCTTATTAGAGAATGCTGCATATGCTCTAATTAAAACTCCGGGGTTCTGTAGACAAATCAATTGGTAAAGGGTGCAAATTATGCTGAATAAAAAGGGAGAAAGAGAGTTAGCATATCTTGTAAAAATAGATGACATTCAGCCAATTGTTGGCTCTGACAACTGCGAGTCCGCTGTTGTGGGGGCTTGGCATATTATGGTCAAAAAAGGTACATTTAGCGTTGGTGACGTTGCAATCTATTTTGAAATTGATTCTCTTCTTGATATTACTAAACCAGAGTTTGCTTTTATGGAGAAATATAAAGGCAAAGTAAAGACTCAGCGTTATACTTTCGGCGGTAAAGGAAACTTTATTAGTCAGGGTCTTTTGATGCACCCGAACGATTTTGGTTGGGTTACTATTATTGATGAGAATGAAATTCAGTATGGTGTTATGACCAATACAAGTAAGCCTGATAGAACCCTCGATAATGAATCGCGGTTTCTTACAGAACTTCTTGGTGTTAAATATTATGACCCCGCCGATGAACAGAGAAAAGGAACTGGCAAAAAGAAACAGCCTGCTATGCCTAAATTCTTCTATATGGGAATTGGAAGAAAGATGATGAGAGTAAAATGGCTTAAGCCTATTCTCATTAAGATTTTTGGGAAGAAAGTTAAAGTGACTCCCTGGCCTTATTGGGTTGTAAAGACAGATGAGGAGAGGGTTCAGAATATCCCAGATATTATACACCAAGAAGATAAATGGATTGCCACAGAAAAAATTGATGGTTCTTCTTCTACTTATACTATGATTAGGCACGGTAAGAAATTTGAATTCTATATGTGTTCCAGAAATGTTGTCTTTACAAGTAAAGAAGATAAATGTTATTATGATTCCAACATTTATGTTGAAATTGCTTCAAAATATCCATTTGAAGAAACATTGAAGAAGTACCTTATCGAAAATAAAGATGTTGATTGGGTTACAATACAGGGAGAAATCTATGGACAAGGTGTTCAAAAAAGAGATTATTCTATCGACCACAAGGACTTCGTCGCCTTCAATCTAATTGACTCAAAGAGGGGAAGGTGGAATTCTTGCGAGGCTAAAGAATGGCTTTCTCAATTTGGAATCCCGTTTGTCCCAATCCTTAATGACTCTTTTGAAATGCCGGATACAGTAGATGAACTTCTTGAATTCGTAAACGGAAATTCTGTGTTAGATGGAAAGCCAAGAGAAGGATTTGTTTTTAGAAGCAAAGACGGAATTAAGAGTTTCAAAGCTGTTAGTAATGAGTACCTTTTAAAATATCATTCATAAATTTTTAGAGAGTTGAGGCGGTGGATATACTCTCGTTTGTGTCTGTGGCACAGTGGACAGCGCAACGGACTTCTAATCCGTGGGTCGGGGGTTCGAATCCCTTCAGACACAATTACAATTATGAATAAGTTTGTGGAGAGATGCCGAAGTGGACATAACGGCAATGACTTGAAATCATTTGTGTGAGAAATCACCCGAGGGTTCGAATCCCTCTCTCTCCGCTCGACGGGCTGTAAGCGTAGGATATTGATTATATCCGAGGCCCGTTAAGGCTCATACAGCAAAAGTTCTTTTGAGGGATAAAAGACGAGCCTTGTTTATAGTAAAAGGTTTTGGAGAGGTACCCAAGTAGGTGAAGGGGTCAGTTTGCTAAACTGATAGACCAGCAATGGTGCAAGAGTTCGAACCTCTTTCTCTCCGTTAAGGCTCCTGCAGCAACTAATTCATGCCAGTAGCGTTCTGTCATTGGTTCAAGTCCGATACCGAGTATAGGGGGCTGTAGCTCAGTTGGGAGAGCGCCTGATCTGCAATCAGGAGGCAGTGGGTTCGAACCCCATCAGCTCCACTCTTGCAAAGGGCATAAATAGGAATCATGCGTAGGATTTTTCTGTTGGTCTTTTGCAACGAAAGAAAAAAGACCGAACCAGGCATAGGTGATGGAACAGGTATACATAGAGGTCTTAAAAACCTCTGCCAGATATGGATTAAGGGTTCAAATCCCTTCCTATGCACTTTGTTGAAAAACAAATGTTCTATAGAAACTGTTTAGGATTGAGGGTTCGAGTCCGACACGAAGCATCTGCGAAAGTGGTGGAATCGGCAGACGCATCAGACTCAAAATCTGACGATAGAAATATCGTGTGAGTTCAAGTCTCACCTTTCGCATAATTTATTAAAAAAGTTGTTGACAAATTTCTATTTTGTGATATATTGTATATAATGAAACACAAATAAAGGAAGTAGTTAATAATGTTTACTTTATTTTTAATTTGTTCAATGATTATTTCTTCTAAATCCAGAAGCAAAGAAGAGATTCTTCTCGAAGATATTGAACAGTTGAAATCAATTCATAAATAAAATACGGGGCGTGGCTCAACTTGGTAGAGCGCGCGGTTTGGGACCGTGAGGTTGTGGGTTCAAATCCCGCCGCCCCGACTGGTATATGAGTTCATGGTAACACTCAGTATACCAAGTGCAAAGGTACCCCCACTTACGAAACGTACCTTAGAACAGGATAATGCAAGGGATAAACTGTTCAACACTTTTTTGTGGTGATATTAAATGGACACCTCTGATAGCGACTAAAAACTGTAGCCAAGTGCAAGGTTCAACTCCTTGAATATCACCTTAGAGGTGTTATGAGCCCCAGTCGAAAAATCATAGGTAGATTCCTTCCTGAACAGAATAGCAAGCCGAGGCCCGGGCACGTCAAGACAGGGCTGGTTTGGGGATTGTACCACAAATCCTTCGCTGAGAACTCCGGCGTCCAATGAGTTTCAGCGGTGCCACCCCGCTTATGGCTGACTACCAAGGTGGTATATATTTACTTGGGACTTATAGGGTCTAGTCCCCCCAACTTATGGTGAGACTTCCCACCTTAAGAGAAGCGCATCAGTTAAGGGATGCATAGCCTTAACAACAACCTATCCCCAATAAGCGATGAGCCGTAGGTTGGTTTAAGTGTTGTATAACGAAAAGGGATAAGACACACATAATGCCCAGTAGCTCAATGGCAGAGCATCCGGCTGTTAACCGGAGGGTTGTAAGTTCGAGTCTTACCTGGGCAGTATCCCCGAAATAACTTTTGTGGTTTCATATTTCCGGGATATGTGCTTAATTATTTCAGTAGCAATAAAGGTAAGATAAGATTACCTCCTTTCTTTATCCGGAAACCACATTTGCCGCAATGGCTCAATGGCAGAGCAGCTCACTTGTAATGAGCAGGTTGATGGTTCGACTCCGTCTTGCGGCTTAGGCACTGACAGCATAATTTTTAGGACTGAAAATCTTAAGTTGTGCCTTGTTACTTTAAAAAGACGCTTGCAGCAATTACTTCTAAACATTTGAGTTGTAATCAAAATTGGTTAATGGCGTCTTGGTGCGTATTTAGAAAGAGGTTTGAGATGAGTTTTTTAGATAACTTAAAAAATGAAAATAACTTAACATTTACTGAGAATGGTGCTGTTGCATTATCTTCTACAATGAATGCTTGTTTGGATGCTTTTGGCTCTCTTGGAGCTATGAAAAACTCCAATGAAAGTGTTATTCTTGATACTTTCAAGAAAGCATTTGCAGAAGATAGAAAACTTGCCATGAAGATTCTTTTCTATATGAGGGATGCCCGTGGCGGTCAGGGTATGCGCAGGGTTTTTAGGACTATTGTTACTTATCTTGCAAACAATCACCCTGAGTTTGTTGAGAACAATTTTAAGAATTTTGCAGAGTATGGAAGATGGGACGATTTTCTTTGTTTGTTGGATACTGATCTTAAAGAAAATGTTTTGTCCTATATTAAATCACAACTTCTTGAAGATGTTTGCAACTGGTACGATAATAAGCCAGTTTCTCTTCTTGCAAAGTGGCTTCCTTCTGAGAATGCATCTTCTCAGAAAACTATTGAAACAGCCAAAACCATTAGGAAATATTTGGGGTGGTCTCCGAGATCCTATCGTAAAACCCTCTCTAAGCTTCGCAATTATTTGAATGTTGTTGAAGTTAAAATGTCTTCCAATGAATGGAACAAAATTGATTATGCATCTGTTCCTGGTAAAGCATCACTTAATTATTCTGATGCCTTTACAAAACACGATGAAGAAAGATATATTAATTTCCTTATAAATACTTCTTCGCTCAATGCAAATGCACTTTTCCCGGTAGACATTATACATAAAGTTATTGAATTAAATAATAGAAGAAAATGCTCGAGCAAGGATAGGATCTTGCTTGATAAGATGTGGAAATCTCTTCCAAATTATCTTGAAGGCAAAGAAGAAACAGGCATTTGCATGGTAGATACGTCGGGTTCTATGTATGGGACTCCGTATGAAGTGGCTCTTTCTCTTGGCATTTATTGCGCTGATAAGTGTAAAGGACCTTTTAAGAATCATTTCATCACCTTCAGTGAAAATCCTGAGCTTGTATCCTTGCAAGGGGCAGACCTTGTTGAGAAAGTTTCTAATATTAGATGCATCAATGCTGGAAACACTAACTTTGAAGCAGCTCTTGATTTAATTCTAGACACTGCTGTGAAGTATGGAACCCCTCAGGAAGATCTTCCTAGTAAGTTATATGTAATTTCTGATATGCAGTTTGATGTGGCAAGGTGCGAGCGGCATTACACTGGCTGGTCCTTCAAGTATACGCCTACTGAGCCATTTATGGAAAAAATGCGTAGAAAATATGAGGCACACGGTTACAAGCTTCCGTCCATTGTATATTGGAATGTTCGCGCATCTGAATGCGGAATGTTTCAGCAAAAATTCGATGGTGAAGATTGCGCCATGGTTAGTGGGTATTCAGCTTCGTTATTCAAATCCATTATTGAGGGTACCACTTATGAGGAGGTGGTTTCTGAAGATGGTAAGTCAACTAAGAGAGAAAAAATTGACCCTCTCACTGTTATGTTGACAACCCTTAATAATCCCAGGTACGATAAAGTCTGGGTCGGATAACAATAAAATATTAAGGCAGTCACAGCAAGTTTATAAAAATGCTTTGAATGTTTATAATACTGCCTTGAACATAAACAATAAACCCTAACAGCAATTCTATTTGAGGTTATAGTTAACTTTTCTTGTCATTGGTTCGAGTCCAATCTCATATTGCGAGCACGCTCACATTATGAGTAGCACAGTTGGTAGTGCAAAAAGGGAAAATGGGTTTAGTAAAAACAAAAGACGGATACAGCAATCATTTATAATCAAAGCTACTGGATTTAAATTCCGTCTTGATTTTAGGGGTTTCGGCAAGTGGTTCAAGCCAACGGACTTTGACTCCGTGACTCAGTAGTTCGAATCTACTAACCCCTGCTGCACTGTTCGTTCATTGTGCAACCTCCTTTCTTTTTTCTGGCAAGCATCTGAAATATGGTGCTTGCCTATTTTTGATTGTTGACAAGTTTAATAAAGTGATTTATAATAATATTATCAAATGAGGGAGGTTTCAAAATGTCATATTACATTTCTATTGATGAAGAAAATAACATTTACAATCATCTTTGTGAAAATGGAATTTATGTCAGTGTTTATTCAAAAGAAGATTGTGTTGCAATTGACATTAGTTGGGGTGATTGGAAACACGAACATTTAGCTTGTTCTTGGGTGATGGAAGAACTGGGGTACTATCAGTTTAATCAAACTGTAACAGAAGAAGATGGGTCGGATTGTTATTCTGCAATTCATTATTATAAAAAGGAGGCAGCGTAATGACTAATGAGGAAAAAAGAAGACTGAAGCATCCAGAAACTTCTTATTATCATTATAAAAATGTAAATCCTAAAAATAAAATTACTTCGGACTGTGTTTTCAGAGCCATTTCAAATGCAACTGGAATTGACTATGGAGAAGTTGTAGTAGATATGGCTTATCTTCAAGCTGAAACTGGGTATGACAGTGGAGAAAATAGATTGATTGATATGTATCTTTCTAAGCGTGGTTGGGTAAAAATGAAGCAACCTAGAAAGTTTGATAACACAAAATTTACCGGGAAAGAATTTATAGATAATTTCTGTCATAATGAAAGACATAAAAGAGTAATTATTTCCATCGGATCTGGCCATTTAAGTAGTATTGTAAATGGCAAATTTGAAGATATTTGGAATTGCAGTTCTGGAAAAGTTGGTGTGTACTGGATAAGGAGTTGTGTATGATTGTAATACCTAACATGGATATGACAATTACCTGCGTAGGGTGTCCTCTCTTTCATCCAATAAATAATAACGATAACTAGAAAAACCAAAATGGTGTCCATTAGAAGAAGTATATCTATAAAAATAACAATTTGTAAAATAAAATAAATTGTTTTTTAATATATTAATTAATAACAAAATTTAGTGTAAGGATATAAAATATCAATACAAAAACCTTTAAGAGGTAAATAATGAAAAATAAAAAATTAAGTATATATGGAAATCCAGAAAAGAATATGTAGTTGTTTAATGCTTCTTTAGGAAACTGTATAACTGCTTTAGAAGGAATACAAGAAAATATGTACGATGAAGATATTTATCTTGGTTATCGTTATGACGAATTTATAGAAGCTTGTGAAGCTTTAAGAAAAGATTATATTTCAGACATGGATTTTTATAATGATTTTCTTTTTTATAACACAGACCAATTCCTTTTGAATACTATTAATAAAGATTATCCAGAAATTGATGAGGAAAATGTTTCGGATGTTGTGGAAGATTATCTGATAGATATTTGTAAAACAGTTGATAAAGAATTTTTGTATGATTATTTAGAAGAACATTTTGGTGAATAGAATGAAGCTTAAAAAACTATTTGAAGCTGAAGGTGAAGACTTTAGTGAAGAAGATATTTTTGTTGATGAAGAAGAACCAGTTGAAGAAGTAGAAGAAACTGATTTGGATACTGACACAGAAATAAATAAGTTAATAAAAAAGAAAATTTCTTTTCCTATTCTTATTGAAGGCTATGACGAGGAAGATAACGCTGTTGGAATGCCATACGATGAAGAAAAAGAATTTGCTTCTGAATATGGCGAAGCAGTTATAAAAAATATAGAAAACAATAAGAAATTTATTTTATCTGCTTTAGACATTTATGATTTTGAAATGTACTATGATGATTATGATAGTAATTCCAATGTGAAGTTTATTGCAGAAATTGGAAAACAAGTTTCAAATGATCTTTTTATGAATGTACTTAAAAGATATTTTAAGGTTGAGATGGAAAGTAAAATTACTGATGATGGTGAATTTACTCTTAATCCTGTTCTCGATAATAAATTTATTAGAATTAGTTGAGGTATAAATAATGGCGGGTGTTCGTGAATATTCAGATATGCTTTTTGATATGATTGAAGATGGCGCGGTAGATGCAGAAGAGATTGCTAAAGATCTTATCTATTGGTGCTCTGAAGATGATATTAAGAGATTTATGGAAGTCAGAGACTTACTTCCTGACGAAGAAGAAGATGAGTACGATGACGATGTTGAAGATCTTATAAAACTGTAATTGTATATAAAATAAACTAAGGTTAAAGAAGTTGGTGAAATATCCGACTTCTTTGTTGTTTAATATCACAAGGATTTTTTAATGGAAAATTTTGAAAACAAAACTCAATTGTATGAGTATTATGTTGCTGGTGGCAGAGTTGCCACTCAGGATTATGTGGATACGGCAAGACAGCAACTTAAAGATCAGTATAATATAGAAGAAAAAGATTTAATCCCTGATGAAAAACAAGCATACCATGTTTATCAAGCTATGAAGAAGAATCGTTGGAAAGCTGGTATAAATGTCAATTCTATTCAGGATGCAGATAAATATATTAAATATTTGTATGCTGCAGCGGCATTGGGGCATAATGCTTACGTAGGAAAAGCCTGGTATCAGAGCCCTTATGATCGTCCAAAGATAAATGATAATCATATATCTGATAGGGCAGTTGATTGGATTTCTGCATTGGGTTCTGTTGCTAATATTCAATCTCTTATTGCTTCTGCTGAAGAAAAACAGAAAGCAAAAGATTAGAAGAAAGCAGAGAGAGCACAAAGAGCTGAAACTCAAAAACAACAGGATATTGCTAGTGGAAAGATAAAGACACCTGGTAATTTCAGCATTACTTCTGACGGTTATTTTGGAGATCGTTCTGTTTTTGATAAAACTATTGCAGATGGTAATGATGTTAAAATTGTTTCTACAGAAACTTATTCTCATTTACCAACAGGCAGGAATGTTCGTAAAGTAGAAATTACCTATAATGAGGGCAAACCAGATGAATTTAAGCAAGTAGCTTTATTCAAACCTGATACTAATTCTCCTGAATTTGTAAAGCCAGAAGGTATTAACGGTTGGATTCCAATTGATAATTTTAAGAGATGGATTCCAAAGAAGCTTGAACAACTTAGAGCTGCAGCTGCATCCGCTGCAGAAGATGAAGAATCTGAAGTTGAAGAAGAATCCCTTAAAGAAGAAAAGATTATTAATACTAAAATCAATATTAGAGAATCTTTAAATAAAATTGATTTAAGAACAGATAATAGATATGATTTAAGGAATCTCTATGATGCCTGTGTTTGGACAATACAGAAAAAAGAGCTCTTGCTGAGATGCTTAGTAAAAATACTAGTGCTTCTTCTCTTTATGAAACACTTATGAATAAGTTTTATGGTAAGAAGTTGCTTTAATTTAACGATATAAATAAGGAATTAAAATGAAAATCCTTAAAGAATATAACTATAAAGGTTATGGAATAGAATATCCAAAGCATTTTGGTGCTTATGGTGTAACTGTTGCTAAAGATGGCAAAGTAGTCATGGAATTTGATAATGAGCACGATGCAGAAGAATGGATTGACGAACAGGAAGCAGAATCGTTAAATGAAGAACTTAATCCAGAAGATGTTGGTGCTTCATCTTTATTTATGGATCTTATAAATAAAGAATATGAACTTCTTCAGATGTACGATTCTGCTCAAGTTACTCTCGATGCCAATGGTGATAATAGATTTGAAGAAATTTTTAACTATATTGCTGATGATATAAATATCCATGTTGGAATGCTTCAGTCTTGCTTAGAAGATCTCAATGATTCTGGTGCTCAAACAGAAGAAGGTGAGCAAAAAGCTGATGAGCTTATTGGTGAGTCTTTAACTGAAGGTTACGAAGATATTCCACTTATTGATAGAATTGATTTTGAAAATAAATCAAAGTGGTACCCAAGTATTATTCCATTCAACGATTTTATAGATGCATTAAACAAAGTCGGCAAAGATGTCTTCAAAGTTAGAACAACAAAATTTGGTAAAAATTTGAGCAATGCCGACTTAACCGATGAATGGATGAATATTAAGAAGAATGGTTGGTCAATTCAACTTGCAAACGATTCTTCACTTCCGGGATTTAAAGAAGTTTATATTTGCAGAAAAATTCAACCTAAAGAAGAAAGCTTGACTGAAGCTACCAAATTAGATATTATCAAAAAGCACAGAGAAATTTATAATAAAATTCTTGAAGATATTAAGAATATGTCTGGGTTAGAAAAAGATGTTGCTGAAAACATTACATTAACTTGGATTAAAGGAATAAATGGTGATTGGCTTGGTGGACTTGGATCTGGTTCTTCTGCTGACAAACTTTTTGAAAAAGTTGTAAAATTAGGTTATTCACCAGATGAGATTAGTTCTGAATTTGAAAGACAAATGAAGATTTATTCTTCTTTGGATGAAGCTTTAACAGAGTCACAAATTGGTTATTCAGATGAATTTGTTTAGAAATTATACGATTTTGCAAAAGAATCTGACCCATATGATTTTGATGATGAATTTGAAGAGTTCAAAGAAAGAATATGGCAAATAGATCCTATTGACATAATGGAACAAACAGAAGATGTTCTTATTTCTTCTGCCCCAGATGAGGGTAGTAAATTATACAAACTCGGCAAAGAAATAATGGAAGATGCTAAGAAATATTCTGTGTTTTCTGAGTCTTTAACATTAGACGAAAGTTTGTTTGAGGAATAATAATGGATATTTGTGAAGCTATTGATATATTAAATAATAATGTTAAAGTAAACTTTAATGAAGATCTTAATGACAGTGGTAAAAGACTTGTTAAGGATCTTTATAAGGATGCAACAGGTTATAGAAAAACTCCTAAAGTTGAATTATCTTCTAAAGACAGATTATTCCTTAAGCGCTTTGGCAGAGAAATGATTGATGAGTATATTCCTCAATACCAAAATGATGAAATTGATTTCAAAGTTATGGTTAATGGGCTTGTTTCTCAAGCTATGGCTGCAGATATTAATTTAGATGTTGTCATGCCAGCATATGAATATATTAAAGATCTTGCTAAAGAAGATAATCTTTCTAATTTCTCAATTGATGATTTTATAAACGCTGCTTCTGGTGCAGTTAACAAAGTTTCTGATGCTACTAAAGCAAGCAAAAACTATAGACTTAACCAATTCAAGAAAGGTGAAGTTGGAGATAGATATAAAGAATTTCCATATTATGTTTCCATTTATGAGCATGGTGCAGTTTATGAACCAGCTGAAGGTGGTTACTATGTTGATGTAGCGGACCTTTCTTCTGCAAAAGGTTTTCAAACCATTGAAGAAGCTCAAAAATATGCAGAAGAAGTAGCTCAGGAATATATTGGAAGCACAGGAGATGCTTGGGGCTCTGATTTAGGTGATATAAGAGAAGGTGGTTCAAGTGTTAAAGGAGCTACTGATTATCACCTTGAAGGTAAATATATTGGTGATGGTGTTGATATTTGTGTTGAAGACCCAAAGAGTCTTGGCAAAAAAGAATATCATTATCATGGGTATGAATAATAATTTATTTTAAGGAAAATAAAATGAATTTAGAACAATTTAGAGAAGAAAGAAAAGCAAGGTTGGCAAATCTTAAAGAGGCCCTTTCAAATTTGCCAGAACTTTCTGATGATAAGGCGCACATTGAAGTTGATGTCACAACCGGTGATGCCATAAATTCTTCTGAAGAAAGAGAAGAAAAGGTTAAAGAAGCTTTCAAAGAAAAGAACAAAGAAACAAAAGAATTTGTCAAAAAGCAAGACGAAGAAAGAGAAGTCGATAAAGAAGAAAAGTCAGAAAACAGACTTATGCTCGATGAGTCCCTGTTTAAAGAAGATTATTCTGATGGTAATAAATTCTTTGCAGTTGTTAAAGAAGATGGTTCTTTTGCTGGTGTTCCTTGTTATTCTTTTGAAGAAGCTGTAGATCTTTCCAATCAGCATGAAGGAAGCCATATCTTTGAGATGAAACTTGCAGATTAATTAACATTAGGAGTTAATTGATGCAATTATTCGATAATTTTGACAATATACCAAGTAACTACATTCCTAATAATATGTTTCCACCTATTCCTCAAATAATGGTGGAAGTGGATGACGACACAGTTCATCCAATATTCAGGGATGGTAAGTTAAAAGGATATTGGTGGCATTGGGGAGATAGTATTTCTCTTCCAATTAAAAATCAATTACATATAAATATACCTGCTCAAGCTATTGTTGTATATAATTCTGGAGAAACCCCCACTTACGAAACAGTTGGTACTTTTGTTGGGTAGAAGTATTATAATTTAGCGGATCTTCAATCTTGGACTTTAACAGCTATAGTTCCAGATATGATTGAAGAAAATATTCCTGCTTATTCTTGGACAAAAGATGATAAGCTTACTTATCCTAAATGTGGGGCTAATACTACTCCTGTTGACATTTTAATTCCTCTTAAAGAACATGAGCAAATTGTTGTTCAAATGTTCAATTTTAGGAAAGAGAGGATGTTTACAGAAATATATACTGAACCAGAATTCACTTGGACTTTGAGTGCAGATGATTCTCTGAAGTTACAGCCAGGTATATATTTCTTTAATGTTCATCTTGAATCCCGTTATGAGCAAATAACTTCTGATTTGAGATTGACAAATGCTTATGAGATTGTGGTAAAAGGTTTCTGAGGTAAATAATGGATATTGGAAACAACATTTATCCAGCTGGCATAAAACCACCAGAAATAAATGTGGGATATAATGAAATTCCACTTCCTGGTATTAAGCCAATACAGATAGATGTAGGATATAATGAAAAACCTGATAAATTAAAACCCCCAGAAGTTGATGTGGGCCACAATGAGACCATTGAGAAAAAGAAACCTAAATGTTGTCCCAATGTTCCAAAAGACATAACACCACCAGGTGGAGATCCGCATCAAATAGTTCCACCACATTTAATTCAGATAGATGAGACGTTGACAAAGCCAGGATGGGCAGCGGATGCTGCTGTTACTGGCTATTTGATTAGGCATTTAGGTGCTCCTGTATTTTTTGTAGAATATGGTCAAACTACACTTCAAGAAATATTGGATGCAGATGCAGAAGAAAAAGTCATTACTTGTCTTATTGATGATAAGACTTATTTCTTATCTTCTTTGGATTAGAATGGTGCTACATTAACTGCTACTTATGAAATCGCTGGACATTCATATACACAAACAATAAATATAAATTCTTCTGGTGTTTGGTCTTCAACACAACCCGTAGAACTTGCTTCTGTTACTTATGTTAACGCCATTATAGATGCTAAGTTGCAAGATATAGATATTGTAGATGGTAATGTTTGGTAATAGGAGGTATGATTGTCTACATTAAATGCAAGGATAAAATTAAGGCGGGACAATGACTACAATTATGCTTCCAACTTTGTTCCTTTATTCGGTGAAGTTTGCTTAGTAGATACTGCCAAAGAAGGGTTAAAGGTAAAGGTTGGTGACGGCATAACACCATTTGGTAGCCTTGATTGGTATTATCCAGTTGATTTTGGTTAGGCAACCTTAATCCTTGGGTATTACTATAATAATCAATTTTATTATGATGCAGGTCACACAGAACTGGCTGTTAGTGATAGTAGAGATCTGTACATAGATAAAAATTAGTCAATAATATATTATTATACTGGTGCTGTTTATAAAGCGGCGTCAACTTAGATAGTTCACGCTTCTGAAGTGGTAGATGGTATTATGAGATTATATAATACCACTGGACAAAATATAGATGGCACAATGACATAGAAATCAATCACAGACGGGCTTGAGGAGTTAAAGCTCACTGTTGATGGTGAAACTTTATCTGCTCAATACTGATTTAGGAGAAAATAATAACATGGCTTACACCTATTCAAATACGCCTGTTCTTTCAAGAATTCAAATTGGTGGTTAGTTATATTACTTAAAAGATGCTGATGCCCGTGCAATTCTTGATGCAGCAGTATCTGTTATTGATAGCACAAATAACCTTGCCACTGCCTCTGCTGTTAAGAATTATGTTGATTCTGCAATGGCAGCTATTCCAGAATTCGATGCTGTTGTTTCCACAAATGCTGCTAATACACCATATGGTGTTCAGTGGGATGACAATGGAACAATAATTACTGGTACATTAGTTGCAAGTTCAGACACATTCCATAAGATCTATCTTGTTCCTCAAACTGGTGCAACTGGTACTTATGTTGAATGGATGACTATCAGAACTGGTTCTGCAGTTGTTGATGAAGCAATAGTTGGTGAAACAGAACTTTCTTACACTTATTCTTGGGAACAAATTGGTTCTACAGCTATTAACCTTTCTGGTTATGTGCAAGAAATAAAGTATGAAAACAAGACTTTAAAACAAGAATACAACAGTGTTTGGTACAGTGTTCATACATTTGGTGATCTTGCAGATAAGGATAGTGCTTCCACGACATTAACAGATTATGCAACTGGCATCAATGGTGTTTCTTATACACCAGCAGGAAGTGTTACAGTTAACAGTGTTTCCATTACACCTGCTACTTCTAATGTTGCTGTTGTAACCAGTGCTGGTACAGGTTATTCATTATCTGGTGGAAGTGTTACTCAAGCAGCTGCTACAACTTCTGCATTTGCAGTTGCCGGTGTTACAGCAGAGGTAGGTACCGGTGCTGATTCTGAAACACTTATTCTTTCTGTAGCAACTACAGCAAGTGCAGTTACCGCTACAGGTACTTTAACTTACACAGCCCCAACATTAACTGGTGCTCTTCCAACATTTAGTACTGCAGAAGTTATGACTGGTATTACAGCTGCAACAGGAACTGCTACATTCAGCGGATCTGCTTCTACTATAACACCAACACTTTCTACAAGCACAAAGAACATTTCAGTTTCGTAATATAAAATATATTAAAGCTATTACAAAGGACATTAACAAATGGCTGATATTAGCAAATTAACGGTTGGCGGAAGCACTTATAATATAAAAGATACTACTGCACGAGATTGGGCTTCTTCTGCTATCAGCATGATTAGTGACATTCAGGGTGCTGGTGTTAACTACAGTGTTGCTGCTTCCTTGCCTACTGCTGGTGAAACATACAAAGGATGGATTTATCTTATCCCTGACTCATCTGGTTCTGGGTAGAACATAAAAGATGAGTATATCTGTGTTCAAAGTGGAACAAGTTGGGTTTGGGAATAGATTGGTACAACTGCAACTGACCTTACAAATTATATTTCTGGTACCTTATCAGATATTACAATTGCAAGTGCATCTCACAGACATACTGTACCAGCTTTAAATACTATCTCTTATACCCCTGCCGGATCCGTTTCAATAAGTATGACAACTCAAAGTAGTTGGAGTTTAACTGCTTCTACTACACAATCTGCAGTCACTGCTTCATTTACTGGTTCTTACACTCCTGCAGGTACAATTGCAGTTGATTCTACTGCAAGCACAACTAGTGTTTCTGCAACTGTTTCTGGTTCATACGATAAGACAACAGGTGGGTCTTTTACATACACTTCTACTGCAGCAGATATAACTAATACAAAAACAGCAGCGGATGTTACCGGTGCTTCTTATACCCCTGCGGGTACAATCTCAGCATCAACTGCATCAACTGCTGGTACTGGTGTTTTAGTTTCTATTGTAGCTTCTACAGGAGAAACTTTAGGAGACACTCAATATGGTGCTCCTACAATTTCATCCTCAACAAAAGCAAGTGCCTTAACAAGTGCTACTCTTCAATATTCATACGATTCTGCAAATGAAAATCTCACTTTTGGCTCTGGAACTTCTGTTGTTGCATTAAGCATTACTTCTGCTAATTGCTTTACAGCGTTTACCTTATCACAAGGTACTGCTACAATGAAAGCATTTACAACAACTACTAGCTATATTTCATTTGTTGGTACTGCAGCAACTATTACCCCTGCTGTTTCTTACTCAAAAGCAACTGGTGTTTCTTACGCAAAAGCTACAGACTTTACTCTTTCCTATACTTCTACTGCTCTTACATTAGAAGGTACGATCAATGTTCCAGCATACAAATTTACTGGAACTGCAGCCACAATTACAACCTCTGGCACATATAGCAAAGTCAGTGTTGTTAAATATGATGTTGATACAATTAGTGAAGCTACTTTCTCTGGAACTGCAGCTACACTTACACCAACATACTCAACTGCACAATCTGCTACAACTTACACCAATTATCAAAATACAGGTGCTTCTGGCACAGTCAGTGGCGTGAAGGGGGTTGTGCCTCCTACAACTTAACTTTCCAGTATTGTATATAATTACACATAATACAAAGGAAAGGTGAATTTAGGAAGATGAAATTACAGATTTTAATTCCTCAGTACAAAGAGACTGACGATGTTGTGAAGACTATGCTTGATAGTCTTCAAATTCAGCAGAATGTGGATTTCAATGAGTTTGGAGTTATTATTTGCAACGATGGTTCAGATGTTTTTCTGAGTGACGAGTTGTTAAATAGTTATCCATTCAAAATTGAGTATTATAAAGAGCCACATAGGGGTGTGTCTGGCACAAGAAATGCTTGTCTTGACCACTCCACTGCTGATTATGTAATGTTTTGTGATGCTGACGATATGTTTGTCAGTGCTTGTGGATTGTTTGTTATCTTTTCTGAAATTGATAGAGAAGGGGGTTTTAAGACTTTATCTTCTTTATTCATTGAAGAAGCTAGATTCCAAGGAAAACCATTCTATGTCAACCATGAGAATGACTGCACTTTTGTTCATGGAAAAGTTCATAACAGGCAATTCTTAATTGACAACAATATTCGTTGGAATGAAAAGTTAACTATTCACGAAGATAGTTATTTCAATGTTCTTTGTCAAACAGTTGCAGGAGAGATTAAGTATTCCAATAATGCTTTTTATCTTTGGAAGTGGCGTGACGCTTCTGTTTGCAGGCACGACGATAAATACCTTCTTAAGACATATAACAATATGTTGGACAGCAATTAGGCACTTGTTGAACAATTCTTATTAAGAGGAATGTTTGACACTGCTAAGTACCACGCAACCAATATGATTTTCGAAGCGTATTTCACTCTTAACAAGAAAGAATGGATTGACCAAGAAAATCAGGATTATAGAAAAGCAGTTGAAGACCATTTCAGAGAATATTACGAAAAGTTTAAATATTTATTTGAACAAACTTCTGACGAAACAAAGCACTAGATTATTTCTGGCATTAAAAACAGAATGTTCAAAGAAGGAATGTTCTTAGAAACTATTACATTTGCTGACTGGATGAAACAGATCGAGCATAAAGAGTAAACTTAATAAGATTGAGAATCAGTAATAATATATATTAATAGGTGGGAGAGAGAAATGGCAACAAGAAAAACAACAAAAGCAGTGGTAGAAGAAGCTGTTGTTGAAGAAGTGAAAGTCGAAAAAGAACCTGTAAAGAAAACAACTACAAAGAAAACAACAAAAACAGTTTCTAAAAAGGTTGTTAAGCCAGTTGAAATTAAACCAATTGAGGAACTTAAACCAGAAATCACTAAGTTCTACAAAGTTAAGACTGGTGTTTATGGAAAACATATAGAAGCAGGTGTTGCTTATATTAAAGGGCCTAATGTTACAACAATGTCTTTTTCAGAAGGAACTTCTGTTTCGGTTCACGCTGTTCCAAAAACAAAATATTTCTTTAAGCAATGGGTAAATGAAAAAGGAGAATTTGTTTCGAAAAGCAATCCTTATACATTCACAATGCCTGCTAAGGAAGTTGAAATTTATGCAACTTTTGGGCAAGCTGAAATTCCACCCCAGCCAAAAAAGAAGTTAGAAAAAATGTAACACAAAGGATTTAATTTATGCCAATTAGTGATATTCCATCTGGGGACGATCCACTCTTTTCGGAAAGTACCTTTTATATAGCAAGAACAGGTGCCTATAGTGGTCATTCTGAAGCTGGATCTGCATATGTTGGTACAAGTTCATTTGTAACTGGTTTATATACAGAGGGAGATCAGGTTACTTTTACAGCTTACCCAGCTGCAACTTATTTCTTCCATAATTGGGTTGATGCTAATGGAAGTGCAGTAGCATCTTCTAATCCGTATGTATTTACTATGCCAGCGTACAGTGTGGCATATTATGCTACATTTGGTCATGAAGAAGTTAACCCAGGAAATTCCTCAACTTCTATTTCTACTGCTACGGTAAAAGTTAAAACAAGTAATTCTTGGAAAACTGCTACTGTAAAGCGATACACTGGTTCTGCTTGGGTACCTGCTACCGTTAAGGTATTTAAGGGCTCAGGTGAGTCAAATTGATAATAAGGAAAAATTAACGTGCCTAATATTGTTGATAAAATAACTGTAAAAAGTTCTACCTATGCAATAGAAGATGCTAGGTTTGTATCAAATGGTGACCAAGTTGTCATTGATGCTGAAAATATGTATATTGGTGAGATTTCACCAGACAATAAAGTTTTAACTGCTGGTGACCCTATTGTTGCTGGTGGAATTTCTACTGAAGCTACCACAGCAAGAAGATATTTAGTTGGTGTTGCTTCTGTTTCTGGTGCTAATCAAGAAACAAATACCAATGCTGGTGTTTATGTTACTAATGGTACTCTTTACGCACAACAATATTCAGGTCTCCCAGTATTCACCTATAATTCCCTTGTTGGCGGAGTTGCTGGTGTTGTCCCAGGGTTCTCACTTGCACAAAATATTGATGTGGCAAATTCTTATTTAAGAGCAGATGGTACATTTGCACCAGTTACAGTAAGTTCTGCTATAACAAGTGTTCCTGCTGCTTAGTCCAATATTACTGGTGGTTTCAGATTAGGACAACAAGGCGTCAATGTTTCTGGAACTTGGACATATGCTACAGAAATTGCTCTTAAAAGAAACGACGATGCAACAACTCCGTATGCTTACACAAAGATTCCTATTTACCCAGGAAGTACTTCTCTTAATGCTGATGGGTTTACTTACCCAACAGCTGGATTAGTTCCTTATAAATCAGGATTTAATACTTCTTCATATTTCTTAAATGGTGTTGGTAACTGGGCAAAAGCAGCAACAGTTTCAGACCATACACTTATTATTTTATGAGGTTAAAGTATGGAAATTTCTTTGAATGAATCTATTTTGAAAGAAACAGAAGAATTTCTTACTTCCTTAGAAGAAAGTTATGAAGTTTTTATTGTTAATTCAAAAAACGAAGATAAACTAATCAAATCCGGTAATAAAACTTCTGCAACAAATTTAGTTGAAGGATTTATTTCGGATAATTCAAGATTAGATGACTTAGATGCAACCCAATTATATGTGATTGATAAATCAAAAGAAAACAATAATGAGTTGTTTATCTACACAAAAGATGAGAAAGGTTGGAATGTTGACTTTGATAAGTTGACTCAATAATAAGGAATTGTTTAAGGAAAAGACTAATGTATAAATCTGTTGAAAGTAACGCGTCGATTATAAGAATAAATCGTGGTGATTCTTTTCAGAAACCTTTATATATAAATTGTGGTACATTTTTGAACCCTGTTAGGTATCAACTTCAAGAGGGGGATAAAGTGTATTTTGGTGTTATGGAACCAAACCACTATTGGGAACAGTCTATCCTTAGACAAAGATATGATAAGGATAGTGACAAGACAGAAGATGGAGATATTATCATAAAAATTTCTCCAGAAGAAACTGAGTATCTTCTTCCAGGTACTTATTATTATCAAGTTAAGTTATTAAGAAGTGAAGATTTGGAAGTGAAGACTGTCGTTCCTACGACATTATTTATAATACTTTGACACCTCCTTCATTCTCCCTCCTTTGTATATTGATTAGAGAGAACTAATCCCTGCCAGCATACCAGGTATAGTATGCTTTTTGGAGATTTTAATGCCACAACAATACATTGATAACGTTATATCAAAAGACGGAACTGAATATGGATTAAGACCTGCTGACGGAACAGTCACTTCTGCTAAAATTTCTACAAGTGCAGTTGTAACAGGTAAGATTTCTGCAAATGCTATCACTACTGCAAAGATAGCAACCAGTGCAGTTACAGAATCAAAAATAGCAGATGGAACTATTACCTCTGCTAAATTTGCACCAGAAGTTATTTCTTGGATTTCTGATGTTACTGGCGGTGTTGAAAGTATCAACACTTATCAAGGGGCCATCACTCTTTCAACAGGTGTTGTACCTGGTGCATTTACACTTGGGGATGGCTACACTACACAAACAATATCAATCAATGGACTTGGTACCGCTGCTTTCTCTTCGGCAGATTCATTCCTTTCAAGTGCTTGTTATGATCTTGTCCTGGGTCAATCTGTAAATATGTCAGAAGTTCTTTCTGCATATGATGCTGGCAAACTTATAAGGGTCGATACAACAAATGTTTAGTTCGATCCAAAAGTAAATGACACTGGTGTTCACGACCTTAATTTCTTAAGTAAAAGTGGGGAAACTTCCATTGCCTATATGATTTTTAACCATGGAGTTAATTCTTCTAACTATATTGCAGATCTTAAGTGGGATACTACTTATGCTTCAAGCAATGGTTGGTCATATATAAATGGTAGAGATTTAATTAATTCTTATTCGCCTGCATTTACTGGCACTCCGACAACTCCTGATATTACAAATCTTTCCACAAGTACTTCTCAAATTGCAAATGCAGCTTTTGTTCAAGCAGTTGTTCAAGATAAAGTTGCTGCTGCTGTTTCTTCTGCCATGTCTTCTATAGCAACAGATGTTATTGTTGCATTTGAATATGGAAGTTAGTTAACAAGTGCAGAAGTTACTGGTGCATTAAGTGCTTTTGATGAAGGCAAGATTGTTAATTGTAAAATAAATTCTAATTTATCATCTGCTATTTGGCAAGGAACTGTTACCACACTAGCAAGTTATAGTGCAGCTGCAAGTGTTACTTCTATGCAATTCCTTGGTACAATTGGTTCCACACCAAATTATAAAATTGTTCAGGTCAATTGTACTCAATCTGCTTCTACAACTTGGCAGTATTCATTATTTGATATTCCAGAAATTAGTGCAGTTTTAAGCACTGCTAAGACTGAAGTTTCTTTAACCGTTACTGGTTCTTCTGTTTCTACCACAATAACAGAAAGTTAGATTGAAAGTTATTATGAGTCTGTTTAGGATTGTATCTTTACTGGTTCTGATGGGTATTCCTATCAAGTGGCTTCTTATAACGGCACAGCTCACACTGTGAACCTTGTTGCCGTTCAACCGGATGGAACTTTGAGAACTGTTGCACTTAGTGCTGCTGATAACAACACTGCATTAAGTGGAACACTTAAGCTTATTCAACCAACTTTTGATGTTGTGTATGGAGAAGCAGTTGATGCGGCGGAGATTTTAAACGCAATTTCATCTGGCAGATAGATTAGGTGTAAAATAGTTGATACCGACCTTGAAACTACATACTATTATTATTTGTCTAATTATCAACTTGATGGGTCTAGTTTATACGGTCTTCAATTTATTGATTTATTCCCTAATTTACTGGAAGAAGTTGTTTTCTATACCTGGAATTCAGATACCAACTCCAACAATGGTTGGGATTCTGAGGTTATGCATCTCGTCACCCCTAACTCTCCAACTTTTACAGGAACTCCAAAAGCACCAACAGCTTCTACAAGCACTAGCACAACACAGATAGCTACCACTGAGTTTGTTCATAATGTAGCTTCTTCTGATACATATAAAGAAGCTTATATTGTAACTTATGGTGATACTCTTGATTATGACACTATTGTTGCTAAAAGAACTGCTGGTAAAATTGTTTTATGCAAGTTGACTTCTAGTATAAGTCCTGGTATACCAGCAGATACTTTCCTTCAACTGTATACTTATAATTATACCCCTAGTGGAGGAAGTGCTGGGTACAGTATACTATTTGCAGGTTATATTATTAGTGGAAATTACAGAGTAACTTTTACTTGTCATGGTTCCACAAAGTCTTGCGACACATGGAGTCACAGTATGACTTTCCTGGCGCCTATTGCTTCACCTAACTTTTCTGGAACTCCAACTGCTCCAACTGCTTCTGCAGCAACTAATAGTACACAAATAGCTACAACTGCCTTTGTAAAGACTGCAATCAGTGGGATAACTCATCCAACAGAAGTTTTCATTATTGATTACGGCGATGAGAGTAAAGCCAGTTAGCTTTCCGCAGCTTATGCAGCAGGTAAGAGTATTTGGTGTAGATATACAGAAGAAGATGAAGAAGATGGAGCTTGGTCTAGTACACATCTCATCCCTCTTACTAATTATACCTATGAGGAAGATATCGGTGAATATTATATTTTCTCAATATTTATGACCCCATAGTATTAGGAAGATGAAGTGTGGTCAATACAACTTCTTGACGGATATTCTTGGGAAGAAATAAGAAAGGTATCTTTTGCTTAGTAGAGTGTTGCTCTTGCAACCTACAACGGGAACAGTTACATTAAAGTGGGCTCCAGCGGTCTTTCTAGCGGAACAAAGAATATTTATATTCAATCTACTCAACCATACACCAATAATGTTGGTGACATTTGGATTGATATTTCTTAATTTAAAGGAACAAAATGGCTTTAAATGCTAACTCAAAAGTTGGTTCAGACATTTAGATGTTTGATGTAAGACCATATAGTGAGTATAAAAATGCTGGATGGAAAGAAGGATTTGAAACTTCTTGGACTGGTTTTACTTCAAATGAATATTATACTAACACTATGTTGGATTAGAATAACTATTCTGGAACTTCTTCAATGTCTTCTGGTAATGCAGTAAATTCTGAACGAACATTTAGTGGGTGGAAATTCTTATACAAACCATATAGTGAAACACAAATTCAATGGGTTCTTCTTTATATTTTTGTAAGGAATGTTACCCCAGGAAGTAATTTCTTCCATAGAAATTGCAACCTTTATGAGTTAAGTGTTAACGGAAGCAAAGTTGTTTCTATGAAGAGCACCAACAATGATAATGGAGATCAGGTTCAATTATCAACTGGTGCTCTTACCAACAAAAGATATACTTCAATAGGTGGCCAATCAACCAAATATGGTCAATTGGTACCTATTGATAGTAATGTTGGTTATAACAAAACTCAAGTGAATGCTGGAACTACTTAGGTAGTTTTCATCGGTAAGTTTACTGTAACTGGTGGTGTTCAAGGAACAGCAAATAAAAAATTTAATATTTCCTTTAAATATGCCAATTACAATTATCTTTCATATGCAAGCGGAATAAAAGCAATAGCTAAAATTCCTAGTAAATGGAGCACTTCAGTTAACTGGAGTAGTGGTATAAAGACTGCATTTACAAATGGTACTTTTGCATATAATCCAACTCCTATATTAACCCCTGCAGCTCCAACTGTAGCAACTATTTCAAATGGCTATGTTTCTTATAACCAGACAATAACTGCAACTGGCGGTAAATATGTAAAGGTCATTAACCCAAATCAAGGAAATAATTTTTAGTGGCTTTCTTCAGTAGGAACATTTAATTTATCTTCTTTGACATTTACTTCGTCTCCTGATAATACTTCAGCTACACCAGATCACATAACTGCGAGAGCTACTATCTGGGATGAGTACAAAGATAACTGGTATTCAGAATCAAATAATATAAATGTATAGTATGCTCCTAAAGATGTTCAATTTACAGCTAAAAGTGCTTCAGCAACCGGCATAACTATCACTTATAAAAGGCATGCTTCTACTGGTACAAATGGTTATTTCAATCTTCTTTATGTAACTTGCTCAACAAGTTCTGATAGAGGAGAATTAAGCTTCCCATTCTATAGCAGAGATATTGAAATTCAAGTTTCTAGAAATGGTTCTATTGCTATGATTTATGCAGAAGGAACTTCTTTGGGAATGAGTCTTAACACTGAAGGGGAAACCACCCTCACATTTACACCTGCTTGTTATGTATCAGGAAATGGATTAGTTATAAGTTCAGAAACATTCACTTATAAATTGAGTGACACAAGACCTCAATTTGAAATTCTTGGAGCAACTTTGGATTATCCAATAGATGCAAATGGAATTTCTCATATAATTTATAATGGGTCCTATTATAAATATGAACCTTGTGTTACTTTCTCTTTGTCTTATGACTCAAATGTAACTACAGTAAAGGATATCTCAGCTTTTGTCACAAATAGATCTGATTTATCTACTAATGCAACTGTTCTTTCTTCAACATATTATTATAAGCCTGCTATTTTATCAAATGGCATTGGTAAAATATTAATACCAGAAGTTATGGGAAGAGGACAGAGTTACATACATATTCAAGTAATTTCTGCACCTACTTCTAGTTTATCCACAGAAACAGTTTCAAATGTAGTTGTACCAGTTTCTTGTTCGTTAGAAGATTACACCACAAATAAAATTAAAGAGGGCGAATTAGTTGATAGTGCAGTAATAAGAAATAAAATTTTAAGTTATGCACAAGCTAAAATTTCTAACTATGAAACAATAATAAATTCTGTTAACAATACATTTACTTCTAATGGTGCTCTTGTTTGGGATTAGGGGCATTTGAAGATTTCAGAAGGATTGCTTGTAACTACCAGTATAAAAGAATTGTTGACTGCATTAGAACAATTCTATACAGAAATAACTTATAATAATCCATATAAAGTTTATTATAAAGGGGAACTGTCTTCAGGACAAACTAATACATTGGTCTCTCCGTTAGTGGATGACACTCTGGGAGGTTTCATCAATTACAACAATGGTATTGTCACTGTCTCCGAAGATTCAAGCAAGATCAAATTCTATGATAATTCTGTGCAATATCCAAGTGTAGTTAATTAGAATGTATAGAATATTGAATTGAATGAGGATAATTAGTTTGAGTTCGATGAAAATAGTTGGTCTTGGGTTTTATCGTCATTAGACGATTTAATTATAGCCAGTTAGGTAACAATAACAAGCAATCAGTTAGAAGTTTTTAATAATTATCAAAAAGCAATTTTATATATTGTATCTTTATTATAAGGAGTGAATTTAATGGAATGGTTTTTAAGAAGTAATTCAACTGGTGCTCGTATTCTTAGAACAATTGCACAAGGTATTCTTGGTGTTATTGTTGCTATCCTTCCAGATCTTATTGGTCTTATTGACCTTAACCCAACTTTCCAAGCCGCTCTTGTTGCTTTGGTCATGGCAATTCTTAGCCCAATTATGAGCGAGATTGGTAAGCATGTGGAAGAAGTCAACGGAAAGAAACGGGCTGCAAAGGCTTTAAAGGAACAAGCAAAATAATAAAGGATATTGAAAATGGAATGGTGGACTAATGTCTGGGTCCCTCTTATCATAGCTCTACTTACTGCAGCCGCAACACTCATTGGGACCTTAGCCGGCGTTAGAGCACAATTGAAGATTAACGAAAAGAAAGCAGAAGAGGATCGTAGAAGGTTAGAAGAAGAGCGGGAACGCAAAGAAACAGAGCGGCAAGAAAAGCAAGAAGAAGCGTTGAAAAGCATTTTACGCACAGAACTTCTTCGCATATATTTCCGCAGAGCTGAAAAAGGATAGAAATTCTTAACACAATGGGAATCTGAAAATGTGCATAGAATGTACGCCTCTTACACTGCTCTTGGTGGCAACTCATTCGTCAGAGATTTAGTAAATAAAATGAATGAATGGGAAGTCGTACAAAACTAAACTATTAAGAATGTGAGTTGTCAATGACAAACATAGATGAAAAACAATTTGAAGGTTTATCCAGAAAAGAAAAGGAATATGCCTTAAAAATTTTAGAAGAATTTTCAAGAACTGGAAAATCAGATACATATAACGATCTGATTTATGCTGATTATGCGGAAGTTCCAGTTGATGTTGAAACATTCTTGAGGGATAAAAGGTACCTTGGAACAGGGTTGACTAATGATGATGGGAAATTTACTGTTTTCCCATATTGGATAGATACTTTAAAAAAGATTTTTCCTTCTAACATTGATACTGCATATAATACTTTAGTTTTAACTGGTGGAATTGGTCTTGGCAAATCATTGGTTGCTGTACTCTGCCTTCTGTACTTATTGTATAGAATGCTTTGCTTGAAGAATCCATATGTTTTCTATGGGTTACAACAAATAGACCACATTACTTTCTCATTTATAAATATAACTCTTGATGCAGCTAAGGGTGTGGCCTGGGCAAAGTGCCAGGAATTGCTGAAAAGTAGCCCGTGGTTTTTAGAACACGGCACATTAAGCAAATCTCAAGATCCGGAATGGTCTCCTAACGGGGGAATTGAACTGATCTATGGTTCTTTGCCAAGGCATGTTTTAGGTAGAGCTGTTTTTTGCTCATTTGAAGACGAAATTAGCTTTTAGCCAAATCAAGATGTAGAAAAACAAAAACAAAAAGCAAAAACTCTTATAAGCACTGTTGACGCTCGTATGCAATCGAGATTTATGAAGGGTGAAAAATTACCCACATTAAATATTATTGCTTCTTCTAAAAGGACAGAACAGTCATTCCTTGAAACATATATTGATATGAAAAAGAGGAATGAGTCAAAAACTACTTTAATTGTTGATGAACCTCAGTGGGTTATTCGTACTGATAAAGCAAGTTCAAGAACTTTTAATGTAGCAGTTGGAAATAAATTCTTAGACTCAGAAGTTCTTCCTTTGAGTGTCACAGAACAAGAATTGCAATTATATAGGGATAAAGGATTTAAGATTCTTCAAGTTCCTTTTGGTTATTACGAGCAATTCTTAGACGATATTGATATTGCTTTAACTGATATTGCTGGTATTTCTACAACAAATAGTCAGAGTTATATTTCTGGTGTTAGATGGGCTAAATGTCGAAAAGAAGGACTTGAAAACCCATTTAATAAAGAGATTTTAGTAGTTGGCAATGCACCAGATGATAAAGCCCAATATAGTGATTTCTTTGATTTATCAAAAGTTCCTTCAAAATATAAGTATAAACCATTGTATATCCATCTGGATATGTCTCTTTCTGGGGACAAAACTGGTATTGCAGGCACGTGGATAATCGGTAAAAAACCACATGAAGAAGGACAAGTAGAATCTAAAGAATTATATTATCAACTTGCATTTTCTGTTGCTATAAAAGCACCTAAGGGCTATCAAGTTAGTTTTGAGAAAAATAGACAATTCATCTATTGGTTGAGAGACCAAGGATTTAAGATAAAAGGTGTAAGTTACGATACCTTCCAATCAGCAGATTTAAGTTAGCAATTACAAGCTCATGGATTTAATTGTGAAACAATTTCTGTTGATAGGTTACAAGATAAAATCTGCAAGCCTTATCTTGTTTTTAAGAACGCAATCTACGAAGAACGATTAATTGTATATAATACAAAGTTGCTGACGGATGAGATTATTGGTCTTGTTAGAGATGGGAATGGAAAAATAGACCACAGCCCTTCTGGCATAAACTCAAAAGATACTGCTGATGCTGTTTGCGGAAGTTTATATAATGCTTCACAACACGCTGAAGAATATGCTTTTGATTATGGTGAAGATTTAGATCTCATCAAAAAAGCAAATGATGCTTCTTCTGCTATGTCTTTGGAAAATAAAAAGCAAATTGTTTTAGATATGGAAGAAGAGCTCAAAAACTTTAGATTATTTTAGAATCCATTTGTAGTACAATAGGCACAACAACAATCTAAACCTACAGGGTTGGATTTTGGGTTTGGTAAAGCAGTGCCTTATGGTGGACAATCTTATGTTCAAGATGGTATGCTCATTTGGTAAGTGAGGAAGAATGACTGATATTGAAACTACTGGATCTGCTTTTGCTGAAGATCCATTGTTATATGGTAAACAAATAGAAACTGTTCCAAAGCCAGAAAAGACTTTTGGTGTTGACACTCACGACACCTTATTGACAGATTTGGCTTCTGTTCAGGCTTCTCAAATTGATATGTCTGAAATAAACAAATTTACTAACATTTCAGACAACAGAAATGAACTTTATTCTTTGATTGACCAAATGGGTGCTGATAGTAGGATTGCTGCTGCACTTGAAATCTACGCAGAAGATAGTACCGAGAAAAATGAACAAGGTCAGATTGTTTGGGCAGAATCTAGTGACGGTGATGTTGCAAAATATATTAATTTTCTTCTTAAGTCATTAAATATTGATAAAAATATTTATAAGTGGGTTTATTCACTTTGTAAATATGGAGATCTTTATATCAGAATGTTTAGAAAGTCTGATGTTGAAGATGATTTGTTTGATGAAGATGATGATGAGAAGAAAGCCCTTAATGAAGAAATAAAAGTTAAAGTGTATCCAAAGAGTGATAAGTTAGTTCATTATGTTGAGATGGTTCCTAACCCAGCAGAAATGTTTGAATTAACTAAATTTGGTTCCACTTATGCATATATATAGGCTCCATCTACTCTTGCAGCGGATTATAACTATACTGGTGAAGAAGCTTGGCTAACAAACGCACAGAATAGATATTTATATAAATTTAAGAGAGATGATATTTATATCTATCAACCTACTGAGTTTGTTCATGCTTGTTTGGAAGACAGCCCAACAAGATTTCCTGAAGAAGTTAGAATATTTAGGACAGATGCCGATTATGAAGATGACAAATGTAGTTTGAATTATTAGGTAAGGAGAGGTTCTTCACTTCTTTCTAATATATTCAAAATCTGGCGTGAACTCATGCTTCTTGAGAATTCTGTTCTTCTTAACAGAATTACAAAATCCTCTATTGTTAGAATGATTTAGGTTGAAGTTGGTGATATGCCGGCTGAAAATGTAAAGCCTCATTTGTATAGCATTAAATCTATGATTGAATAGAAAGCAGCTATAAGTGAAGGTAAAAAATTATCCGAATATACTAATCCAGGTCCTATTGAAAATAATGTTTATGTGCCAACCAGAAACGGTCAAGGTGTCATAACAACAAATTAGATAGGTGGAGATGTTGATGTTAAGTCACTTGTTGACTTGGATTATTTCCTTGATAAATTGTATGGTGCATTGAGAATTCCAAAGCAATACATGGGTTCAACGGACGATTCCACTGGGTTTAATGGTGGAACTGCATTGTCTCTAATTTCTGCTTCCTTTGCAAAAATGGTTAAGAGGATTTAGTCTACAATGAAGCAGACCATTACTGATATGATTAATGTTTTATTGTATGACAAGCAGCAGACTCAATACATAAATAAATTCTCAATCAATATGGTAGGTCCAATGACTGAAGAAGATAAGAATCGTCAGGAAAATCTTAGTTCTGAGATTCAAGTTGCTTCTGATGTTATGAATTTACTTGGTGATATTGATGACCCAGTCATTAAACTTAAACTTCTTAAAGCTTTACTTTCAAGTTGCATTACAAATGAGGAAGTCATAGAGCTCATTCAAGAACAAATTGATGAACTTGAAGCAGAACAAGAAGGAAGTGAAGAATCATCTTCTGAAGAACAAGACATTAACATTGATTTTTCAGATGAGGGTGAGTCATCGTCAAGTGATTTTTCTGGTGGTCTTAATGACTTTGCCTCTGATGGATTGGATCTTGGCAATGAAGCCCCATCTGTTGAGACTTCAGTTCCTGAAGAGAATGGTGGGGAAGAAACTGTTTCCGGTCTTCCAAGTATGAATGAAATAGGATTAGATTTCGCAGATACAACTCAATTTTAACAATTCCAGTAGATAATATCTAAGGAGAAAATATGGCAATAACAAAACAAGATTGTTTAGTACTTCTCAATTCCTTAAAAAATAATGGGATTGATGTTAGTGAGATGTCTAAGAAAGCAGCTCTTTCTAAAGATGTTTCATTAGAAGTAGTTGATTTCATAAACAAAAACAGACCTTTTGAGGTTAGTAAGTTTTATGAAAAATTAAGAAAATCTTACAATGAAAAAAAGTCTCAGTTATACAAGCAAATAGTTAAAAGTGATGAGGTTGATACACCTAAAGACATAATTATTACTTTATCTTCTTTAGGTCTTCAAATAGTTTTATTTGCAAAGACTGTTGATGACTAGCAAATGTTTTTAAGACAAGCTAGGTATCAAGAACTTACAGGTTGTTTGTATAAATACAGCATAACATATGATTTGTTACCTGCCATACAGCTCCTTAGGTTATTTAAAATGGATTTAAAAGCATTTGAATATCTTAACAGCAAGGATAAATAATGCAAGAAGAAGAAATTCTTGGACAAAAAATAGATGGGCATGGGTTAGGATATGTCCTCTCAAAAAGAGACATAAGGGACTACAAACTCAATAAAAAAGTTTGTGGTTCCGTTTCTTTACCTGAAAGTTTTGAGGTACCACATTCTTAGATAAAAAATTAGGGACAAGTTCAAAGTTGTGTTGCATTTTCTGTTGCCGAAGTAATGGAAACATTAGATGACAACGGAACAAATTATTCAACTGCTTGGATATACGGGTACCGACCCACTAGTTACTACCAGGGGCCTGGTATGATAGCTAGTAATGCGCTTAAAACAGTTAATTTAGTTGGTGCCATTAAAAAGGAAGTTCTTCCTGGCAATTATGAGATGCCAAAAGCAAAACAAATTGTCCAGAAAAATCTTTCATCATACAAAGAAAAAGCCAAAGAAGATAAAATTGTTGCTTATGCAAGATTAAGAACAATGCAAGAAATAAAAGAAGCCATTTACACAACTGGTACTCCTGTTGTGGTGTGTATTCTTTGTACTGATTTGAAATTGGATGAGCATTATATTGCTTACATTCCTGATGGAGCAACTTCCGGTCACGCCGTTGTGTGCTATGGGTGGAATGAGTTAGGATTGCTCATACAAAACTCCTGGGGCGATAAATGGGGAGACAACGGTTGTTTTATACTTCCATATGAACACCCATTTAGTGAAGCATGGATTCTAACAAAGGATCCGGATGTAATAATTAAGCCATCTGCTTTTGCATTTAGAGAAATTATTGTAAATTTCTTTAAGTCATTAACAATGTTCTTAAAAGGATTGTTTAAATCTAACGAAGGTAAGGGAAAATAATATGCCAGATTATATAAATAAAATAAGGGTTGCCGGCACAGAATATGATATTAAAGATGCTACCGGTGCTAATATTTCTTATTATGTATGCAGTACTGCTGCTGCTAATGTGACAAAAGTTATCTCAGATTCTGGTTCTGTTGTTTACACAAATGGGACTGGTATTAGAGTAAAGTTTACAAATGGTAATACAAACACTGCACCATCTCTTCAAACAGGAAGTGGAACAAGTGCAAAAACATATTCTGTTAAGTGGCCTTCTTCAAGAGAAACTCCTCTTGGTTGGGAAAACAATTCTGTTATTGATTTTGTTTTTGACTCTACTGTTCCTTGCTGGAGGGTTGTGTCCCAAGCATTCAGCACCATTGGTGATTTCAAAATAAACCAAGATGCTGGAAATAACATAACAAAGATACAAAAAGAATCTCCTAAGTATGCTTATACTGGCACTACTGCTCAACAGAGTTATTTGTGTTATATAAATGCACCAGCAGATGATGTTTTTACTAGCACCTCAAGAGATCCTTCAACTATAGATTTCTTGAGTTCTGGCCCTGTCAATTCAAGTGGAACATATAATCCAGTAACAAGAATTAGATATGATGGAAAATTTGAAACTTCTAAGTTAAATGCTACTGGTGGAACTATTTCTGGCATTACCTTTAGTGGAAACAATTCTAACACTGGTACTATAACAAACACGGGAACTATCAGTGGTGGAACCATTAATGGTGCAACCATTTCTGGTGGTTCATTAAGTAATGTTGGCGGAACATTTGCAGGTACTTGTACAGGAACTTTTGCAGGTACTATTTCTGGCACTTTGACCAATGTTACTTTAGCTGGAACAACTACTCTTTCAGGAACACTAAACGGTGGAACAATTGCTGGTTCAACTATAGGAAGTGCAACTAGTGGAAGCACAGTTACCAGATCTTCATTCATAGGTGATTTGGGTGATTATGTTGAATTAAATGGAAGATTAAGAAGTGATAGTTTAGGATCCACTGGTGCTGTTTACCTTGATGGCAGGAGTTTAAGCTCACTTGCATCTTACACCCCATCCTGGTACAAAAAAGATGGAACAACTGCCCTAACAATTGAGGCAATCAGTGCTGCTGTTGGGGATAGATTTTTTGTGACTAAATATGGAACTGCTATTGCATATAAAGCTGTTCTTCAAGATGTTGAGATTTATGGCGGAACTATAAAGGGAGCTTCACTTCCCGATTTGAACATTAGTAGTTTATCAAATGTTACAATAACCGGTGGCAACATTTACGGGGTTGATATTTCTTCAAATGGTAGTACAAGAACAACATTTAGGGGAGATATTTTAGGTGGTTCTACACTGAATGGAGAAATTGATATTGATGCTGCAACTCTTGACTGGAGCGGATCTGTACTAAAGACAGGAAATATAAATGGTTCTAAAACTGTTTATATTGACGGCAGGGCAGACTCAAGTCTTTCTTCTGTTACTCCAACTTGGTATAAAAAGGCAGGTTCTACTACAATCACAATTTCTAATGTAAGGGCATCTTTCGGTCAAAAAACATTTATCACAAATTATGGCACAGTAGTTGCTTACCAAACAATTCTTCAAGCTCCTGAAATTTATGGTGGAACAATTAATGGAGCAACTCTTACTAATGTAACTCTTAGTGGTGCAACTTATAATAATATTACCATAGATAAAGGTAACATTAATGGTGTAACTATTTCTTCCTCAGGAGCTACAAGATCTACTTTTAGAGGAGACATACAGACAGGATCCACTATTAATGGAAACATTGATGTTGATGCTGCTACATTAGACTGTGCTGGGAGTACAATTAAGAGTGGAACGATTTCCAGTTCAACATTAAGCAGTTGCACCATAAGTGGTGGTAAGATGACCAACCTTTCTATTATTTCTGCTGGTTCTTCTTTCCACTATGTAGTTATTGATGCTAACGGCAACCTCAAAGTAAAAGCTGGCTAATATTGTATAATATACCAACTATATTATATGAGGGAGAAATATATGACAGTTGAAGAGGCAAAATCAATTATTGATGCATACGCTAAGATTAGACAAGAAGAAAAAGAAATAAGTCTTCCTGTAAAAGTGTCTTGGATTAGAAGACAAAATTTGCAGAAGCTTATGAATGTCTTTAGTCTTTATAACGAAGCGCTAACAGAAATTCAATTGAGATATGCTGATGATGAACATTCTGTTTTGAATGGGGATGGAACAAGACAAGTAAAAGATCAATACATTAATCAATATCAAAAAGAATGTATTGAACTTTACCAGCAAGATGCGGATGTTGACATTAAGAAAGTGAAATTAGAAGATTTAGGAGACTTAACTTTAACAGAGTCTCAAATGGATACTCTAGGTTTTATGATAGAGGAATAATGCTTTGGCAGATGTAAGTAAACTTACAATTAGTGGTTCTTCATTTGATTTGAAGGACCCAATAGCAAGGCGGTCAATAGGCTATGGACAAGTGGATTCCACATCTACTTCCACTGCTTTCACAGCTCAGATTGATGGGGTTACTTCATATTTCGATGGATTAGCAATAATGCTTAGAAATGGTGTGGTAACCTCTGCTGCTGGCTGTACATTGGATATAAATAACATTGGTGCAAAGCCAATTTATAATAGTATGGCAGATGCTTCTGCCGAAACTACTATATTCAATATTTCATACACAATGCTGTTTGTGTATGACAGTACAAGGGTAAGTGGTGGTTGCTGGGTTATGTATCGCGGTTATAACTCTGATACTACTTCAGCAAGAGGTTTAATTGATTACTACTTCAGGCCACAGGCTGGATCAACACTTTATAGATATAAACTCTGCATGCTTGGCGCTAACAATAGAATGTATCCTATTGTTACAACTGACCAAGAAGACACCACTCAAGTATCAAAGTCAGTTCAAACAGTTGCATTAAGGCCGGATAAGATTTGGCTTTACAATGCAAAGGACACCATTTCTGCTGGGAGTGCTATCACTGCAAATACTTTGTATGAAGCCATGTACTATACAGGAGCTGCATACACTTTTAACTCAACAATTTCTAAGTATACGACAATTTACTTAAGGGGTACATACGACAAGACTACTCACTTGTTCACTCTTTATGATGATGGCAATACTCCATGTACTTCTTATTATACTACAGTTCCTACTAACTCGTCAAGTATTACATTAAGTTCATATTTTGTTTAGGGTTATTATTATATATTAGTTGGTGGTGCTTATTCATCAAATAACTACTACAGCTTGTTTGTGAATAACCCTCTGTACTACTTCGATGGAACAAACCTTATCCCAGTTGCAACAAAGTTAGCAAATGACGCTGCTGCAAGCGGGGTTACTTCCTTTAACGGTCAAACTGGTTCCGTAACATATTCGGCTCCAGTTACAGATGTTAAGGATTCTGGTGGAACTTCTCTTCTATCCGGTACAGTAGCAACTATTCCTTCCATTCCTTCTGCTACTTCAGATCTTGTAAATGACTCTGGCTTCTTATCTTCTGCAGTAACTACTCTCGATACATTAGCTGGTGATTTATACTTAGCAAAGACTGAAGTCGGATCTGCTTCTGTAACTTCTACTATATCCGCTGCTGTAGTTACTTCTTGGGATGCTGGTTCTGTGACTTATGTATCACCTTATACAGTAGTTACTGGTGGAACTTCTTCTTCTATTTCTGTAATTTCTTCTGTTGGAACTGCAGCTACTGCTACTTATTCCAGTGGAATTTTAATCATAAATAATGGTACTGCTCCTACATTTGGCACAGCAGTTAGTGTCTACACTAGTTTATCAACTGGTGATTCTGTTTATGTAGAAAATGGATCGGTACCTACATTATCTTATACTTCTGTTTCTGTTCCTGTCATTTCTGTGTCTACAAAAGTAGTTGTTACCGGAATTTCTAATCTTCCCCCAGCATTGGTTGGATCTGCATTAGTTGGCACTGACGTGGTAAGTTAAAGGAAATATAAATGGGCACAATTGCTAAAGTAACAGCGGGTGGATCCACCCACTTAATAGCATCAACTGCATATGGAACTTGCCCTACAGCTGCTAGCACGGCTTCAAAAGTGGCAACAATATAGGATAGTCAAGATTTTACTCTTGTGAAGGGTGTGACTATTCATATTAGATTTACTTATTCTAACACTTCTTCTAACCCGACTTTGAATGTAAACAGTACGGGTGCAAAACCTCTGTATTTGTACGGAACTTCTACTTCTGACAGAACAGCAGTAGGAACTACGGTCAGTGAAAGCTGGAAAGATGGTGCAGTTGTTGCTCTTACTTACGATACTACAATAAATACTTCTGGTTGTTGGATTGTAAATGATTATAGAGCATGGTATGCACAAAATGTTGGCTATACCCCGGATGATTCTTCTTGGAATGTAACCGATGTTGCTGGTGCTCTTGACGACTTAAAAGCTAATGCTTCTTCTGCCGCTGCACCGGTGTATATAGAATATGGAGATGAAGACGCTTATTCTAAAATCTCTGCTGCTTTAACTGCTGGAAAAAGGGTTTATTGCATATATACAGAAGAAGATTCTGCTTATGGCTCTACTGATACGGCATACCTCCCTCTTACTTATTGGTATCACGAGCCTGGTGAAGCGGATTATTATTATTTTCAAGTAGTTAGGGCAGAATCTTTAGCAGGTGGAGTTTATCAATCTACTAATGAATTATGGACTGTTGAGGTAAGTGACAGCGACAGTTGGTCTGAGCTTGAGAAGCTTCCTTGGGGTGGAACCTATACTGGTGTTTCTCCAATAAGTGTAAGTGGAAGCACAATTAGCCATGTAAATAGTGGTGTTAGTGCTAGTACCTATACTGCAGCTTATAATGATAAAACTTCTTCTTGGTATATACCAACAATAACGGTTAATGCAACAGGTCATATAACTAGTGCTGTTACTTATGGTACTGCTCTTAGTTTCTCTACTTTGGACAGCAGATTTACAAACCGAGGTTATTATAAACCTGGCAATGGACCTTGGGTTCTTCAGTCCACATCTACTTCTTCTACAATAACCTTTTCTAATCCCCTCAGCACAGGGTTCTATGTTACTGACATAAAGGCTTGGGATGCAGACGGTGTGCCAGTAATAATTGACTGGTCTATGACTAGTGGTGGCTACATTCCTTCAACCAGCTCGGCAACAGTAACTGTTTCTGTTTCTGAAGCATATGGAAAAGCAATCAATTATATTCCAGTTATCACTACAATGAACAAATAAGGTCCTATATAATGTATTCTAATGGAACAGAAATAAAATTAGTAACAGGTTCAGAAGTTTTTGGCGATGGAAACCACGAATCTACTTAGAATGTTCTTGATGCTTTATTCCAAGCTAATCCTTCTGGTAAAGATGTTCTTGACATTGGCACTGGAACTGGTGTTCAAGCAATATTTGCTAAAAAATGGGGAGCAAATAGAGTTGTTGCAGTTGATATAAGTTATCCAGCAATTTTAACTGCAAGATAGAACTTTCAAAGAAATAATGTTGAGATAGAATCTAGATTAAACATTTATAATGAATATTTAGATTTTAAAGCAGATATTATTGTTGCTAATTTATCCCCTCACGAAGTAAGAGAATTTTTACCATTAGCACAATCGAGTTTAAAGGACAATGGGATTCTGATTTGTTCTTGGATGAATCCTGCAGATATAAATAACGAGTGCGATTTATCGCACTACACTATACTAAGTCATATCCCAGGAATTAAATGGGATGCCTATGTACTTGGGAAGAAAGAATGAAATACTTAGGCGCTATAAGCGACGACTATGATCTTGTAAATAAAAAATATGTTGACTCCAAAACTGCTGCCTATCCTTATCTTCAAGCAACTGGGGATTATGCAGAGTCTCAATCTTTAACAGAGAATACTCTTGCACAAATAACCTTGACAGCCAATGGCTAGATAGCATTTGGGGAGGGGCTGTCTGTAGTTGACGGTGGTATCCAAGTTGCTGGCGATGGTACTTATAAAACCACTGGCAATATAAAAGTTAGAACTACAAGTTCCGGTACAACATATAGAATGGAAGCTCAAATAAGAACTGGGGTTGATTTTGCCAATTCTTCTGTTTCATATTCCAATATTATAGGTGGAACAGAAGATGCTTATTTTGATATTCCTCTTCCTTCTAAGATGCTTGATTTATCTGAAGATGATATTGTGTTTTTGGCAGTTAGATCTTTAGATGGTAATGCAAGTGCTTATCCATCTAGTATAGATACCTTCTTGCTTGTTGAGCAAGTTGCTTCTACTGGTGCAGCTGGAATTCAGCAAGCAATCAATTATTTGCCAAATGCAGACACTACAGAATATTGAGGTAAGATATGAGTGTAGCAAAAATAACTGAAACTTATCTCGATAATATAGCAGATGCTATAAGATTCAAAAGAATGTCAGAGGACACCTATACTCCCCCTGAAATGGCTGATGCCATTATGGCTATTCAAGGTGGCCCTAATGCAGTCGCCGTTGTCAATAGTGTAGATCCAGATACTGGCGGACTTATAAAAACCATTGTTGGCACAGATATTTCCAGCGATACCGTTACTTCTGGTTCCTTATTAAAGGGTTATACTGCTCATATGGCAGACGGCACTTTTATTGAGGGTGAATATCAAGGCGGAGCTGGTGATGTTACTCAAGATGAAAATGGGTACATTATCTTAGGTAAAGATGGAAGTGATGAGCCAAGTGGAGCAATTTCTGTTGTAGATACTATAGATCCAGTCTCTGGCGGAACTATAAGATCTATTAATGCTGTAAATATTTCTAATGATACTGTTACTGCAGCTACTTTGCTCAGTGGTTATACTGCTCACGATGCCGCTGGTGATGCGGTCACGGGCACGGTAACAGCTGGGTATTCGCTTGAACAAGTTTGCTCCGTTGGCTTTCCTGCGGCTTCGGGTGCTATTACATTTTCGGGGACTCGGATAAGGCCATGGCTATTCTATAAGAATGCCACTATGACAAGTTTTGTCGGTGATAGCGTTACCAGTATAGCAGGAGATAGTTGGGGGTCTTCGAATATTAGTAGAGCGTTTTCGAACTGTAGCAACTTGGAATATATTTCGTTTATGTCATTAACGGATATGTATCATTCCGATTACCCGTTTTCTGATTGCACAAAGTTAAAGACCGCAAACTTTGACTACAAGAACATTACGAAGTTGCCCGCAGGCTTTTTCAATAATTGCCCTGCGCTAGAGAAGCAAGTGTATGTTATGCCAAAACTTGTGTCAGCCGTGTATGGGAACTTTTTGACAAATAATTCGCACATAACATCTATGGATATAGGCTCTTCATCTGTGTCCGCAGACAGTGAGTGTAGAATACGAAGCAATGCATTTAATGGAGACGCCAACTTCAACTTGCTTATTATCCGCAACACAAATCTTGTCAGAAACTTGGAAAATGTGAACGCATTTGGTAGCACTTGTTTCGAATCAGGCAAATCGGGTGGAACGCTTTATGTGCCGAGTTCATTGTTATCGAGTTATTCTTCTGCAACAAACTGGTCAACTATTCTCGGTTATGCAAATAATCAAATCAAGGCAATTGAGGGAAGTTATTACGAAACCCATTATGCAGACGGTACAGTTATCTCCTCATAAAGAGAGAATCTAAAAACTATGTCTATTTTTAAAGTTATATTAGTTATATTAAATGGTGTTACATAGATAGGTTTAACAGCTGATACCTTTAATTCTGGCACTCTTGAGGCTAACAATACAACTCATGATGCTTCTGGCAGCACAATTACTGGTACCTGACCCAATATTTTCGACTTTTCAGGTGGAAACTTAAATGACTGATACTTTATAGATATTTGGAACTCAATATAGTAATGTAACTGGAATAAAAGCGTATTAGGATGCTTCTACTCTTCTTACTTATATAAGACCTTAGGGGAGTTCTGTTCTTTCTCAGAATGCTACTTACGATGTAACTACTCTTTCAGAAGTTACTGTAAATATTACTGGGGGTGATGTTCCAGAAGGATACACTCAGCTTCCAGTGATATATGGTCCTAGAGGTGCCACGATAGACACCGGTGTCCAGCCAAATAAATCTACAGCTGCGGAGTTTAAAGTTACACCTCTTGAACTAACTGGTAATGCTATTATTGGTACTCCAGGTGCCGCGGATAACCAAGACTGGAGATGCTTCAACTATGGTGGAGCAATTTATTGGGATTGTTATAATTCAAGGCTAAATGGGAATACTTTTGCTTCAGGTGTTACTAGAAACTTAAGAATAGAAAATAATAAGGTAACAGATCTAGATACAGAGACAGTTCTATTATCTGGCAATTCTCAACTTACTGTTTCTGTCCCCTACAACATATTTATTAATGCAGGTGTTTCTACAAACACCACAATTGCTAACTGGTTTTATGTAAAGATATATCAAGGGGATGAATTAGTTAGACACTACATTCCTTGTATGTAGAATAGTACAGAAATTTATGGTATGTACGATAAAATTGGAAGTTCCTTCTATTCTACAGCAGGCAGCGCACATTTTGAACCAGCCAACCAAGTTAAATCGGTAGCGTTCACACCTACTGAAACATTACAGTCTTCTACAGTAACACCAGATGGTGGTTATTCTGCCTTAGGTAAAGTTAACATTACTGTTTCTGCTATTTCTTCCACTTATGTTGGTACTGGTGTAGCTACACAAGCTGCGCAAGTTTTATACCCTTCTACAGCAGATCAAACTATTGCTGCAAGCAAATATTTAACTGGAACTCAAACATTCAAATCTGTTATTACAACTAATTTGAGTGCTTCCAATATTGTTTCTGGTGTTACTATTAAAATTGGTGATGCCAATAATGCGAGTAGAATTGCTCAAATAACAGGTACTGCTTCCACCGGTGGTGGTACTGATACTTCAGATGCCACTTTGACAAGTGGTGGCCAGATGCTTTCTGGGTACACTGCTTATGCAAGAGGAAGCAAGTATACTGGCACTATTGTTACTAAATCAGCCGCAGATGTTACAGTTGCTGGTTCATAGGTTACAACACCAAGTGGTTATTTTTCACAAGCAGTTACAAAAAGCATTGCAAATGCTTCTGAGCTTTTTGTTGGTAACCTTGAGATAGATTCAACTGGTGAGGTTACTGTTCTTGCAGAAATTGAGAGCAGTGGTTACATCTCTGCAATGGAATAGTGGATAGAATTAGATACTCTTGCCATACAATCTGCACAAACTATTTATCCATCCACTGCTGATTAGACAATAGCATCTCAAAAGTGGCTTACTGGAACTCAAACACTTAAATCTGTTGTGACAACTAACTTAACTGCCAGTAATATTGTATCTGGTGTTACAGTAAAAATTGGGGATAGTGCAAACCCAAGTAGAGTTGCACAAATAACAGGTACTGCTTCCACCGGTGGAGGTGGCCCTGCAATTAGCTATGGTGCTGATTGGGGAGCTAACGGTGAAGGTTGGTTAGAATTTTCTTGGGAGTGATAAATGAGTATTGGAACAAATTTATGGATAAATGGAACTTTATATTCCAATGTGGAAACTGTTGCACTCCCAATGTCTAATGAAGAAGGAACTGGTCCAGACGACGGATCCAGAATTCAAATATATCAAGATGTTCACGAAACAACAGCAACAGCAAGCACTGTTCTCAGTGGGTATTATTTCTTCGATTATGACGCTTAGTACACAGAAGGTACCATAGTTTCGGCAACGACCGATTACATATAGTTGAACATCTCTGACACTACCACCCCTTTATCAGTGCATATTGCCACAGTTACTGCTTCTTCCGGGTATTATTCAAATCCAATGCAAAAAGTAGTTACTAATGCCTCTTTTAGCAAAGCAAATGCAGTTTTTATAGACGATTCTGGTAATGCTACTATAACCTTTAATGCTAAAACAGCAGGCGTTGCTTATTCAACAAGTAACTATACCATTTCAAAATCAGCTGCAGTTGCTGTGACGTCGGCATACACTATTTATCCTTCAACTTCTAGCAATTATGTCACATCACTCAGGTACCTAACTGGTAGTGTTATAGTTGAGTCCGTTACTACTTCTAATTTATCTGCTTCTTATATTGTGAGTGGAGTAACTATAAAGGTCGGTGATGTTTCTGATGCAGGTAGAATTGCTCAAGTAACGGGGACTGCAGTCTTAGGAACAGATACAACAGATGCCACTCTTACTAATGGCAACTAGATGTTGTCATCTTATACTGCTTACGCTAACGGCACTAAATATACTGGAACAATTGCTACTAAATCGGCTTCAGATGTTACTGCAGCAGGCTCACAAGTAACAACTCCTAGTGGGTATTATTCCCAAGCAGTCACAAAATCAATTTCTGGTGGAACTGCAACAACCCCCACTACAACAATTACCGTTACTCCTGGTATAGCTATAAATACTAATGGTGTCATTACTGCAACTGCTTCCGGCACAAGCAGGGTAACTCCAACAGTCACTGCTGGATATGTTGCTGCTGGAACTTCTGGTACTATAACTGTTAGTGGGTCTAAAACTTCTTAGCTTACTTCTCAAACTGCTTCTACTTATTATGTATCAACTGCAGATAGAACTATTGCTTCTCAAAGGTGGTTGGTTGGAGCACAAACAATTAAATCCGTTACAACAACTAATTTAAGTGCAAGTAATGTCATTGCTGGTGTTACCATTCAAGTTGGTGATTCTGGAAATGCAAGTAGAATTGCTTATGTTGCAGGTGGAGTTACTATACATAAATATTATACCGGCAGTGGAACTCCTTCTGCAGGTTTAGGTTCTAATGGGGATATTTATCTCTAGATTTAATGAGGTAAGTGAATGGCAACAGCAAGATTAATTCCTAGTACTTATTCGCTTTCGAACAGCTCACTAACTGTTACTGATGCAGATAATTTTTATTCAAACACTGATAGTACCTCGTACGGTCGAGTTAGTACTACATCAACTTCATCACGCTATATTTACTTAAAAGGATTTAATTTTGGTGCAATTCCTTCTAATGCAGTTGTAAATTCATTTACAGTAAAATATAAAGCGTATGAAACAACACTTTCAACTTCATCATCATACTACCCTAGATTATGTAATAATACTACAACAATTACAGGTACAGCGAGTGGCGCACTTACAACAAGTGTCAAAACTTTTTCATTTACCGGTGTTACAGCTGATTGGGCAACAATTTCTGGATATGGTAGTAACTTTGCAGTTCGTTTTACCGTAAGACGTTCAGGTAACTCAGGAACTGGTTATCTCTATTTGTATGGCGTTGAAATTGAAGTAAATTATACTGTTCCGGTTTACCACAATGTTACAGTTAGCAATAGCACTACTGCCACCGTAACAGCAAATCCATCCTCTGTTCTTGAAGGTGAGTCTTGTACTGTCATATCTGATACCCTCACAGGAATATCAGTAACAGATAATGGAACTGATGTAACAAATTAGTTCGTATTGCACAGCGGCACAAATGGAGATTATTCCATAGAATAGAGGGGAAGTTATGGCTTTACTCTTAATACAGGCACTGGATATTATGTAAGTGATAATAAAGGTGTAGATAAATCGTGTGCAGTTTGTAGGATAAGTTTTAGTTTACCTGTGTCTGCAACAGTAACTTTTCAATATATAAACTATGCAGAAGCTACATATGACTTTGGTGTATTTGGTAATGTTGATGTAGCATTATCTACTAACTATTATCCAGCTGGGAGTGGCGGTGCCACAATTTCAGAAACAAGTTATAAAAAGGCTTGTAATACTAGTTCTGATAATACTTCATCTGTTTAGACATTAACTTATTCAAATGTATCGGCTGGAAATCATTTTATTGATGTTAAATACTCAAAAGATGATGCTTCAGCTGCGAATAATGATACTTTATAGTTTAAAGTTACAATAACTTATAGTTAGTCAGTATCTTATTATTCATATACTATTTCTAATGTCACAACTGACCATGCTATTGTAGTTACTTCTTCTTCCGGTACCCCAAAACTTTGGTACAAATAGAATGGAACTTGGGTTGAAGTGAGTAAAGTTTATAGTAGAGGGTCTTCATCCTGGGTATAGGTTCTTGACTTTTCATCCACTTTTAATACCTCATATAATTATGTTAATCCTGATGAGCTACCCAATCAGTAATAAAGGAAAAAGATGGGAACAGCAAAAGTAGTTTTCAATAAAAGAGTTCTAACAGATGTTACTATAGACACAGTAGAAGAAACATCACTTCAAGGTGGCTCTTCCGCTCTTAACTCAGAAGGCAATTTAATAGAAGGTACTGCTCAAGAAGATCACGAAAATGATATTATTGAAGGAACCCTTGGAGGAAAGTATATAAATAGTAACATAGATTATGTTGGTAATAGTGCTTTTGCTTAGGTAGCTTCAAATCAAAATTCAGAGCTGTAGATCCAACTTCCAAATGTAACCAAAGTAGATTAGTATTCTTTTTATAATTGTACTCATTTAACTAGTGTTGATCTACCAGATGCAAAAGAATTGTATGTGAGTGCTTTTGAGGCTTGCCCAAACCTTTCTTCTATAAATATTCCAAAAGTAATTGGTGTTGCCGGTACTTGTTTTATGAATGACACTAGCTTGACAACTATTGAATGGCCAGACCTTTTAACTGTAGCCCCTGTTCCAGGCCAGTGGAATTCCTGCTCCGTTTTTAGGGGGTGTACTAATTTAACTTATGTTAGTTTGCCTAAATGTTCTTGGCTTGAAGCCAGAGCTGCTTTGTTTTATGGCTGCACTAATTTATCTTCTGTGAATATGCCTATGTTGGTTCTTCTTTCTGGTAATCAAGTTTTTGATGGTTGTAAAAATCTTCAAGGTCTTGTTTTTCCTATTTATGGAATAACCCCGTGGATAACAGACACCTCTGCAGCAATTCGATATTTATGCTTTTATAATTGCACAAATTTTTCTTATCTTGATGTAAACAGGCCTACTTCAATAGAATCCAGAGTTTTTGAAGGATGTAATGCTTTTGAAACATTAGTTATAAGAGGGGATGTTGTTGCTTCTTTGAGTAGCATAGATGCTTTCAAAAATACTAAATTTGCTGAAAACGGTTCCGGTGGAACTTTATACGTTCGTTCCGATTTGGTAAGTAGTTATCAGTCTTCTTCTAATTGGTCTACTATTTTAGCTTATACAAATAATAGTATTAAAGCAATAGAAGGAAGTTATTATGAAACTCATTATGCAGATGGAAGGCTTATTTCTGAAGTTGTTATTCCATACCCTGACCTTATTTCTTTGAATGGTTTTTGGGATTATGGAGAATATGGAACAGTATAGGTTACCAACAACAATCACGTAAAAGTAACTTCTTTAAAGGGAAGAACTGGTTGGCAGTTGAGGGTAAGAAAGACAGATAACTCACCAATTTTTAATTGGCCGTACTGGTCTAGGGTGATTGCAGCGCATCCTAATCAATCAGATTTGAGTAGCAGTGAGGCAGTTGCTTTCTTTGATAAAGACGACAATGTAATATGGCAGTATGTTCAATGGTATAGTGGTACACCAGGCCCTGGACAAACAAATACAGGTTAGACTTCTTGTGTGGACATATATTCAATTGCATTCTAGTTAAATTCTGGTGTATCTGAATTTGACCTTGAAATTCTTTTAAATGATATTAGAATAATATGACTAAATTTGCTAAAGTTCTTGTAAATGCATCTCCCTATATTGATTTAACGGATAAAACTGTTACACCATCCACTTTAAAAATGGGTTCCACAGCTCATAAAGCAAATGGTGAAGAAATTGTCGGAACAACAGTATTTACAGACCCAAAAGTAGAAAATGAAATAATTACTAGAACAATTTCTGGCACTTATTCTAATAGTGAGGTAACTCAATTAAAATATGGCGCATTTAGAGTATGCAGTTCTTTAACTTCTGTAGATTTTCCTAATGTCTCTATAGTTGGTTCTTATGCATTTGCTGGTTGCTCTTCTTTATCATCTGTTTCATTTCCTAATGCTACTTCCATTGGAAGTTGTGCTTTTTGGTCTTGCACCTCATTGTCTCAAGCGACTTTCTCAAAAGTATCTATTGTTAATGTATCTGCCTTCAACGATTGTTCTGGTCTCGTATCAATTTCTCTACCAGAGGCGACATGGCTTTCTAATCAAGCATTTATAAGATGCTATAATCTTGAAACTGTTTATGCACCCAAAACAAAAAACATTGATAATGAGTGTTTCTAGCAATGCAGTAAACTTCATGGCCCAAATTTTATGCAAGCTTCTAGAATAGGTCTTAGAACTTTTAAGCAAGCAAGTGTGGGGGGTCTCTCTTGCGATCCTTTAACTATTGGAGATAATGCATTTCAGGAAGCAACTTATTACGGGATAAGTATATTTCATAATACTTATATTGTTTCTGGTGGTTGGGCTTTTTCTGGAGCTATAACTACCAGTAGGTCAACCACTGTCAGCAAAATTGCCTTCCCAGCTTTAGAGTAGTTTTAGGGTGGTGGTGCCCTTGCTTACAATGATAATTTATATGGTTTTGATGCAGGTAATTTAACCTCTGTAAGATAGAGTACTTTCCTATCTTCTCCTAATGTTAGCGAAATAGTTTTAAGAAAACCTAATACTATAACTACTCTTGAAAACGTTAATGCCTTTAACAGTTCCCCATTTGCTAGTGGTGGTACTGGTGGTACAATTTATGTACCTTCAAAATTCCTATCAACCTACTCTACTGCTACTAACTGGGCAACTGTAACTGGTTATGGAACCATCAACTGGCAACCCATTGAAAGTTCTCCATATTCCAATAAGTATATTAATGGGGATGATATAGATATTTATACCTATGTTAATCCTGATGGTTCTATGAAGAGCACTTACACTTGGGATTATGAGTGGGATTATACAGATGGGTTGCTTTCCTAGAATGGATGGACTCTCGAAAAGAGCAACTCATCCGCCCCAAAAGAGACCCTTATTTCAGACGGTGTAGAGCTCAAAGCAGGCGGACAAGGCCTTCAAATTTGGATGAATAAGACAGATTTCACCCCAACTATAGGCCTCATGGAAGTCAAAATGTATATCACCAATTTGGACGGAAATTTTAATAATAGAATTAGACTGTCCAATGGAACAACTGGAATTCAAGTTTATTAGAATAATGCCATTTGGAGATTTTTAACTTCGACTTCTATAGGCGGTGGTGTTAGTTTAGGGACAGCTGCAGCAATCAATGCTCCATATGTAGTAAGAATTCTCCTAATGGAAAATGGTTTTGGTTATGTTTGGATAAATGGGGATTATACAGGAACAATTATACAATCCGCAATAAGAGAGTGTACTAAAACTTCAGTCGGTAGTTGGGGGTCCAATGTTGGTGTATATCAATATATAAAGCTCAAATCTTTCAGCTAATAATACAAAGGAGAAATAATGGCAATTGTAACAGAATTGTACGAAATAAATGGAAGATCTTTCACTAAGACTTATTCTGATTCTCATCGCTATGTAGTTAGAGAAGGAATATCATACTCAGAAGCTAATGACCCAACAGAATTTGGAAGAACCTATACAGAGGGTGATTTAATAGAAGAAGAAGCTTCTAATGATGAACTTGTTCAGGAAAATAGAGAGATGAAAGAAATTCTTAATGTTCTTTTGGGGGATGAATCGTAATGTTTGATGGATTGAGTAGGGAAGAAATTTTACAAAAAGTAAGATTATTGAGGCATATGATAGAAGAAGCATCTGTCTTTCTTTCAGATACGGATGCCCTTTCCGTACCAGAACTTTATCCTAAGTGGAGAGCTGGTGTGACTTACACTCTTGATGCAGAAAGATCCGTTAGAGTAAGATATAATGGGCTTCTTTACAGGCTTGAACAAACTCATACAAGTCAAGAAGGATGGGAACCAGATATTACACCAGCTCTTTGGACACGGGTTGCAGAACCTGGCGAAATTCCAGTTTGGGTACAACCGACTGGTGCTCAAGATGCTTATATGACTGGTGATAAAGTTCATTATCCAACAGCAGAAGATCCAATTTATGTTTGTACTTCTGATTACAATGTTTATGCACCTGGTGTCTTTGGTTGGGAATTATTTGAAGGATAATTATGGATTACTCTAAAATCTTTGATGCAAAATATTATTGTGATAAAGAAAGGGATGAGTATGAGTATGAAAGCTCTACTGGTTCCATCTCCATTACAAAAAAGAAAGTTAAGAATGTCAATGTCTATATGGCACATCTGACATTCAAAAAGTTCGATAGATTTAAAACTTATTATCATTCTACAGCTACTATTTCAAAAGCTGCTCAAAATACTGGAGCTATATTCTGTGTGAATAGCAGTGCAGCTAAAGTTAATGGTGGTGGTGAGATGCACAATGGAGTTATCCCAGATTTTTCAGCAGAAAAATACTGTACTCCTGCATTATATAGTTAGAAGACTGGTATGATAATTCCTGGATTTGGAGGTCCTTATAACAATATGAAGTTGAAGGACATTAAAGAACAAGGAATTGCTACTGATACATTTGGATTTGGGGCTGCTTTCTTACAGAACGGGAATATTATAGGAACTAATGGTGGTTCAAGAAGACCAAGAACTTTTATTGGCACAAACGGAAATGCAGGTGATATTTGGATTTGTGTTTCTGAGGGTGACGGAGTTAATGGGGGTGGTTCTGGTTTAACTGGTTATGAGTGCGCAGAAGTACTTAAGGGGCTTGGCTGCACATTAGGTTACCCGTTAGATGGTGGCGGCTCTTCATCAATGGTATTTTAGAATCAGTTGATAAACACTCCTACCGGGGGTAAAGAGAGGAGTGGAATAGGAGATTTCATCTACTTTATTTGAGTCTACAACTGACTCTGCTTCTGAATATCCCCAGTATACTATAGAGATGTAATTGTATATAATAAAGAAATTCCTTAATTTATTGATTTTAGCACATAAATTAGTAACAAAATATAATGTAAGTATAAGTATTATCTTATTCTTAAAGGGAGAAAAATATGTTGCTTTTGGTCGAAGCTGCTCATGATGAAAACGGAAAGCTTAGTTATGGACAGCCAGGAGATCAGACTGGTGACGAGGTGAGATTGAGAGAAGTAAGTGATAAGGAATCTTTCACTTACTATTTTCGCTGTCCCGACAAAACTGCTGCAAAAGCTATGGCAAAAGATGCCATTGATGTAGCAGGAAATAACCATGTTGGTTATGCACAATATGGGGCAAACAATCTTAGTTCTAGATATGGCTTATATTATGCAATGAAAACATTTTCTGGAAAAGCTGATTTTTCCAAATTGACTATTTATTGCAATGTAGATTGTTCTGCTTTAATTTCTGATTTATTAAATAACAATGGTTATAAGGCGAGTGTTTATATGAGCACTAGTTCAGAAGTGAACTAGCTTATTAATCTTGGTTTTGTAAAACAAGTGTATAATAAAGATAAATTGGAAGTTGGGGACATATTGTGGAGGCAAGGCCATACCGCAATTGTTGTCAGTAAAAGTGACGATGTGGGAACAGAGGAAGATATAATGTTTAGTAAATTGCTTACAAGTTCTAGTTAGGAAAAGAAATGGTCAACCGGTGCTGGACCTTTAACAAGAAAAATGGCTTATGTTACTGTTTCAAAAAAAGATCTTGGGTTCAAACAAGGTCAAGTTCCTGGTATGATTGTTGTTCAACAAAAAGGTGAAATTCTTTCTTTATCGCAGTGGATTCGTGCTTAGTCTCAAGGTTTCTTATTTGTGAGTGATAAAGAAACTACTGCAACCTCTGGTATTCCAGTTGGAACTGCTGAAGGATTTTTTAATCCGGATGCGGATACAATTTTAATTCCTGTTAGATTTCCAAATTAGAAATATCACGTTATGATTCTTCCATTTTAATAAGGAGATGTAATGGCAAAATCTTGGTTTCAAGTTGTAAAGGATGCGGTTCAAATGTATAAGGACCGTGACAATTACGCTTATTTTTATGGTGCAAAAGGTCAAAGACTTACCAAAAATGTCATGGACGCTCTTTGGGCTGCAGAACCAGAATATTTCAAAAAATACAATGCTGAAGAAAAAGCTCAGATTTATAAGAATTCCCTTAACAAGATCGGTCTTGACTGTTCAGGGTTTGTGACGAGAGTTACAGGCGAAACCGGCTATTCAATTAGTATTTATAACAAGAGGACAAAAGAAACTTCTCTTGCAGATGGTGTTGCAGGTCAATTTTTATTTACTACTTTTGGTGGTTCAGGCCGTCATATTGGTATTGATGCAGGTCTTGGTTTTGCTCTTGACATGGGAAATGAGTCAACTGATTATATGGTTTCAGTTCATCGTGACTCAGTAAGACTTACAAATATTGGTCAAACTGCTTGGGAACATTCTTTCCAAACTGCAGCTGTTAATTATAATGGTGCTTATGCATTTGACCCAAATGGCGATGCACAACCACATCCTGGTGATACTGTTGAACCCGACCCAATTCTTCCGGATATTCCAGATCCAGACGATGAAGTTGTTCTTCCAAAAGCAGTTCAAGCTACAACTATTATGTATGTTCGTTCTGGTCCTGGGGCAGATTACTCAAGGGTCACATTTGATAGGAACGATGGTAAGGGAGCCAGAAATATTCTTGCACAAGGCGAAGTTGCTGAAGTCATTGGAATGAATGGTGATTGGTATCAACTTCAAATTACAGGCGCCTCTCAAGTTTGGCGTCCATATGCAAGTTCTGAATATCTCAATCCAGTTGAATTTTCAGAAAAGATTGGAACTGCTACAACCAAGTTGAATGTTAGAACTGGTCCAGGTTCTGCTTATTCACTTTGCAAATTTGATAGAAACGATGGAAAAGGCATTAGAAATACTTTGGAAAAAGGTGAGTCTGCAAGAGTCATTACTGAAAGTAATGGTTGGTGCCAGCTTGAAATCGTCGGTGAAGTGTATGTTTGGAGACCATGGGCCTCTAAAAAGTACCTTACTGTGGTATAAGTAACTATAAATAATATTGTATATATAATATAAATATATATATATAAATTTATATAGAGGGGAATATCGCTATTCCCCTCTCAAGGCTCAATAATTTGGTGCATATATAGCACGAGGAATAATAAATAATGCTAGAAAGTATTCAAAATAATACATTTGAATATGAGAAACTTTCACAAGAAGAGCAGCAAAAAAGAGGCATTCTTGGTAGATTAAAAGGTATTATTGCCGACTATAAGAATCCAACCAGGAATGGCAGATTGTACGGTCAAAAGTTGTGGGACAAACTGTTTGAAGATCCAATCACTAAAGAAAAGATTGAAAACAGATGTATGTTCGGTGAAATTGAACACCCACTTACAGACAGGGCTGCTATAGACCCAGAAAAGATTGCTGTTTGCCTTGCAGAAGTTCCAAAGAAAGATTCAAAAGGTCATTTAGTTGGTATTTTTGATATTCTTAACACTCCTTGTGGAAAGATATTAAAAACACTTCTTGACTATGGAACTACAGTTGGTGTTTCTAGTAGGGGACAAGGTGATACTTTTACTAATTATGATGGCATAGAAGAAGTTGACCCTGAAACTTATGAATGTACTGGTTGGGATGTTGTTCTCACCCCTGCAGTTAAAGAAGCAAGAATGAGCTTTGTTACAGAATCAGTTGGTAACAAAACATTAAAAGCCGCTTTAACAGAATCCCTTAATAGTTCAACTGAAACTGACCAGAAAATAATGCTTGAAGAACTTGATAATTTGGGCATAAAGTTATAGGAAGAAAAATCATCCCAAGAGGGTGTTAATATAGATGCAACAATTGAACCCGAAAAAGCCGACAATGACGGAAGTTCGTTAGTAGAGGAATTGCAAACCGCATTAGCAGAGATTCAAAAGTTAGAAACAAAGGTAAGTACTCTTCAAGAGAAATTATCTGTTTGCTATGCAAAAGAATATGATTACGAAGATGAAATCAATGGTTATAAGAAAACCATTTCAAAGCTTACTGAATCCGTTAAGACTTTAGATCCTCTTAAAAAGCGGGTGGAATCACTGACAGAAGAATTGAATAGTAAAACTAAAGTATTAGTTGATTCTGACAAAACTGTTAAAGGGCAAGAACAAAAATTAAAGTCCTTAAAGAAAGAAGCCAGTTTATTAACTGAAAATTTATCTGATAGTAGAAAATTGGTTGAGAATCTTCAAAGTCAATTGGAAAAGAGCAAAAAAGAAGCCTCTTTTGCTTCTTCTCAATATGAGAAAGAAATAAAAGATCTTAATGAATAGCTTATTGCTTCTAAAAAAGATTCCACTATAAACAATAAAAAATACTCAGATAAATTAGAAAGAGCAAATAAACTTGTTGAAAAATACAAAGCAATTGCTAAGGCTTCTGTTAATCGTTATATTGAGTCTCAAGCAATTAAACTTGGTGTTGATGCAAAAGATATTAAGTCAAGATTAAATGAGAGCTATACTTTCGATGATATTGATAGAATTTGTGAAGACATTCAGGAATATAGGCTCGGGCTCAACAACCTCCCTTTTAGAGGAGGGTTTAATCCAAACTCAAAAATGAAGATAAAAGAATCAATTGATACCACAGTCCCTCTTAATGAGGATGATATGATAGATGATACTTTATTGAGTGTTGTCGGATTAAAATAATAAAAATAAAAGGATATAAATAGAATGGCTACAAAGAATCTTGTCGAAGCTTACAAGAATCGTATCAATGTTGCTGATGCTTATCATGCTCAGACACACAATGGTCAAAAGATGGATTCTTACAAGAAGCTTCTCATTGCTAACTCTCTTAACAATGTTTCTCGTTTTATGAACGAGGCTTTTGAGCAATCTGCTGGTACACAACGCGCTGCCCTCGGCGATTATAAGCGTTTCTGCCTTACACTTACCACTCTTGCTCTTCCAAATATGATTGCTCCAGAAATCGTGCTTACAGTCCCAATGGCTTCAAGAACAGGATATAAAATGTAATGTATCCCTAATATGGTAACATATTAGAAAATAACCTTGTTAATTGCTGGAAACTCCGAAAGGACAATCAGCAGCCAAGCCCCAAAACTGGGGAAGGTTCAACGACTATCGAAAGCATAGCATTGAAGAAATATCAATGTGAAGAAGTGAGTAGAGTAGGGGTTCGCTCCGAAAGACAAGGCATCCAATAAAGGTTAAAACAATGTTGGATGATAATATAGTCTGAACATTATAGAAATATAGTGAGTTTGGCATTACTAATGAATAGCCTACTTCTGCATCCATAAGTGCAGATTTTATCCAAATCAATTCAATCTTTTATGGAGGATTATATGACAAAAGAATAGAAGTGTTCTGAATCGCAATTAGGAAGAGTTGTGATCCACAAGGGTGACTTTGAAAAAAGGGTGCTTCCTTAGGAATTAGATACATATTTCTCTAATGGATGGTTGACGGGTGTCTCAGAAAAACATCGTAAAAGTAGGTCTAATAGGAAGGGAAGTTGCAATGGAAAAAACAAAATCTTCAAAGAAGATGTCATTAA